TGTTTGAAAGTAATGCGAAGTTACCAACAGATGTGTTTTGTTCACCTGATGTGTTTGCTAGTAATGAACAAATACCAACCGATGTATTGTTGGTTCCTGTTGTATTACTTCTTAATGCACAGAAACCAACTGCTGTGTTGTTTGAGGCTGTGTTACAGCGAAGAGCTTCAGCACCTAAAGCTGTGTTATTACAGGAAGTTGAGTTTGTACATAAAGCAAGATTTCCTACTGCTGTATTATTGTTTCCTTGTCCTCCAAGGAGAGCTACTGAACCAACAGCAGTATTTCCTGTTCCTGTTATATTAAATCCTAAAGTAAAATTACCAACTGCTGTGTTACTAGCCCCAGTTGTATTATCTCTTAATGCTATTCTGCCTATAGCAACATTATATCCTCCAGTAGTATTACTTGATAAGGCACACTGTCCTAAAGCTGTATTATAACACCCTGTTGTATTGTTTTGTAAGGCACTATTACCAACTGCTGTATTATTTGATGCTGTATTACCAAATAAAGCATTTGTACCTATACCAACATTGTTGTTACCTCCAGAATTACTAAATAAAGCATCTCTACCAATGGCTACGTTATTTGAACCATTTATATTGCATATTAAAGCATTTGTATTTATTCCTATGTTATTTGTACCGGTAGTATTACTAAGTAAAGCAAATCTACCAAAAGCAGCATTATCACTGCTTAAATTACTTGTTAAAGCATTATATCCAACAGCTGTATTTCTAACACCTGTTATATTAGTTGATAAAGCACAGAAACCTACCGCTGTATTACTTGCTCCTGTTGTATTATTTCTTAAGGCACAGAAGCCTACTGCTGTATTGTTTGAAGCTGTGTTTGAGCGTAAAGAATAATGACCTACAGCAGTATTAGAAGCACCTACAGTATTACAGTACATTGAATCTCTACCAACTGATACGTTATTATTACCCGTAGTATTGTTTTTTAAAGCTTGGACACCAACACCTACGTTACTACCACCTAGTGTATTATTTCTTAAAGACTCAAGACCTAAAGCGGTGTTTGAACTTCCTGTGGTAGTGTAACGTAAAGCAGCAAAACCAACGGCAGTATTGTAGTTGGAGTTGATAGAACATCCTGCGTACCTACCTAGAGCTGTATTGAATCTACCTGTTGTACCTAAACGTAAAGCTTCTCTACCAACTGCCGTGTTGTTATCTCCTGTAGTATTGGCACAAAGAGCATAAAATCCAACAGCTGTGTTAGCTCCTCCTGTTGTATTATTTCTTAGAGCACTAAAGCCTACTGCTGTGTTGTTTGAGGCTGTGTTATATCCTAATGATGAACGGCCTATAGCTGTGTTATTGTTTCCGACAATATTTGAATATAGTGCACCTTGTCCTAAGGATACATTCGCACATCCTGTAGTATTGTTGGCAGATGATTTAGAACCTACAGAGGTATTATATCTCCCGGTAGTATTTAATCTCATTGAACAAAGTCCTAGTGAAGTATTTTCAGTTCCTGTTGTATTACATCTTAATGCATTGAAGCCTACGGCTGTATTGTTTGAGGCTGTGTTTTTATAAAGAGCTACATGTCCTATAGCAACGTTATTTATACCTACAGTATTACAGAATAAAGCCGCTGGACCAACAGCAACGTTTTGAATACCTGTAGTGTTTAACCCTAAAGAAAAAGGGCCTACAGCTATATTATCCGTACCAATTGTATTAGCACTTAATGCACTTCTACCTAAAGCAGTATTATAACTACCCGCCGTATTATTTCTTAATGTACAGAAACCGATTGCTGTATTGTTTGATGCTGTGTTTTGACGAAGTGTTTGTTCACCAATAGCTACGTTATTAGAACCAGCATTATTAGTATATAAAGCTGAAACTCCTATCGCAACATTGTAATTACCTGAAGTATTAAATTCAAGTGCGCTATTACCCATACCAATATTTCGAATACCTATAGTATTTCTAAAAAGTGAAAAAGCACCTACACTAATATTAAGAGCACCTACGGTATTGGATTGTAAAGCACTTCTACCCACTGCTGTGTTGTATCCTCCGGTAGTGTTTGCTTGTAGAGCTAAAACACCTAAAGCTGTGTTTTGTGTTCCTGTTGTATTACTTCTTAATGCGCAGAAACCTACTGCTGTATTGTTTGATGCTGTGTTAGAAAATAAACTATAAAAACCTAATGCAGTATTGTTAGCACCGGAAACATTTGAATACATAGATGCTCTACCAAAAGCTGAATTGTATCCACCTGTGGTGTTATTAAATAGAGTATTATCACCAAAGGCACTATTTCGTGAACCTACTGTATTTTTAGCTAGTGTAGCAAAACCTATAGAAGTATTCTGTATACCTGTTGTGTTATCTCTTAATGATTGATTACCTACTGAAGTATTAGCAGTTCCTGTTGTATTAGCTCTTAAGGCACAAAATCCTAGTGCTGTATTATTAGTTCCTGTTGTATTATTACATAAAGCATTAAAACCTACAGCTGTATTACCTGATACTGTATTATATCTTAAAGCATCTATACCTACAGCAGTATTAGAAGTACCTACAGTATTACTTAATAAAGAAGCCCAACCAACAGAAGTGTTACTATTTCCTGTTGTATTTACATCGAGAGCATAACTGCCAATTGCTGTATTTCTAAGACCAATTGTATTAGATTTTAGTGCTCTATATCCTAATGCGGTATTATCTATACCTGTTGTGTTTGATGTTAATGCTATATGTCCTACACCTACATTTCGAGTTCCTGTTGTATTATATCTTAAAGCACTAGTACCTACTGCTGTATTGTTTGAGGCTTTATTGTCGCGAAGGGTAAAATGACCTACTGCTACATTATTTTCTCCAATTATGTTGCAATACAGTGCTGATTGACCTACAGCTACATTTCGTGCTCCAGTTGTATTATAGACAAGAGCATTAACACCTATAGCAACTAAAGACGTTCCAATTGTATTAGAAGCAGCAGCAGCATATCCTATAGCTATATTACTTGTTGCATTTGTATTACATCTTAGAGCATTAAAACCAATTGCTGTGTTGTAACTACCTACTATATTAGCCCTTAAAGCACAACTACCAATAGCTACATTTTTAGTTCCTGTTGTGTTAGTTCTTAATGCACAATAACCTACTGCTGTGTTGTTTGATGCTGAATTGCAGAATAAAGCACAAAAACCGACACCAACGTTATTACTACCACCATAGGTTAAAACACCTGTTCCAATTGCAACGTTACGATCAGCATTTGCAAATACTAATGCTCTATAACCAAGAGCTACGTTATTAACACCGCTAATATTAGAGTACATTGCGTTATGTCCAAAAGCAACATTATTGGCACCTGAAGTGTTACATCTTATTGTATTTACACCAATACCTACGTTTCGTGTACCCACAGTATTGGCTAATAGTGATAAAGTACCAACTGCTACGTTATATGTTCCTGTCGTATTATTTCTTAATGCACAGAAACCAACTGCTGTGTTGTTTGATGCTGTATTGTTAAATAAAGTTCTATATCCAATACCTACGTTGTTTAATCCAGCACCATTATATACTAATGCTTGGTGACCAATAGCTACGTTTTTATTACCTGAAGAGTTGTACTGTAAAGCACCGTGTCCTACTGCTATGTTACAATCACCTACTGTACTATTTTGTAATGCTTGTGAACCAACAGCAACGTTTAAGGCTCCTGTTGTATTGCTCAATAATGCACAATTACCGACAGCTGTATTATTTGAAGATGTTGTATTACTTCTTAATGCACAAATACCAACTGCTGTGTTATTAGTGCCTACAGTATTTAACGCTAAAGAACAATATCCAATAGATGTATTATTAACCCCTGTAGTATTTAATATTGAGGCCTTATATCCTAAAGCGGTGTTTCTTGTTCCTGTTGTATTTTGGTGTAGAGCACAAGCTCCGAGTGCGGTATTTCGTGAAGCGGTATTGTTTACAAGTGCTTGAAATCCTATACCTGTATTATATTGACCTACTGTGTTTGCGTTAAGAGCAGACACACCAACTGCTACGTTAAATGTTCCTGTTGTATTACTTCTTAATGCATATGTTCCTAAAGCAGTGTTTTCTCCACCTGTTGTATTATATCTTAATGAAAAATATCCTACTGCTGTGTTGTTTGAAGCGGTATTAACCGCAAGTGAACTTCTACCAACAGCTGTATTGAAACTACCTACAGTATTTGTACTTAGAGCTGATGTTCCAACAGCGGTATTACCAACACCAGTAGTATTAGATTGTAAAGTATTAGCTCCTAAAGCTGTATTTAATAAACCTGTTGTATTATTTTGTAATGCTGTTCTTCCTAAAGCGGTATTATAACTACCCGCTGTATTACTTCTTAATGCACAAAAACCTACTGCTGTGTTGTTTGATGCTGTGTTGCAGAGTAAAGCATCTCTACCTACAGCTACATTATTACTTCCTACAACATTTCCATATAAAGTCTGATATCCTATAGCAATATTATCTACACCTGTAGTATTATTACGAAGAGCGGCAACACCAAATCCAGAATTTCGTGTTCCAACTGTATTTGAACATAATGAAAATACACCTACAGATGTATTAAATGTACCTACTGTGTTATTTACTAAAGAACATGTTCCTACAGCGACATTCTGAATACCTGTTGTATTACTTCGTAATGCACAGAAACCTACTGCTGTGTTGTTTGATGCTGTGTTTTCTCGTAAAGCTTGAAATCCAACTGAGGTATTATTTGAAGCGGTGGTTTTGTAGAGAGATAGGTATCCTACAGCAACGTTATTGCTTCCTACTAAGTTATTGCCTAAAGCATTTGTACCGACGGCAGTATTAAATGTTCCTGTGGTATTACTTATTAAAGCAGCATACCCAAAAGCATCGTTGTTTGCTCCGGTTGTATTGTCTTTTAATGCTAAATCTCCTACAGCCGTGTTTCTAAAACCAGATGTATTTGCTCGTAAAGAACAAAATCCTACTGCTGTATTTTTATCACCTACTGTATTAGTTGCTAATGCACAAAAACCTACTGCTGTAGTTCTTGTACCAGTAGTATTATTTCTTAATGCACAGAAACCAACTGCTGTGTTGTTTGATGCTGTATTTAATTGTAGGGCACAAGTACCAACTGCGGTATTGTTTGAAGCTGTATTACAAAGTAAAGCGTAAAGACCTACAGCAACGTTTTGAGCACCTACTATGTTAGCATACAAAGCTGCTCTACCTAAAGCTGTATTTAATGTACCTGTAGTATTGCTTCTTAAAGCAATATCACCTAAAGCTGTATTATTAACTCCTGTTGTATTAGCGGCTAAAGCTGTAGCACCTACTGCTGTATTTTGTTGACCAGTTGTATTAGCACATAAAGCGTTAATACCTACAGCTGTATTAAGAGTACCAATTGTATTACATGCTAAAGCACTTCTACCAATAGCTGTGTTATTTCCTCCTGTTGTATTATTTCTTAAAGCATATGTTCCTAAAGCAGTGTTTTCTCCACCTGTAGTATTACATCTTAGAGCTGAGAATCCAACTGCAACATTATTAGAAACTGCATTGACATATAAAGCTAAATGGCCTACACCTACGTTATTGTTAGCATTACCTACATTTCTTAAAGCACTTCCTCCTAAAGCAACGTTATTGCTACCTGCTAAGACATTTCTTAATGCAGTTCTACCCATTGCTACGTTATACGTTCCTGAGGTTAGGGTATATGCTGCATGGAAACCAACTGCAGTATTGTAACTGCCTACACTATTATAGTTAAACACCCTATTACCAACTGCTACGTTTTGGGTACCTGTTGTATTACTACATAATGCACATGAACCGACTGCTGTATTATTTGATGCTGTATTTGAACGTAAAGCACTATCACCAATTGCAACATTACTAGAAGCACCTGTACTATTATAAGCTGCATAATAACCTACAGCTACGTTTGAACCACCTGTTATATTAAATCTTAAAGCTGTTCTGCCTACGGCTGTATTTCTAGTACCTACTGTATTATTTAGTAAAGCTGTTCTACCTACTGCTGTATTACTAGTTCCTGTTGTGTTACTTTCTAAAGCACTTCTTCCTATAGCTGTATTTGAAACACCAATAGTATTTGCTGCTAAAGCACTACAGCCAACTGCTGTGTTGTCTATTCCTGTTGTATTATTTAATAAAGCATTACACCCTACTCTAGTGTTACTAGCAATACTTCCTCCACCTAAACCAACACTGACACTATTTACTAAAATATCACAGCTTGCAACTTCAAATTTTGCTGAAGGTGATGATGTATTAATACCAACATTTCCTCCTGAATAGTAGATATTACCTGCCGAACCGGTCCAGACAGAATCACCTGCATTGAGGGCATAGGAGGCCGTAGCTGCATACGATGCAGAGACTGCATTACTGATTGATCCTGAAAAAGACCCTGTAAAAGATTGTGCTGTCACTCCTCCCGATACGCGGGTAGATCCGGAGACAATAAGACCATTTTTAATTACAAATTCATTAGCCATAAGTATACCCGTTCACTGTCCGGGGCAGGTGTTTGTTATAAATAGTTAGAAGTACCTAACCATGTAATTAATATCGAAAGGAGTTATCCCTGAGTTTGCAGCTGATAGCCAGGTCGGTGCTCCGTAGGTTATCGCAAAGCTTATTGCGGAAGTGTTACCGATATCTGTCGTAACTACTTCATTGATGACAGCACTTGTAGCTGCAAGAGAAACCGATACCATTATAGTTCCAACACGTTGGTTTGCACCTGTTGATGCGTCTTTTATAACGTAATCAACGAAGGCTGCATAGGTTGTACCGGGTACAAATGAAATAATATTAGTACCTGGGCCTGGACTTAGTAATGCCGGTGCTACTTCGTAGTCTATTACTGATCCGGAGATTGATAATGCTCCTCCGATATGGAGTTGCTGTTGGGGGGAGGTAGTGTTAACACCGACAAATCCTGTTGAACCGGTAACAAACATTCTTATGTTACCTGCACCGTCGGAGATGAAGATGTTACAGTTTTGAGTACCGAATCCGTTAGCTGATGCTCCACCTAAGATTACGTTACAAGCTCCTGTTGTAATACAGATACCAGATGATAGACCGATGGCTGTATTTCTGTTACCATAAGTAACATTTCTTAAAGCACTACTTCCTACAGCAGTATTATAACTGACAGCATTGTACCTTAAAGCATAGGCTCCTAAAGATGTATTATTGTTACCGACACTAGCTCTTGAGTTATTATAACCTATAGCTGTGTTATTTGATCCCCCGGTGTTGATTAATAAAGCACTTTGACCAAAAGCTGAGTTTCTTACACCGTTAACATTGTAAAATAAAGCACCAGCACCAACAGCTGAGTTAGCGGTACCTGTTGTGTTACATCTTAAAGCACTTCCACCAACTGCTGTATTGTTATTAGCAGTATTACCTCGTAAAGCATAAAATCCAATACCTACATTACCTGAACCTATAATATTTGCTCTTAAAGCACTATGTCCTACAGCTGCGTTTTCTGCTCCAGTTGTATTAGCAACAAGTGCTGCAAAACCCATGGCTGTGTTATTAGCGCCTGTAGTGGTAGATTCCATAGCATATGTACCAACAGCTGTATTTCCACTAACTGTATTTGCTTCTAATGCTTGATCCCCTAAAGCAGTATTTCCAGTACCTGAAATGTTTAATCTTAAAGTGCATCTACCTATAGCTGTGTTTCCGTAACCCCCAGCATTACACCTAGCGGCACAGAAACCAACCGCTGTATTACCAGAGGCTGTATTGTCTATAAGAGCTTGAGTACCTACAGCTGTGTTTTGGGTACCTACAATATTAGAAATCAAGGCACCACAGCCTACAGCTACGTTATTTGTTCCTGTTGTATTAGCCCTCAAAGCGGCATAACCTACTGCTGTGTTATTTGATGCTGTGTTAGCACATAAAGCATTTAAACCTATAGCAACGTTAGAAATACCTGTTGTATTATTTCTTAAAGAATAAACACCTAAAGCTGTGTTTGCTTGACCTGTACTGTTACAAAGTTGAGAGTACCAACCTACTGCTGTATTGTTAGATCCTGTGGTAGTAGCTTCTAAAGCACCTCTACCAATTGCTGTGTTTCCACCTGCTGTTGTATTATTAAATAAGGCACTAGAACCTACTGCTGTATTTCTATCACCTATTGTGTTAAGTTGCAAAGCATTAGTTCCTAAGGCTGTGTTTGAACTACCAATTGTATTTGTTGATAATGAATTAATACCTACAGCTACGTTATTTGTTCCTGTTGTATTACTTCTTAATGCACAGAAACCTACTGCTGTGTTGTTTGATGCTGTGTTACAACGTAATGCGTTAGTTCCTAATGCTGTGTTGTTTGAACCAACAAGGTTGTAAGCTAGTGACTGGTTACCTACAGCAACGTTATTTTCTCCTGTACTATTGTTTCTTAATGTATAATATCCAACAGCTGTATTGAGTTTTCCTGTTGTATTCAGTCTTAGTGAGAAATGTCCTATTCCCACATTTCTGGTACCAATAGTGTTAGAACATAGAGCATTAACACCAACGGCTGTGTTTGTTGTTCCGGTTGTATTACTTCTTAATGAATTGTAACCTACAGCTGTGTTGTTTGAGGCTGTGTTAGTTCTTAAAGCATAATATCCAATACCTACATTACTTGACCCTACAGTATTTGTTAATAAAGCACTTAAGCCAATAGCAATGTTTGATTTACCTGTAGTGTTGTCTCTTAAAGCATTATGACCTAGAGCTACATTATAAGTTCCTGTAGTGTTGCACCGTAAAGACTGAAAGCCTACTGCTGTGTTGTATGAGGCTGTGTTGCTTGTTAGGGCTTGGTAACCTATAGCGGTATTATTAATACCGGTTTGGTTTGCTCTTAGGGCAAATACACCAACTGCTGTGTTTTTTGTTCCTGTTGTATTACTACGTAAAGAATAGTATCCAAAAGCAGTATTGCTGTTGGCTGTATTGAACAGTAAAGAACTTCTACCCATTGCGGTATTAGAACGTCCTGTGACATTACTGTACAAGGCTTGTCTACCTACTGCTGTGTTATTGTATCCTGTAGTGTTAAGTTGAAGGGCTCCTAAACCTACTGCTGTGTTATCAACACCTGTTGTATTATTACGTAAAGCAAAAGCACCAAGGGCAGTATTACATCCTCCTATTGTAGTATTAACTAAAGCACAAGTACCTACAGCTACGTTGTTTGTTCCTGTTGTATTTTGTCTTAGTGAACAAAAACCTACTGCTGTGTTACTTGTTCCTGTTGTATTACTTCTTAATGTATAAAAACCTACAGCAGTATTACTATTAGCTGTATTATACAACATTGATTGGAAACCAACAGCTGTATTGTTTGAACCAGCATTTCCAACCTGCATTGCACTAGTTCCTACAGCCACGTTACTAGCACCACCTGTGTTTGCACATAAAGCAGCACCACCAAGGGCTGTGTTGTAGTTACCAGTAATGTTTCTTAATGTATTTGTACCTACACCCACGTTGTAGTTGTTGGCAGTAGCTGAGTTTAAAGAGTTTACACCAATACCAACATTATTGCTACCGTTTGTATTAGCTATTAAAGCATTTATACCTATAGAAACGTTATTAACTCCGGTTGTATTACATCTTAAAGTATTATATCCTAAAGCCGTATTATTAATACCGGTTGTATTACCTATTAAGGTATATTTACCAACACCGGTGTTACCTGTTCCGACTGTATTACTTTCTAACACTCTAAAACCTACGGCAGTATTATGTACACCTGTTGTATTACTAGATAACGCGCAAGTACCTACTGCTGTGTTAGATGAAGCTGTATTAATAAGCAAAGACCTAAAACCTAACGATACGTTATTATCACCGGTAATGTTACATATAAGAGCTTGTGTTCCTATAGCAGTGTTACGGTTACCTGTAGTAATTTTACATGCTGTTTCATAACCTAAAGCTACGTTATTTATACCTCCGGTATTGTTAAATAATGATAATGTACCAACTGAAGTATTATTAATACCTGTTGTGTTACATTTTAAAGAATTTGAACCTACTGAAACGTTATATTTACCTGTTGTATTACTTCGTAAAGCACTATATCCAACAGCTGTATTGTTTGATGCTGTGTTAGAGAATAAAGATCTAAATCCAAGAGCTGTATTATTTGTTCCGGCAACATTAGAATATAAAGCACCGCAACCCATGGCAATATTATAACTACCGCCTTGGTTTAATCTCATTGAGAGATTACCAACAGTTACGTTTTGTACACCTGTAGTGTTTGAACATAAAGCATAGTAACCTAAACCTACGTTACCAACACCAGTAGAATTACAACGTAAGGAACTACGGCCTGCGGCTACGTTTCTACAACCTGTTAAGTTAGCAATCATAGAACTATACCCTATAGCTGTATTTGCTACTCCGGAAGTGTTAAGAGCTAAGGCATTATAACCTACTGCTGTATTAGCACCCCCTGTTGTATTATCTCGAAGGGCTTGAAAACCTAAAGCTGTATTTTGAACACCTGTAGTATTATTTCTTAATGCACAGAAACCTACTGCTGTGTTGTTTGATGCTGTATTTGCTTGAAGTGCTCTAGAACCTAAAGCTGTATTATTATTACCACTTATATTACTATTTAAAGAATCGTTACCTACTGATGTATTACAAGAGCCTACAGTAGTGTATCTTAAGGCTGATATACCTATTGCTGTATTTAAAACACCTGTAGTATTACTTTGAAGAGATAAAGCACCTAATGAAGTATTATATGAACCAATAGTGTTGTTTGACAATGATGTAACACCAACAGCTGTATTAAGTGTTCCTGTTGTATTACTTCTTAATGCACAAAAACCAATGGTTGTGTTGTTGGATGCTGTATTGCAGTTTAGACTATAATGTCCTAAAGCTGTATTATTAACCCCTGTTGTATTATACTGTAAAGCACCTCCGCCTATTGCTGTATTTTTAATTCCTACTGTATTATACTGTAAAGCACTAGTACCTACAGCAGTGTTCTGTGCTCCTGTTGTATTACTTCTTAACGCTAGAGACCCTAAAGCAACATTATATAATCCTGTTGTATTACTTCTCAATGCACAGAAACCTACTGCTGTGTTGTTTGAGGCTGTGTTACAAGTTAAAGCAAAAGCACCAACAGCTGTATTTTTTCCTCCTGTTGTTGTTCCATATAATGTTCTGTGTCCAAAACCAGCATTGTACGCTCCTGTGGTGTTGCTTGATACAGAAAGATATCCAAAAGCACTATTATCAAATCCAGTTGTATTAGAATATAATGCTCCATTACCTAAAGCATTGTTTCTAAAACCAGTAGTATTAAGTATTAAAGCTACTCTACCAACAGCTACGTTATTAGCACCTGTTGTATTACATCTTAATGCACTATTACCTAAAGCAGTATTGTTAAATCCAATAGTATTATTTTGTAAAGCTACAGCACCAACAGCAGTATTATTAAAACCTGTTGTATTGGTAAATAAAGCACTAGCACCTAATGATGTATTATATGCTCCTGTTGTATTAGTTCTTAAGGCATTAACACCAACTGCTGTATTGTTTACTCCTGTTGTATTATTTCTTAATGATAAGTATCCGACTGCTGTATTGTTAGATACTGTGTTGCAGAATAATGAAAAGAATCCTAGAGCTGTATTATTTGTTCCTACAGTATTATACTGTAAACTACCAAATCCTACTGCGGTATTATTTGCTCCGGTAGTATTGCAGAACATAGAACCTCTACCAATTGCTGTGTTAAAAGCACCTCCTGTATTAAATCTAAGAGATCCTAAACCAACAGCTGTATTTTCAGTTCCTGTTGTATTTACACATAAAGATTGAAAACCTATTGCTGTATTACATACACCTACAGTATTATTTTGTAAAGAATATGTACCTACGGCTGTATTTAAAATACCTGTAGTGTTAAACTTTAAGGCTTGTGTACCTACAGCGGTATTACTTACTCCAGAAGTGTTATAAGCTAGAGCTAATTGACCTATACCAACATTATTAGCACCTGTATTATTTCTTAAAGCGTCAGTACCTATACCTATAGTATTTCCAATACCTGGACTGGCATACATTGCTGCTTCTCCAATAGCAATAACAGTATTTCCTGTAACTGAGCCTGCTGCTCTATAACCAATAGCAATATTGTTTGTACCGGCGGTATTTGCTGTTAAAGAATTAGTACCAATTGCTATGTTTTGATTACCGGTTGTGTTACATCTTAGTGCTTTATAACCTAGAGCTACGTTTCTGCATCCTGCTGTATTATTTCTTAATGCACAGAAACCTACTGCTGTGTTATTAGAGGCTGTGTTAGAAAGAAGTGTATAAAATCCAACTGCTGTATTACTTTTACCTATAGTGTTACTATATAAACTACCATCACCAACAGCAGTATTATAATTACCAGTAGTATTATTTCTTAATGATACCCTACCTACAGCTGTATTTTGACTACCTAGAGTATTATTATATAAAGTAGATCTACCTAAAGCGGTATTATTGGAACCTACAGTATTATTTCTTAAAGCACTATTTCCTACAGCAATGTTATTAGTACCTGTTGTATTAACATTAAGAGCACCATGACCTACTGCCATGTTTTCAGAGGCAGTACTTACACGTAAAGCACTATTACCTATAGCAATGTTTTGTGAGGCTGTTGTTATACAATATAAAGCACAGTTACCAATAGATAAGTTAAAAGTACCTGTTGTTGTTCTTAATTGAGATAATATACCAACTCCTATGTTATTATTACCGGTTGTATTGCTTGATAATGCTCCTCCACCTAAAGCAGTATTATATTGTCCTATTGTGTTGCTAGAAAGTGCACCTGAACCAACTGCTGTATTTGAACCTCCTGTGGTATTAGCTAACAAAGCATTAGCACCTACTGCAGTATTACCACTACCTATAGTATTTAAAGCTAAACTACTAGCTCCTAATGCTGTATTGTATGTTCCTGTGGTGTTATTTCTTAAAGAAAGAGTTCCTAATGCAGTATTACAAAAACCTACAGTGTTACACTGTAATGATAAAGCGCCAACAGCAGTATTTCTTTTTCCTGTAGTGTTGTTTTGTAAAGCTGATGATCCTAAAGCTGCATTATAGTATCCTACTGTATTACTTCTTAATGAACAAAATCCTACGGCTGTATTATTTGATGCTGTATTGCAAAATAAAGCTAATTTACCAATAGCAACATTATTACTACCGACTGTATTGTTAGTTAATGATTGGTCTCATACTGCTGTATTACAATTACCTGTGGTATTGTAAAAACCAGAATCCATCCCTACTGATACATTATTTGAACCTATTGTATTAAATCTTAAAGATTCAGTACCAATCGCTACATTTCTAAGACCGGTTGTATTACTTCTTAAACTATAGAAACCTACTGCTGTATTGTTTGAAGCTGTGTTAGATAATAATGATTGAACACCAACTGCTGTATTACTATTACCTGTTGTATTAGAAGTTAAAGATTGGTGACCTAGAGCAGTATTAGAAGCACCTACTGTATTAGAAAATAAAGTATTAAAACCAACGGCCGTATTATTTACACCTGTTGTAGTACCTCCTAAAGCATTAATACCTATTGCTACGTTTGAGCCTGCTGTGCTATTCCTTAAGGCATAGTCTCCAATTGCAGTACTATAACACCCAGTTACATTTAATGCTAAAGCACAAAATCCAAATGCATTATTTCTTCTACCAACTGTATTAGAAACAAGCGCACTTCTACCTACTGCTGTGTTTACATCTCCTGTTGTATTACTTCTTAATGCACAGAAGCCGACTGCTGTGTTGTTTGATGCTGTGTTAGCACGTAAAGCGCTATCACCAACAGCAACATTACTAGAGGCCCCTGTACTACTATAAGCTGCGTAATAACCTAATGCTACGTTTGAACCACCGGTTGTATTAGCGTATAATGCTGTTCTACCTACAGCTGTATTTCTAGTACCTATTGTGTTGTTGCGTAGTGTAATTACACCTACCGCTACGTTATTTGTTCCTGTGGTATTACTTCTTAATGCACAGAAGCCGACTGCTGTATTGTTTGATGCTGTGTTACAAAGTAATGATTGATATCCTAGCGCTGTATTATTATTACCGGCGCTATTAGAAAAAAGTGCTTGAGTACCAACAGCGGTATTTAAAGTTCCTGTAGTATTGTTAGGTAATGTTTCTTTACCAACAGCTACGTTATTTGATGCTGTATTTTGAACAAGTGCATTATAACCAAGTGCGGTGTTGTTATTACCGCCTGTATTAGCATAAAGTGCTGCCCGACCTAATGCTGTATTAAATGCACCTGTAGTATTATTTCGAAGTGATAATGCTCCTAAAGCTGTGTTACAAATACCTGTTGTATTTTGTTGGAGTGATTGTTGTCCAACTGCTACATTACTTCTACCAGTTATATTAGAGCAAAGAGCAGATACACCTATAGATACGTTATTTGTACCTGTTGTATTATTCTGCAATGCACTAGAACCAATAGCTGTATTACTGTAACCTATTGTGTTTTGAGACATAGCCCCAAAACCTACAGAAGTATTACCTCCTCCAATTGTGTTACATATTAAACTATTAAGACCTATAGATGTGTTGTTTGTTCCTACTGTATTACATAATAAACTATTAAGACCTACAGCTGTGTTGTTTACTCCTGTTGTATTAAATAATAAAGCATTTTGACCTAAAGCTGTGTTATTTGCTCCTGTTGTATTTGAAAAAAGAGCTTGGTTTCCAATACCTGTATTTCCAGTTCCTGTTGTGTTATTTCTTAATACACAAAAACCTATTGCAGTGTTACTAGAAACACTTCCTCCTCCTAATCCAACACTAACACTATTAAATGTTGAATCTAAAGTAGATGTAGTATTACCGGTAATTGCTAAAGTCGAACCGTTAAAGGTAGCATTTGCTTCACCGTTAATAGCCGGAGTACCAGTTGCTGTTAAAAGGAAATTATCTGTATTGTTGGTAATGTTTACTGATCCTGATACAAATGAAGCAGTTAGTGCATAAGAAGCAGAAATGGCAAACGAGGCTGTACCGAATAAAGAGCCTGTAAATGATTGTGCTGTTACATTTTGAGTAACATTAAGTGAATTCAATGAGGCATCAGACCCCGATACAATCAGTTTTCTCCAATTTGGCATATATATACTCCTTTTGCGGTTAGAAACAGCGACGTTGCTGCCTACTTCCCTTGCGGGCCAACATTAGGTTTGTTATAAATATTTAAGATTTCAACTTACTTGTCGTATTCTTCTCAACAAGTTTTTGAAGCTCCTCTTGTTTTTTAGCTTCTTCAGCTTCTATAGTGAATTGAATGTTCATTATAGCTTCATCAAGTTTATCCTGTAATCCTGCAATCACTCTTGCACTCTTTCCAGATATCTGAATAATATCTAGAGATTGTCTCATAATAGCGATTTCTTCCGGAGAAAGTCCAATTTCGTAATTCATAATTATTTACTAATAATATAATGGTTTTGAAGCTTTATTACAAGCTTATATAACATTTCAATTGCTTCTCCTTGAAAAGTAGACTGTTTGATCATAGAAAGTAGGAACTGAAGTTCTTCTCTTGTGAGTGAATGATCCTGAGTAACAGGAGATAGGGGTTGTGGTTGACTGATTTGTTCAGAACCAACGACTAGATTGTCTGCTTTTAGTGCCATAAACTTTTATTAACTGTACATATAAATATCCCCGTTTGACGAGTTTACGTATACGTTGCCAAAACCATTAGTAGCTCCACCCCATGTTGGATTTGCTGCAGGAGCACCGGCTGCTGTTTTAGCAGATACTACGTACTCGTCGGCAGTTAAGGCGGTAGCCGTTCCGATGACATCGTATGCCATTGCAAAACGACCGTAAGTACCTGTTGAACTAGCTTCTAAGTAGAAGGCAGAACCTGATCCGGCGGCATTATATTGAGTAACCCATCCTGAATCTGCTAAGGTTGTTGACCCTGAGTTGATGAGAATAAACTTATCCCTTACTGTTAAGTTATCAACATTGGTAAATGAAGCAGTACCAGCAACCGTTAAGTCACCTCCGATAACTGCGTTTCCTGTAGTGCTTAAACTACCGAAGTTTGCAGTACCTGTGAATGTTGGTGATCCTGCAAATACTAATGCACCAGTTCCTGTTTCATCGGTTACTGCTGCTGCTAAGTTAGCAGATGATGGAGTTGTTAAAAAGGTAGCAATACCTGTTCCTAGGCCGGACACACCAGTTGAGATTGGTAATCCAGTAGCGTTAGTTAAAGTACCACTAGAAGGAGTACCTAATACTCCGCCATTAATTAATATTGATCCAGCAGAACCAGCATTAAACGCTAATGCAGTTGCAACACCTGTACCTAGTCCAGATACACCGGTTGAAATTGGTAGACCAGTTGCGTTAGTTAGAGTACCTGAGGATGGTGTTCCTAATGCGCCGTTAAATGTAACTATACCACCGGCAGTAGATGCATTGAGAGCTAAAGAGGAAGCAACACCTGTTCCTAATCCGGAAACATCAGTGCTGATTGCAACAGAGTTAGGTTGGATCGTTGCTACACCTAAAGAACTAACTAAAATATCACCGGAAATCCCTGCAAAAGATGCAGAGGTAAACTGAGAGACTGTAGCGAACTTATTTGAACCATCGTTTACAAAAACCTGCGTTGTTGGAGCGATTGGAGTTAGCTGCGTTACTGGGAATATTGCAGTTGCGGTTACTCCGGTTAACCCTGCACCGTTACCGAAGAACGATCCTGAGAAAGAACCTGATATTGATACACCGGATGCACCAGTGGTCGCTAAGATATTACCAGTACCGTTGATTGCAGTAGTTGATAAGTTTCCAGCGGATCCACCGCCGATTACGACCTGCCCTGATGTCAGGTTGTCTACCTGTAAAGCAGCAAGTGCTGCACTACTACCGGAGACTACTACTTTTTTCCAACTTGCCATAGTTTATATTATTTATAAATAGTTACATACCAAAGAAAAAGTCACCTGAGGCGGAGTAGTAAAGTCCACCGGTTACTGGGGTTGGGATGTCTATTCTTGCTTCTAATACTACTACTCTTTCGGCATTAATTTTTAACATTTCTACTGATCCGGACTGTACTAAAAAGAAGTACGGTACGGCTGCCCCAGGACCTATCTGAACAGAAGCAGATATTGATCCTGTCGCTATAAAATTTGTAATTATAGGAGATGATGGAGCAGAAGCAGTAACAAATAAAGCGTTACTGACTGCATCGTACATTACTACCCGTACGTTTGCTGAAGGAGAATAAGGTAATCCAAAAGAAGGAACTTGTAGTAACGGTGCATTAATGTTTAAGACACTTGTATTAAAATCAACTGAAGTTGCACTAGTTACACTAACGTTTCCTTCAACTGTTAAAGATCCGGAGATTATTGCTGAACCTGTAAAAGGAAATACCTTAGCGTTATCAGCATATGAAGCTGTTCCTAGTAGAGAACCTGTTAATGGTCCTGAAAAAGAACTAGCAGAAATAATTAATCCTGATACTGATCCTAAAGTGTTTCTTAATGGATTGTAATAAGGTCCTCCGGTATCTGCTGCTAAGGTTCTGTAGCTATCTAATGCAGCTGAATCTCCTTTAAAGATTAACGGATAATCAACGTTGGTTGTTGATTGGTTGCTAATAAAAACTACACTAGAAGAAATTGCATAAGATGCAGAGACTGCCGTATCGGCGTAAGATGCACTTAATGCATTTGTAGAATAACTAGCCGAAACTGCATTTAAAACATAAGATGCAGTAGCTGCAGTGCTTGCAAAAGAAGAGGATACCGCATAAGATGCTGTTACAGCATAAGAAGAACTTTCAGCATTTGATGCAGTTCCAAAAAAAGAACCTGTAAATGAAGTAGCGTAAACATTACCTGCTACTTGTAATTTTGCTAAAGAAGACCCTGTTAATCCTACCCCTATATTACCTGCAGAATCTTCGAACATTCCAGAGGAGGTTAAGTGATCTCCACCCTGTCCTTTTAATATAGCATTTAAAGTAGTTCCTTGTTCGTTACCTAATCCAGATGTATTTCTTGGACCGGAAATAAACATTCCTCCGTCATAATTTGATCCGGAAGGATTTGAATAAATCCATTTATTATTTAAAGAATCCCAAAATATAGATCCTGTTGAACTATTACCGAAGGATCCTGAATCTATTACGGTTATACCGCCAAACCTTACAGCAGGAAAATCTGTATTCAACGTAATAACACTAGCTCCAACTTGAACTATTGAAGATGTTACATATGTAAATGAAGCAGTACCGGTAACATTTAAATTACCGTTAATTACTACGTTTTGGTTTAATATTCCTACTGAAGAAGCTGTAGCTGCATAAGAGGCACTTATGGCGTAAGAAGAACTTATACTAGATCCTGCATTACTACTATAAGAAGAGCTTAAGGCATAGGAAGAGCTAGTGCTAGATTCTGCAAATAAACTATAAGATGAGCTTAAAGCATAGGAAGAACTGATGGCAAAACCTGTAGTATTGCTATGAGAAGAGCTTAGAGCATAGGATGCACTGAGACTAGAGCTTGCATAAGAAGAACTTATTGCAAATAATGCATAAGAAGCAGTAGCTGCTGGGTTAAAGTTTTGAGCAAAAGAAGCAGTTACAGCAAAGAATGCGTATGAGGCTGTACTTGCAAAAGAAGCAGATACTGATGATCCTCCCGTTCCTAGCTCAAGGATAGTCTGATTGTTACCTATTGCTTTTTTTATGTATGCCTTACCGTCATAGGTGTTTATAGCAATATCCCCTAAAGCCAACTGATTGACTGAAGGTATACTACCTGATACTCCTATGGGTCTGATTTGTGGCATTAATTCCTGTATGCTGTAAAGACGTCTAAGATTGGATCAACGACTGCGTGTCTATGATTCTGTTTTAAATGTACAACTTTAACAGCAGGAACCTGCAATTCTAACTTCATAAAGAAATCAAAACCGGAATCTTTCTTATCTCTAAGGTCACATTGGGACATATCCCCGCAGAATACCATCTTAGAATTAATTCCTAATCGTCCTATCATTAATTCAGTCTGTCTCATTGTGGCATTCTGTGCCTCATCAATTAGAACAAAGCAGTTAGTGAATGTATTACCTCTTAGAAAGCCAAAGGGAGACACTGTGACAACCCCTTCGGTTATTAATTTGTCTGTCTTTTCTTTTCCAACAAGTTCATACATTATATTATAAATAGGAGAGGTAAGGTACGATAGCTTCTCATCTACGTTTCCCGGTAGGTGTCCAATATCTTCTCCGGCAGTTACGTAAGGTCGGGCAATAATGATCTTTTCAACGTCTTTGTTGAAAAGCATATCTAAAGCTACCTGAACTGCTAATAAGGTTTTTCCTGAACCGGCTTTACCTTGAATAGCTGTAACGTCGTTAAGTAGTATCTGTGCTTTTCCTTTCTTCTGTTCTTCGTTTAAATTAATTCCAAATTTAATTGGAGTTTTAGGTCTTCTCTTCTCTTTAAAAACCTCCGCGGTGTGTGGATCGCTTGACATAAATGTATTTACTTATAAATAGAAAGTAAAAAAAAAGCCTGGATTTCTCCAGGCTCTTTCTTAAGTTAAAAAGGGGTTAGGTTACAAAGTGTTCAAACCACTAACGTAGATCTTACCGTAGAATTCAGGACGAACCATTTTCTTAGCATATCTAGTCAATAAACCTTTTCTTGGTACGAAGGTATCAGGATCGTACACCAAAGGAGTCATGATTAATGGAATGTAAGGAGCAAATACTGCACCAGTTTCCAAGAATTGGCTACCTTTGAAGCCCATCAAGATTGTGTTTTCCTTCATGTAAGGGTTCTTGTAGATGGTATATCTGTTGTTGATTTGACCCATCTTCTGTACACCGAAAGCGTAGCTAGCTACAGAAACGTCACCGTTTGAAGTAGAAGCAAAGCCTGGGATACTTTCCAAGATAGTAGCAACTGTTGGAGATACAACGCAGAAGTTAGCACCACCACGCAAAGTTCTTTGGTGAATGATGTTAGACAATTTCTGCATCTTAGTTCCCAAAGTTTGGAACCACTGACCTTGAGTGTTGTAGTATCCACCTGCAGCTACTGACAAGCCAGTGAAGGCAGTGTTAGAAGCGTTGATGAATTCGTTAGAAACAGCAGACCAGTACTCAGTACCAGCAGCAGCTGATTCGATCAACATATCCAAGATTTCCAAGTCAATTTCCAAAGAAATGTACTCAGACATTACAGCAGTCAATTCAGCTTCAGCATCCAAAGAATGGTAAGCGTTCAAATCTTGAGCGAATTCAGGAGTCCACTGTGCTTTCAACTTCTTAGTTTTAGCAACGATGGCTTCAGATCTCATTTGAACGTTGATCTGTGGAATAACGATTTCAGTAGGAGACTCAGAGTTAGGAACTGCATAAGAAGCACCAGCTTCGAAATCACCTCTTGCATTGTCTTTAGTTAACTTGTTGTACTCAACTACAAAGCTACTTGAAGTTGGAATTTCAGCAGTTGAAGCAGTTACGAAGAATACTACGTTAGGAGAAGAGAAGTAAGTAAATTCATTTAAGTTTCTAGCAGATGTGATAGAACCAGAAGTGATAAGAAAGCCTCTTACACCTAAGATATCGATATCAGCAGAGATTGATGAAGTAGCAACAGTTAATTTCTTAATCTGACCAGCAGCAGCTGAAGCTGAGAAATCTGAGTTAAAGTTAACATCTGCGAAAGATGCAGTAGAGAAAGTAGTAGCTTGTACTACAGCAACTCCAGAAGCAGAGAATTGGTTAGTAGAGTAGGTGAAACGACCAGCTCCGTATAAACCACCAGTTGAGGTGTTACCGAAGTTAGCAGAAGATGCACCATACGTAGAGTCGCCAGAGGTAAAAGGATTCTTGTTAGTTCCGTATTGGAAATCCAAGAAGAATACTAGACCTGAAGGTAAGTTCATAGGTTGAACTGAAACAAATTCTTTAGCAGCGATCTGACCGAACACCTTACGCACTAAAGGTAAAGCGATTCCAGCCCACTGTTCACCAGTACCGGCTGTGAAGCTAGCACCTGTTCCAGTTTGAGATTGCTCAATAACCAATTGCTTGGCTTGATTCTCAAGGATCATTGACATGTTATTTTTTTCAGTTTCGTGGCTAAAGCCTTCTAAAAGACCTGTAGCTCCCCACTTTTTTGACAATCTGGCAGCGTCAGATTGCAAACTCTGCCAGGGGTTAGCAGATTCGAGTAATGATTGTACGTTAGACATTGTATTAATGTATAGTATTTTTTTTATTTTTTATAAGCCTGCAAGTTTTTTCATTCTTTCGAATGTCGGATTAACTTCTACCACAGGCTGTTTTGGTGAAGTACCGATTGATTTAGAAGCAAATCCTTTGCTTTCTCTTACCAACTCTTTCTTAGCGACTCTTTCTAAGCCTTCTTGTAGAGTTTCGAATACCAACTTAACTTCTTTTACTGTCTCAGCTTTGTCAAAAGCAGTTAATACTTTAACTTTTTGTGATTCAGTAAGGTTTTTAGCCTTGAAAATTTTGTTGGTGTAAAGAAGTTTAGAATTCAACAAGTTAATTTCGTGTAATTCTGACTTCAATGTGTTAATAGTTTCGATAGCTTCAGTTAATTCAGACTCCATAGCTTTCATCTTTTCAGTTTCCTTCTCTTGATGGTCTTTTTTAGCTTCTTTCATTGGATCTTCTTCGTGAGACACTTCAGCAATTTCTTCTTCATCAGATACTTCTTTTTCAGCGCCCTCTTCAGGCTCCTCTACTTCAGCACCAGCTTCATCTTCCATTCCTTCGTGACCAGCCTCTAATTCACCAGCTTCGATCATTTCATCTACCACAGATTCAATAAATTTCTTTAAGTCTTCTTCAGTCATTTCTTCAAGATCGATTTCAACATCGTCTTCATCTTCTTTACCTTCTTCTTTTTCGCTTTCTTCTTCTTCTTTCATGTGATCATGAGCAGTTGAAGCAGTGTCAGCGTCATTGATAAGATCTTCGCCTTCTTCAAGCTCTTTTAAAAGCTCTTCAATTTCAGCGTCGGTGGTGTCTAAAGATTCAGTGATGATTTCGTCTTCTTCCATGTCCATCATTTTCTTTTCGAACATCGATTTCAAATGTGGTGTGAAAGCCTCTTCTAATGCAGCTTTTGCATTAGTGATAGCGACTTCCTTTACAGCTTTTGCATCAGCAATAGCTTCTTTTAACAATTCTCTGTTTGTCATTTTCCTAATAATAGTTTTTTTTGGGAAATACGCTTATTAATAAGAGCGTAATAATTTTTTAGAGTAATAAGTGGTACCGCATTAAACCGTGGTACATACGAATATAAATATGCACTATTCTGGTAAAAATATGAAACCCTCCTTTTTTAGGGGAGGGTCAGTCAAAGGATGCTATCCTAAGAGGGGTTAAAATATCGGACAGTTGCCATGAGCACATAAGATCTCTCTTATAATCTCATTAGCTTTACTGAACTGACTTACGGTCTTAGATAGACCCTCATGTAATGGGTGCATCCAAGAACCTGGATTTGATGGAGTAGATACAAAATCCCAGCATAGTAATTCGAAATCTTCTTGAACTTCTAGTGTTTCCCCCATTTGTTTTACTGATCCCATTCCTCTAGATGATACACCAACAGTGATGCCTGAGTTCATTAGAGCTTGTAGTATATTTCCAGAAGGAGTTGGTAGGATTTCAATCTTACCCATAATGTTATTACCGTCCCACCAAATGTCTTTGATGTTATGACATACATTTTTAAGGTTAATAACAGTAGATTCAGGGTGATCTAACTCACCAACTGCTCTATTGTGTCTAACAGAGTCCATGTACTTATCAATTTCTCTTTCCCAAATCTTTTTACTGTAGTATCTACCATTGCCGTTTTTGATTTCAGCAGTCGCCAAAGGACCTTCTACTAATGGAAGACCAGAACTTCCCTTCGCTTCAGATAACTTCAAAGCACGGGGTTGAAAAGATATAGTTTCAATAAGTAAGTTCTTACTCATTTGCCTACTTTTAAATTCTTTCTGTTAATCAACTCTCTAACCATTCCAGACCAAGATTCTGTCTTAGGTTTTGAGTGTGCTTCTATCTTCTTAGTAAGCTCTTCTTTTTCAGCAGGGCTTAGCTTCTTCATAAACTGAGTTTTAAAAGCAGGATCAGCATCCATTTGTTTAACATACTCTTTAAACTTCTTTGGATTGTTATCGGCCATCTGTAACATCATTGCAGTGGTTGGCATACCAGTAGCATCTACTTCTAATACAGGACTATTTTCGAGAACCGTATCTTCCATCATTGATTTATTGTTTACTTTCTTAGCTGCTTTAGTTTTCTGCTTTTCGTATAGAGCTTTTTTCTTTTCTAGTAGCTTAATATCTCTCTGTGTGTCTTTAACTGCTTTTTCGTTAATGTATTCTTTAACATCATCGCCTTCTGCTACAGTCATTTTTTTAGCCAACTCATCAATCTTCTCTTGAGTTTTCATAATCCTATTTTCCCAAGCAGCTACTTCGCCCATTTTTTCAATTTGGTCGATTTCTTTTTGAATAGCTCTTTTCTTAGCTTCGTTTAGGTTAACGGGTTCCATTCCTGAAGATTTATATTTACCTGTTACTTCTTTTGTTGGTCCTAAACCAGGAGCATCTTGAGTGTATCCAATACCTTTAACTCCGAATGCTGCATTCTTAATATAGAACAAAGGATCTTTTTCTAAGTTCTTAAATACAACTGCTTTGATTTCATCCTCTGTTTTATCAGCATTCTTAGGATCTTTCATCTCAGCATAGTATCCGTTAAGGATTTCTTGAGTTGAAATGTTGTTGTTGTTCTTCTTATCTTCGTAGTTGTATCCAGCAGTCTCTTTCTCGGTTACTGATTTATCAGTATCTTTTAAGTCTGCTTTTACAGTTTCGGTATTCTCTTGAAATATTTTAAACCAATTTGGAGTTTCAGGTCTGTTAGCAGATACTAATACCATAGCTTCGTTGATAATTCCTTTCTCGGCAAGAGAGTGAATAACTTGATCAAACGTTTGAACATTGGTAATATACTGAGGGAATTCAGCTCTAACTTCTTTTAAGAAGATTTCTTTATTGCCTTTACCTTCTTTAATAAGATTGTATCGATTTTGTAGGCTTTTCATATGTTATAAATAGGTATTGTTTATTTCCAAAGATCTTTATACACCATCCCCTTAGCTGCTTTACGTACTTTATTTTTATTGACGAGTTTATAACCCATCTTTAAGTAGTAGTTACGTGAAGTACCGCTAGCTTTTTTATTTGGATTAAAAGCGTTGGGGGTCATATAGCCGCCAGCTGCTCCAGAGGTTGATTCCTCTCTAAGCCACTGTTTAAGCTTTTCTTTGAGCTGTCTTCTGGTTGCCATTATAGCTCATTAACAAGTTCGTAGTATTGTAACAAGTTAATGATACAGTCATTAGTTACTTTTTCAGTCTTTTCTAAAGGCTTAACGTATTTTATAATTTCTGTAATTTTAATTTTTAAGACTTCGTCTTTAAGTACACTTGTTTTCTTACTTAGTAAGTTTTGTACTTCTGTAATTTTAGCATTGTAGTACTCCTTTAACTTGTCTGTATTATCAACTGCTGTAACAACCTCTCTTAGTACTTCTTTTTGCTGAGGTGTTAGGTGGTCATACTTCTCATTGAACTTCTCTAGTAACATTTTGTACGTTAAGATACGTAAATCCTTACTATATCCTTTGTATTCCTCTAAGAGTTCATCTGATTGTACTACTACCGGTACTTTAGTTAAGTGTTCGAATAATGTAATTTTATTGTTAATTACTGTTTCTGGAGCTACCTTTTCTGATGATTGATTTTCAATCAGGTTGTTTAATGCAGCAAATACTTTGTAATTGGTTACCTTTGCTTTAAAGAAGTTTTCTACGTTGTAGCTTTCTTTAATTTCTCTAACTAAGTTATACTTTTGCTTTCTAATCTCTGTCCTCTTTAACTTTGTAGATGTCTCTACTAGAGTGTTGATAACCATCTCAGCTTTAACTTCAGTTAAGTTCTTATAAGCGCCTAACTGTTCGTACAACTTATATTCTTTTCCTAATTCAGTATTAACAAAATACTTCTTAAGTATACTAATAGCGATAGAGTTCTTTCCCTCTAAGGTGTCAGAGGTGATCTGCCTTACTAGAAGTTCAAAAAGAAGTCCCGTATTTTTAAACTTTGAATGTTTTATTGACATCTATCGATGATTTTATAATAAATATGTGTTAAATGTTATTCCCTAATTTGTCTCTCATCTAATAAACCTTCTGCATTATTTTGAGATTCAAAAACCATCTTTTTACGCACTGGTATCTCATCTAATAACCTAGAGTGTTTTGATAACTGTCTCTTAGTGGTCTCCATTGTAAACGGTGAAGTATTATCTCTTCCGTATCCTTGTTGGTCATCTGTCTTCATTGCTTTTCTACCCAATCTATCCATACCTAACGGATCGTTTGTAGTATCAATATTTGAAGCTTTTTCTTCTGGTCTACCCACTCCTGGTCGGTCTCTATCATATCCAGCAGGTACTGCATCCGGTCTATCGTAGACTCTACCTTTACCGTAAGATGATGCAATATCGTGCGGAGTACCGTATGATTCTCCAGTCTCCAAAGGATCATTTCCTTCGTTTTCAATCTGAGACATTCTAAATTTACGCTTAGCATCTTGTAGGATTAACTCTCTCATCTCATCGTACTGATCTGTACTTAAGTGGAAGATATTATCGTAGATCCAATCAGAAGAAATCAATTGAGAATCCATCATTGTTTGAGCTAACTCAATCTTTTCTTTCATCAACATCACTCTTTCCTGATCATAAATGATAGAAGGTGTTGTTAACGATAATTCAAAGTTAGTTAATGATTCATCTCTGTATCCCTGAATGTATAAGTGCACAAATGCAATCTTATATAGTTCAGAAACCATAATTCTTTGTAGTTTCTCTACTGTTCTACCGAAGCGAATATCTTCTGCAGCAAGTGTTGCTTTACCTTGTAACTTTTCATCATACCCTAAGAATGCTTTTGGAATTCTTAAAGCAGCGAATAGCTTATCTCTTAAGTAATTTACGTCTGTAATACCATCGTACTGTAGACCACCTAATGTTTCGATCTTAGTTGATGAATCATTACCTCTCATGGGGATATAAAAATCCTCCATTAAGTTCTGCATGTTGTACTTTAAGTTATATTCACCTGTTTGTTGGTCGATATAAGGAGTACGCTTCATTTTAGAGATAGCCTTCTGCATAAAGTTTTCTACCTCTGCAGGAGGAATACCACCTACGTTCATATAGAATACTCTCTTCTCAGGAGCTCTTACAATCCTGTGAATTAACATAGCATCTTCCATCAAAGTATACTGCTTAAATAATTTACGAGCAGGTTCAATGTAAGAACGGCCGTATGGTAGGTAGTTTACATCTGTTAATAAACGGAAGTGAGCTATTTCATAGTTATCAAAGTAGATTGACTTAGCATCACTCTGGTTTGGAGTTTTAAAATACCCGTAAGTATCTGCTGCTAATCCATCAGGGTCATATCTGTACCTTACTGCTGTTGGATTTTCTGGATCGTAGTTTTCCTGCCTCTCTATGTTAAAAGCAGAGAAAGGAATAACATTATAAACACCGTACTTTTCTGAAGCTTCTAATTTTAAAAAGAAATCCCCGTACTTACACATGTTTCTGATCCACCAACTTAAATTAAATTCAATATTTAATACATCGTAGAATAAGTTGTAAAGGATTTTCTGAATGTTCTCATCAGAAGACCTAATATGTAGAACCTCTCCCATATCATTCTTAAGGGTAGATTCTTCAGAGAGAATATCAAGAGCAGAAGCAATGATTGCATCTGTATCCATTGCATCGTACTCAGAATATAATTGAGTTCTTAATGTTTGATAGTTAAATGAAGACTGGTATCCGTAGAGAGATGTAGGTGATGTAGTGTATATTCTATTGTACCTAGCCATTAAAGAGTTATTTTCTAACTCTCCTGACATTTGAATTTGGTTTGTATCTGCTACAGATAACTGATTACCTCCGACGTTCCGAATAATAACATCTGTAGAAAAAAGTCTACGTAATCTTGAAAATATACTAGTATCAGCCATTGTGTAGTGTTAATATAAGTATAAATAGTTAATAAATCCAGCTTATATCTTCTTTTCCTCCTTTACCATTGTCGATCTCATAGGGATTAGCTACGTGAGAGGGTAGGTAAACACCTTGGTAAGTAGGTCTTGTAACTGATATGTTGTTTAATGCATTACGGGTTAGGTCCAATCCCTGCTGTCTGAATTTTAATGCAGTATCCCTAATGTACATAGCAATACCAAAAGCCATAACTAAGTCGTCATTATAACCGTGCTGTGCTTCTGCTTTACCATTCTTCCATATAAACACTTTCATCTCTTCGATTAAACGTTTAGAACGTATGGTAACTGCTTTCTCATTAACGTACTCTTGAAACTTACCAACAACTAGCGGTCTAGTTCTTGAATTCATAGAGAATCCAGCAACCATATTTGAGTTATAATCGTATTGGTCGAAGTAAGAATCGGCAGTCATGTTACCTCCTTTTGGTGAGTAGTATAGGTTAAGATATCCTCTATCAATGACAGTCTGAATTGTTGACCATCCAATGGATGCGTTTTCAATTACTAATAATGCTTCATTATACTCACTGGCTATGCCTACTAGTAGGTATCCAAATTCTTTAGTTCCTAGTTGTCCTTTGTATTCTCCAACTTGAGAATTGTTTTCAATATCAATAACATGGAAGCTTGAAAAGTCTTTTCCATCACCTCTAGCTACGTCAGCAACTACCATGTAACTTCTTGAGTAATCAACAGGTTCCCAGATCCATAAGTTGTGGTCTACACCACGTCTTTCCATTGGGTCAGCCATGTAGGTCTGCTGGTAAAACTCTAAATACTCGCCATAGAATACAGTATCCCCTGATGTTGAGAAGTCACAGTCACATTCTTGTGCTGCAAGTCTTGGGTCACCCAGTAAATTATCTTGAGCATCTCTCCAAGTCTGATCTCTTTCAGGATGAACGTACCAAGGTAACTTAATTGGTAAAAATTCATTCTCTTTTGCTTCCCCCCTAACCCAGGTTTGGTGAAACCAGTTACCAGTTCCGTTAGGAGTTGATAGTACAATAGCACCACCACCCGTTGCTAAGGTCTGTTGAGCTGATGCCCATGTCTCTCCGATGTTATCGATGAAGGCCGCCTCGTCAATTAACAGTAGTGATACAGCTTCTGAACGAGCAGCATCTGAATTTGATGATTTAGCTGTGATTTTAGATCCGTTTGAGAGTCGTAAACTTAATTTGTTCTTTTCTTCTGCATCAATTCTCAGCCAAGAAGGTAAATTTTCGTACATAAACTGTACTTTTGACACCAAGTTACGTGCAGTTGCCTGCGTAGTCGCTAAGGTTAAAACGTTCTTGTCTTTGTGAAAAAGCATTAACCATAGTGCATATCCTGCACCTAAAGTCGAAATACCTAACTGTCTTGACTTTAAAATAATAGAATATGGGTTATCTTGAAAGTGTTTTAGTACTGTTTCCTGAAAAGGGTATAAATGAAATAGAATCCTCCCTCTTAGTGGGTGCTGAATGTAGCAGTATTTCTTCATAAAGTGTACGGGATCAACCACGCACTTAACGTACTCCTGTCTAATAATTTGTTTTAAATCTTGACTCATATTCCTAATAGTAAACCTGAGATCATCGAAGCAATACTGACAGCGTAGGCTACTATTTTAGCTGCATTCAAACGTTTATTTTCTTTCTTATACGTTTCAATGATAGAGTCTTTTTCTTTAATAACCTGCTTATAGTTTATTTCGTTTGCTTTATATTCAGCAATAGAGCTATCTCTATGAAGAATAATAGTATCTTTTGCAAAGATAATTTCCTTCATTGTTGTGATAGAATCACGGGCAAAACCTAATTGCTTCCCGCAGTACACTCTTTCCTCTTTTACAATAATTGCTTTTCTTAAAGCATTACAAGGTACACAGCAAGTATCACTTGAAACTTTCTGTGAATAGAGATGCGACATCGCTATTAGACATAGCACTAATACGCTTAAGATCTTCTTCATGTTGTTTATGTTCTTTAGCAGCTTCAGCTGCGGTTTTACCTAGTTTATTTTCAAGTTTTAAAACCCTAGCTTTTTGTACGTCAACTAAAGAATCTAGCTCCATTATTTTTTGATTGTGTAATTCGATTTCGTTATTTAACGAATCAATCCTTTTTTCAAAAATAGAGGTATCTGGTAGTTTTTGTTGAGGCTTAATAAAGCGAGTGTAAGCAATACCTCCTGCAAATAGTAGGACGATAATCCAAATTATGATTTGTTTCATGACTTATGTATTTTTAACTTCAGTGTGCCGGTTCCTTTTATTACCCGGTGCCACTCATGTCTCTTTATAAATATAGACTCATTTAAAGAAGTTGGCAACTGGTTATCTAGCTGTAACTTCCAATCTGTTTCTCCAAGTATCTCCACGGTTCTATCTTCATCATCTCTATGCCATAGTAATTCTATGGGGTCTATGTTTTCGTTAAACTCACGAATGGTATACTCGTTAGTAACTTCTAGGTCAATGTAAGGTTTCTCCATGTTACAACTTCGTCTAATTGTTCTTTAGTCCAATAACTATAATAATCAGTAAATTTAAGACTATTTGACTTAGAAGTCAAGTCTGCTAGGTCCTGAACTATCCAAATATAACAATCTGGAAAGGTTGTTGTTACTCCGTTAATTACAAAAGGGTTTCTAGGATCGCTATCTAAAACTACTTTATTGTTATGTTTAAAGTTACGATTAAGCATTTTAGTTTTAGCTTCTAATGCTTCTACTTCGTAGAGTTCGTAATTAGGTAGGTAGTAAATACAAACTTTATAAACTTGAACGTTTGCATTACTAATTTGAAATGCAATATCATCGAGGTTTGTTTCTTCTACAGTGTATTCTTGGTTTGCCACTGCTGATTTAGCAAATGGACAGATCGGCATATTACTTAATTCCGGTCTTGGTATAATTAAATGGTTAAACCATTCTTTAAGCTTGCTTATCATTCTTTTCGTCTGTTATTGGCCCACCAACAACCCAAGCATCACAAGTTCTAGCAGCTGCACATTTGAACTTTAAGAACCTACAGTAACCTAAATCACCAGCTTCAATAACATCAAAAGGATCTTCAGAACCTTCATCGTCACCTATTCCTTTTGCAATACAGTCTAGAGTCTTTTTTGTTATATCAAATGCTGCACAATTACCGCAGAGTGACTTTTTAGCTTCTCCTGCTGAATCAAGCTTCCACATATCAACTTTAGCTTGCCAAAACTTCTTATTAGGTTCATTAGGATTTAATGGTCCGTATCCATACTCATTAATTGCCTTCTGCCTATTTTCAAGGTTAAGTTCAATATTTTGAGTAGGTGCAGGGCATTTTGCTATCTCTGCTTCACTTAATATGTCTAATAAGTTTATCATTTTCTTTTATTCACGTTAGATGTATTTGTCTGTAACTTCTATGTCTGTGTATGGGGTCATTATGTAATTATTTAATTTTAACTATTATTTCATCTCCATTAGTTTCAACTTTAGCACCAGGATAACTATGCTTAACATAACGTAAATATAAATTTGCTCTAGAACTATTATCAACTGCCCCTTCTTTTTTAACAGGAGTAAATACTAATGTATCAACATCTGGGTGTGTTTTTAAATCTTGTTTTACTATAGCAATTACAGTTGCCATAATTTTAAATAAATCACCTCTATTAGTTTCTATATCGTAACGTTCTTGGTCAGGATCTTCTTCATTAGGTACAAAAAATGAAATTTCTATTTCATTATCTTCATAATTGGTAATATGTACTGAGTATGGGTAATGGGATGTTTCGAAACCATAGTATCTTTCTTCATCATAAGGACTTCCGTAAAATTCAAATTTATACGGTTGTGAACTTGCATCACCTATTTCTTTTATTATATCTAATAAGTTTATCATTTTTTATTTCTAATAATAAGTTCACCTAAAACTTCTAAACGTCCCATTTCTCTTTGAAACTCAATTTGAGTCATATCTAAAGAGATTTTTTTATATGTTTCGTCAAACTCTTTTTTAGTTGCTTCCATATCTAATTTACCTGCAGCTGCTTTTGTGTAGTATGGTAATTTAACTTTAAAGTGATGCCAAGTTAAAAGAGATAACCCTCCTTTTTCATGAGCAGAGTTAGAAATTTTAGCAGCACCTTTTCCTCGGGTTTCTGCAAATTCTTGAAAAGATTCTTTAACTTCTTTTAATATGTCTAATAAGTTCATTTCTTTTTCTTTTTCTTTTTTTTCCAACTTCCGCCTCTTTTTTTATACCATTTAGAGGCCCATAAATTAGCGTAAGCTGATGGATATGTATCAAATTTAGCTCTAGCAGCTGCTGTAGCTCTAGACCATAACTCCTTGTTTATTGGTGTATAATCTGATTCTAAGATTTGTAGTATTTCTGTAACTCTTGCTTTTTTAGTGTTTGCAACAACTTGTGCAGATGTTTTTTTCTTTTTCTGTGCAGTTGCTGCTCTTTCAGATTTAGATAGTGACTGTGCTTTGGCTTGAGGTAAGCATCGATCAGGCCTTTGTTTATTTTTTGAAGTCCCACAAGCACCTGCAATATCACCGTCGGAATCTATACGTACCCACTTCTCTTTAACCCAGTCTCTAAGACTGCGCTCTTCTAGTACTTTTCTTATAAGTAGCTCTAAGTTTTCCATATTACCAGAATCCTGAATAAGATCCTTTCAAGCCTAATAGAGAAGCATATCTTGGTAGTCTACAAGACCAGTAACCTGGTTTTGTTTTATCTTTCTTTTCAGCACAGTTATGTCTTTTTGCAAAGTTTGTTCTGGCTTCTGAATCGTTTATTTTTGCTTTTAACCCTGTTGTACCTCCGAAAGAAACTTTCTGTACTTTCTTAGTTTTAGGATTCATTACGTAAACGTAGAACTTTTTAGCTCCACCTCTCTTAGGTTTTCCTAAAGCTACTTCTTCTCCTTGGTATTTAGCTTCAGTTAGTGAAGTTTCGTATGTACTAACATCATTCATTAAATCATACCATTCCTCTAAAGATGCATTTTTAATAAATCTTAAAGCATTCCTAAAGTCTTTAAACTCTAAAAAATTTACTAGCTTAGAATCGTTGTAAAGTCTTCTTAGTAAATCTTTAACGTTACTTGACTTGATATTAACTTCCTTAAGGTTTACTTCCTCTAGTCTACCGCTAATGTGGTGGATAAAGCCATAACCCTTAAGTTTTTCTTGAAGGTCATGTAGGTTAGTTGCATCAAAATCATACTCGTTAGTATTGACGTAGAAGTCTTTTCCGTTGTAGTTTTTGTAAACATCTGCCATATTACCTTCATCATCTCCATAAGTTGCAATATGCTCTTTAGAGTAGAAGGTGCCTTCGTCAAGCATTGGCAAATCTAAAGCAACTCTATCTCCTTCGAACATTCCATATTCTCCTAAATTTGACTCAAGAAGAATGTGTTCATCTTCATCTCCTACACTCAGAATATTTCTAGAATATAAAGTTCTAGCCTCTCTCCACAAATCTAAAAAAGCTGTTGACCCATATCTAAAAGTATTCTCTGTTAAAGGCTTTTCATTATTGATATGGTATAAAAGGTTTTCTGAAATTCGTTGTGAAAAAATTATCCCTTCCGTAAGCAGAGGTGCTTTGTTTCCGCAAGAATTGCATCCACAAGAACAGGATTTAGTCTCGGTACTCATATGGTATAAATAGTTACCTCTTCCGGTTAAACCAATTTACTAATACTTGATACTGTCTAGGGGTGGCAAAGTAGCTCTGCTTTTTAATGGTATCTAAGACTTTATAGATATAGTTATCTCTTCTATTAAGGTCAGCCCATCTTTTCCATTTATTCCAAGCAGCTTCTCCGGTTAAATTTATACCCCCGCTTTTAAAAGATAGCGGTATTTTATCCAAAGCTTCTTTTATGGCATATACTTTTCCACCGCCTTTTAGTGCAGTTACTGTGTTTAAATTAACTGTTCTGTAAGCTTGTTTTCCTAAATCCCATAAAATAACATAACCATGTTCATCTGGATTGTATTTTAATCCTGCTCCGGTAATGTTTTTCTGAACTCCGGTACGCGTGTTAATGGTTCTAATGCTTCCGTCTTTTTTTCTATATACGACGGTCATAATTTTACCTTTACTATTTTTTAGAATATAACGCAACTGCTCCTTACTTAAGGTATCAATTCCAGGCAAAGGTTCTGGCTCTTCTGGATTTTCTTCTTCCAGAAGTGCATACATTTTATTGATTAAATCTTCAAAAAGGATATCCTCCATCAATATTAAATATTGAAGTAAGTCTGGTTTTGTAATCCTTTTTCGCTATCCCATAGGAAAGCTTCTGCAGATTTTCTAGCTCCGATGTATCCTTTCTTATGATGCCAGCTATCAGTCCCTGATAATGAGTTCATAAATCTTACGATTACTCCTTGGTATTCGTTGGTAGATTTAAGCTGAGTTTCTTTCTTGTGGTGTAAATGACCTAAGTGAAATTCACGGTAGAAAGTCTTAGCCCACTGTACAGGATTCTCTTGAGCCATAATCATCGGTAAGTCTGTAATTTTTTCATTGTTACCGTGTGTATATCCAATTAAACATTTACCAAACATATAGTACTTACGTGGGTTTGCACTGTTATCTACCACTACATTCTGATTGTTTGAAAACCAACCCTCTAAAGAATCTCCTAAGTAGAAAGTTCTTTCGTAGTCGTGGTTACCTGGTATAATTTTAATTTCAACAGGGGCAAGCTGTGTTAGCTTCTGTACGTTGCTAATAATTAATTCTCTTCCTTTTCTGAATGTATTCTGCCAACGAGCATCTTCTTCTTGAGGAGTACCGCTTGTTGTAGAATTGAATGGATGAGATCTATCTGAGTTAAAGAAGTCGTTTCCAATTGGTAGAAGAATCTTTTCAATATTGTGGTTTCTGTAAGTATTGATAAAATATTCAATACAGTCGTTAAAACGCTTGGTCGCAATATCGATGCTGTAGTTTTCACCCACTTCTTCATCCCAAGCTACTTTCCCAAAGTGTAAATCGAAAACGTTGATCTCTAATAACTTAGGAGTTTCTAAAGATAAAGTTCTTTTGTATTCTTTAACTGATGGTGATAGTTTTTTAAGGTCTTCTAAGAATTGTGTTCTTAGTACATTTAAATCATAAGCAACTTGCTTTTTCTTTAACCAAAGCTTTACTTGGAATAACGGTGTAGTTACAATTGCTCCGTTAGGGTCTTTAGCCCCTACTTCCCATGTATTAACTACTTTTTTCTCAATCTCCCAAATTTCTAAGTCGATGTTGTAGATTTCTAATAACTTCTCAATAGTGACAACACGGTTGGTCACCTCAGAGGTTATAACTTTTTCAGTATTCATGTGTTCTAAATATAACGATTTTATTTTGTGTTTGCAACTAATTTTGCAGAACCTGGTTTATAAGTAAATAGTACTGAACCTACTCCAAAGTGGTCTAGGTTAGTATCTCTATTGTCGATACCTTCGTATCCTAATGTTTTTAGTAGTCTATTACTAAGCATCTCTCCGTTCACTTTCTCTCTAACATCCTTTATGAATTTAGAAACAATTCCTACGACAGTACCTTCTTCTATAGGAAGTCCTAACTCCTTAGTAATTACGTCCACTATTTCTTTCATAGCCTCTTTAATTTCCGGAGATTGTAAGTCTTCTTCTTGAATGTTAGGAGCTACTTGACCTACCTGCTTGGTTACTTCCGACATTGTATCGTAGAAGTTAGTGGGATTTGAGCTGCGGTAAAGTTTGTATTTTGATAAATCTATTTCGTAAATTTCTCCCTTCCCGATTCCCTTCAGATAATCACTGTCCTGCTTTGCATTCTCTAGATCTCCATAAAAGTAAAATCCGGTACCTAAGTAACCTGTTTTATTCTTAAAGTTCCAGTTTCTATCAGAAAGGCTTTCTGCGGGGTTCTTAAAGTCTCCTATGTGATACCCTACATCCATACCGTCTATTGCTTCCCTTACGAGAGCGAATAGCAGATCCTTGTCTTCTTTAAGATTAATGTCTGGGTATCCTTTCGGAAACCTATAACTGTTAAGTTCTATAAAGCGCTGTAATGCGTCCATTAGTATAATAGTTCGTCAGGAATTCCTTCTGGTCTTTCTTCTGTACCTGTTTCTGCTGCTCCCCCTTCGGGTGCTTGGTCAAGCTGTGCTTCCATTCCACCGCCCCCTCCTGCACTGTTAGCTGTTTCAGCAAAGCCCATATCGGGGTTAACTGGCTTACCGTAGCGAAGTAGTCTTGAAATAGCAGAGACTGCCATTTCTTCCTCTCCTAAGTTTAGTAGGTAGAATTTTTTACCCTGTACTTCTGCAACCCAAGACCTAGTAAGGTCTGATAGGTAGTAATACTGATCGTTTTCAAGTACGACTCTAAACGTAGGCGGCTTTGGTGATACCCATTCAATATCCTTAACGAACAAATCAAACTTTGGAGACATTAAGTCTGTTAAAATTGAAATCAAATCAGGTATGTGATTTAAAACCTTATATTCTTTGTATTTGTTGATACCTTGCCTTTGTAGTTTTCCTACAATGGTTTTTTTAATTAATGACCTAAGTTGATGTTTGTTCAGCATTGACTGTGGTTATTTCGTAAAACCACCCTTAGTGGCTGAATGTGACATTACTTTGTGGAGTTTTTTAGGTATCATTGAATCACTATCAAAAGCGATTTTAGTTCGTAAATTACCGATTCTTTTCTTCTTTAAATCAAAAGGTACTAAAAAAGGTTTAGACATTGAATGAGAGTAAATAATCTGGTAGATGCCACCGTCACCAGCCTTAACCACATCTCCTACACTCAGGCTGCTACCTTCTTCATCTTTAATAGCTTCTTCAGCTACCATTACTGGAGTGGTTGAAGTAATGCTTTGTCCTTCTAGGTAGCTCGTAACTGCTGAAAGGTAGTCCTCTGCTTTTGTTAATTTGGATTGTACCCAACCTTCAAGCTGTGTACTGTTATCTATCATATCAAAAAGTTCCTTGGCATTTTTTACAATAGAGAATAATTGAGATTTAGCCATTTCACCTTCGTAATCTCTCTCCAATCCTTCAGCTAGATTTTCCCTACGTACTAGTACTTTGCCTTTATCATTTTTAACTGTTCCTTTAAAGCTAGGGCTAGTCTTAAATGTATTGGCTGCTGCTGTTGTATCGGCTGCTGTGCTTATATTTAAAATATCGTCTGTTTGTGTCGGATTATCATAGTTAATGGTAAGTGCTGCTTCTTTAATTTTACCAACTACTTTATCGACGATTGCCTTTTGCAACATGTCAGGAAGTCTTTTTTGACCTCCTTTTAGTTCTGGAGCATCATCATACATATCGGTCATTGCAGCTTCTTCTTTAAGGCATGCAGTTCCTTTAACGTGAGTGTGTTTACATGCGTAACAGTAAGTAGCTTTCTTTTCAGTGAGTTCGGTCTTTGGTTTTAAAGAGGCTATATACGCATCTACTTGTTTTCTGTGATTAGGAAGTAGCTTGTAGATATCCATAAATTTATTATTCTTCCTAACTTTATCCATCAGGTCGAATTCATTATGTACTTCTAAAGTATTTAAAGTATCTTTATACTTTGTATATAGATCATTAAAAAGAGGTTGGTATTTATTAGTGCCTTCTTCCATCATTTTATCCATAGCTTGTAATTTTGCAGCTATAGCCATTTCATCTCTTTTATCTTCAGACTTACCTTGAAATTGAGGAGCATCAGACTTCCTAAAATCGTTAATGTAAGTGCTCATTGGTGCATTCTTTCTGATTGGCATATTGTTAAGCGTTAAAGTATTTTTCGTATAAGCTCATTGCATCAGTTACAGGAGCTTCTTTACTGGTTAATTCATCGTAATGTATCATAGTTAATGGCTCACCTTTGCTACTCATTTTAATTGCTTTTTGAGCTAAGTCATGTAGGTCCATATCTGTAGAAGCATCTTCTCTTGCAAATTCAAGCATTCTAATGAATAAAGGTACATCCACGCTGATAATATCAATAGGATTTTCTTCTTGTGAAGGTTCTTCTGCTTCTTGCATTTGAGCTCTTAAAGACTTTTTACCTTCGTCGGTTAAGTAGTTGGAGTAGTACTCTTCAAAATACTTTTTACCAGCATCTCTACTTATATTTTCATCTTCAAGATCAAAACCCTCTTCGTTAGCCCATTTTGCAAATTTTTCAAAAGGTACTGTAATGTCTTTTGCATTTTCTGTATCCTTTTCTGTAGCTACGCTAAAGATAATATTTGTAGGAGCTTCTTCTGGTTCGAAGAGCACATCCTCAAAACTAGTTATTTTACCGTGGATAGCTTGATCATATTCTCGAGCAGCTTTAGGATCACTATCGTTTTCAGCCATTAAAATATGCTTACGTCTCCAATTAGACATGTTAAATGAGTTCGTCATATTAATAAATAGCTTTATTTCTTTAACTTTTTCAAGTACTCAATAGCTTCTTCCTTCTGCTTTATAATTTTATCTCTGTTAACTTTGGACCAGCTTTCGACTTCTCCAAGTTCAGTTACAAACCCATCGTTAGTTTCATTTAGTAAATCGTCAACCCAAATCTCATAATTGTTAATCATTCCATCAATTTCAGAGTTTTCAACTTGTTTTTGGTATTCGTCCCACTTACCTGTTCTTTTTAATTCTGTTTCAAATTTAACATGGCAGTCAAAGCAGTGACGGTGGATCTTGTAGAACTGATTATCGTATCGATGTTTCATTAAGGCTTTACAGTCCGGGCAGAATAAAGGTGTTAGAGCAACATCTCTTACTGCTTGTAGTTTTGAGATAGTTTGTTTAACTCCGTTCTTAATAGTCCATTGACGGCTATCCTCTTCCCAAATCTCTCCTTCTTTGCGGTCAACATGATCTTTAACGTATCCAGAAGAAACAGAAGTTTTATCCCCCATCTTTCCTTGTACTAAATTACGTAGCCTTTGAAGATCTGCTCCTCTAAATTCTTTCTTTAAAACCGATTCAGACATAAATTATTTTTTGTATGTTTTAAGAATTTCTTCTTTTAAGAATGCTTTTAGCTTTGATTCTGTTACGTCTGTTTTAAAAGTAAAAGACTTTTCGTCAAAGCCAGCATTTTTTAAAACCGTAGTAACGATTGATTTAATTTCGTTTCTACCCGGATTAGCATCCTTAGGGAAGATTAAAGTATTATCTTGAATACCCCAGTGTAGTAAGTTTGGTTTAGATATAGATGGATTTATAAAAGCATCGTAGTTATCTTTTGTTCTAACTGGATAAGGTCCCATATCGGTTCCCACAGGTCCTTTTGTTAGCCATTCATTATACTCCATTTTTGATTCTGGATTTGCTTCTTTAAATTTTTCATAGCGAGCTTGTAACTTCAAATTCTTAACGTTAGTACTTCGAGGTCCAAAATAGTCTTCCACATCTTTATCAGAAACTTTAGAGTTTCTCATAGTGCTGGTATACCTTCCGTAGTTATCCTTATTGTTTAAAGCTTTATCTGCATCTTCAACAGTATGTGGTTTCTTAATCGTTACTACTAAATCCCTATCTTGCAGTAGGTAAAAGTCCTGATCGTCATCCTCGTGTAAATTATTGTATGTTCTCATTCTTGCTAAAGATACGAATTTTTATTCTTATTATCAAACTTTACTTCTTTTTGAATTTTCCCAACCCCTAAAGTACATGTTTCCTTCTGTGTAAGCCTCTCTCTCAATCTCTTTTAGGTTATCATCTTCGTTAATGTCAGTTGTTTCAATCTTACCTAACCTGTCTTCTAGGTTTTGGTTATGGTGAATCATTTCATGAGCAAACGATCTTAAAATGTCTTTTAAGTGCCTTCCGGTAATGTATAATACGATTACTTTGTTATTTGGATCGTAATATGCAGTTTTACCTAGAGGATCTTTTGCATTCTCTGCATCATCTTCCATCTTTACAGCAGGTGCAGGTTCAATATTTAAACCCTCTTCCTTCATGTAGTTTGATAGTTCCTGAATGTATCCTACTAATACCTCTTGCACTGGAGTATATTCAGATCCGTAAGGTGCTGATTTTCTATTATTTTTTAAATCAGACGGTTCTAGATTCTCATTCTTAGAATGAAAATTAATAAACCAGTTTGCTTGTTGTTTATCTAACGGAGTAGCATTCTCCCTACTTTTAAACTTTCTGGCTTTCTCGATAGTAACATCTCCGCCATATGCTTTTGTAATCTTTGCTTTAAAAGTTCCAGGAGCACCGTTGTCAGTCCTCTTACCCTTATAGGTTTCCTCCATACCTTCCGGTAGGAGATCTTTTATCATGTCGTATACTAGACCGTTCAACTCCATATACTATAAATAGTTACGCTTGTAACTTAATAGATGTTGGCAATAATTGTGAGTATGGTTTAAGCTCTGGGTTTTTAAACTTAAAAATTTCGTAAAGGTGTTTAAATGTCTCTATATTCTCTTCGTAGTCCGATTCTGTCTCCTTTAACTGCCACCCTTTACCTTGGATCTTCTTACCTGTTTTATCAGCACTCCTGGTTGATGCTTTTAGCCATAAAATCCCGGTTCGTTGTACGGGAGTATCAAATAATTCAGACCAAGCTTTTCTATAACAAGCAAGCTGTAAGTCATAGGTATCGTGAAGAGCGTTGGAGGTTTTAATATCAATTAACCATAATTCATCTGCAATTTTTAAAATTAAGTCACCTGTCCCTGCAATCTGTAATTCGTCTGAAAATAAATGTACTTCTGATTCAATTAATTCAGGTTTATGTGTTTCCCAAAAGTCAGCAAACTTTAAAATCATTTTCCAAACCTCTAAGTTATACTTTACGTTTCCGTTATCGTCAATCCAGATAATCTCTTCTCCTTTTAGGTAATCCTCAATAGCATTGTGTACTTGAGTACCTTCATCTCCAGCTCTACGCATAATGATGTCGGAGTTATGACCTACGTCTTTAATCCAGCTTTCAAAGAACCTATCTTTGGGGAAATAAGAGAGTACGTAAGTTACTGACGGGTAGTAAGTATCTTCGTTTCTCTGGTAGTATCTAGAGTCTAGAATAGTAATCTGCCTTGATGTTGGGTCGGTTTGAACAATACGATTAATTCGTTTATCCTTCTTTACGTTGTTGTTTTTTTCTATCATAATTCAAATTTTTTCTCCATCAACGTTCTAAGCGTTAAGGGAGTGCTTTTATGTAATAACTTTGCAAAATTAACAAACCCTAACTCGGACGGATCCTTTTCGTTAAGATCTACTAAAAATACTTCTTTTCCATGGTTTAGCAAGGTCTCACAGTACTGTATTGCTTGCTTTAATGCATCATTATCTAATGCAATGAATATTTGTTTAACACTAGAAGATACAATCTTCTTCATAAGTTTCTCCGGCAATGTCTTCCCTAGTAGCGGAATTGCATTACGCTTAATTGCCATTGCATCAAATGTACCTTCACATAGTATAATTGGACTATCCCAGTTTATAAGTAAATCAAATCCAATAATATTTTTAGATGCTTGTGGATTCTTGTATTTTATATCGCCAGGTCCGAAGTTACGTCCTACAAAGTAGTTTAGTACTCCATTTTCATCGTAGCTTGGGATAATAATCATATCCTTGTAGCGACCTGATTCACAGTACCCTAAGCTGTATCTTTTTATATCCGTCGGTGTTATTCCTCTCTCCTTTAAGTACCTTAATGCCTGACGTACAGTAACTTCGGAACTACTGGCATCGTGGAGGGTTTTATATTCTTTAGGTAAAGCTAAAGCTTCAACTTTAACTCCATGCTCTTCCTGGTAGGAAATCTTAACGTAATTCTTAAGTTCTTGAATCTTATGATCAGGAGCTGATACTGCTTTGAAAAGACTAACTAGCTTTTTTCCTTTCTTATTACAAACCCAGCAATGCCAGTGATTAACACCTTCTTCGTTTTCTTGAAAGTTAATCTCTAATTTTGGCTTGTAGTGATTGCAGAATGGACAGTTGTACGAGTAGTTTGTACCCGATGTAGGTTTACCCGTTCCTAAAACACTACTTACTAGGTTTACTAGTAGATGATTGACCATTAACCGAATATATAAACTTAATCGGGTAAGAGCAAGTCTTTTCGGAAAAATCTGGAATTAACGTTGTCGTTGTATGAGTTTGTTTCAAGTACATCATATTTACATTGGTAAGCAATTTCATAATAAGTTAATTGTTTTTTAGAGAAACACAACTTTAAAATCTCTCTTTTAAATTTATCTTCGCCAATCTCCTTAACTTCGGCAAGTAGAGGCTTACATGAACCCCAATATTCTCTCCAATTAGATTCCTTACTAACTTTCTTTTTAGTAGGCTTTCTCCCTGGGCCGGACTGTTCAGAAATTTCTTTCTTTGTGAGTCTTTTAGTCAGTGTATTAGTAAATACTTTTCTACCAATATAAAACTTATCAGTCTCGATGTTTGTTATTCTGTAAACAAATCCGACTGCTTTTTCGTTAAATTGATATTCGTCTGTAACTTCTTTATTTTCATAAAACCAATTGGGCATATTTTTATCTATCGATGTTAATTAATATTGTTGTATCTGTTACATTATTACTTGGCAGCGGTTTCGCTAACTTACCGACTGCAATTAGATCTTGATTTTCATTATAAAGTCCAACCGTTGTAACGTATGGGTTAAAATAAGATCCTGTTGCAAAGCCATAAACGTTTCCAGAGGATCCTGAAATTAGTGATGGGTTTAGTGAGAAGTTAAACTCTGAGGGATCAAAAGTACATTTAAATTGAGTTTCGTAAAGTGTGTATGAACTGCTAAATGAACAGGTTACATTGTTGGATAGTATTATATTCTGAATGAATGGATTCGCATCTCCTCCATAAACATCGACTCCGTAAATAGCGCTTCCGTAATAGGGACCTCCTCCCTGGTTATCTTTCGTTAGTATAGCTAATCCATGTTGGTAAATAATATTACCGCAATACTCTCCATCGAGTGAAAAATACAGGTTTCCATTACTATCATCAGTAATACTTCCAGAATCTGAGGTTATTATAAAAGATCCGGGTTGAATTGTGTCTCCAAATAATTTAGAAGGTATTGAGATTACCCCTATAACAGCACTGGAAGAGGTTGGATAGTATCTTTCATATGTTAAAGTTGTTTCTAAATAGTTTTCGTATCTTCCTGCAGAACTAGCAGAACCAATTAACACGTTTCCTTCTGGGGTTGAACCTGGAAAGTTAAAAGGAACTGATACTGGGTCACCATAAATAGAGCTTAGGTAGTTTGAATAGTAAAGCTCTTTAATTGAGTTGTAGATTAATCGCTTATACTCTACTCCTACATTACCTGTAGTGTTTTCGCTTAAGTTAAATAACCCTTGAATATTTTGTCCTAACAACCTGTCAATACCAACATCAGAACCAGTGAGTTCAGCCGCTCCAACGAATCGGAAAGACTTGTTTACCTCAAAGGGCGTGACTATAATGTCGGATGCTAGTAGTTGTTTGAACGCAGTCATTCATTTTAGAAGTCAAGCTTAACTCTTACTAAAGACTCTTTTGTGAAGTCTTTAACTAGAGGTTTAGATAGTTTAGCTACAGCAAGTAATTCGTTAGTGTCGTTGTAGAATCCTACAGTGGTCATGTAGGTCTGAGGAGAATTAATAAATACGCTGTAAATAACATCCCCTGTTGATCCTGAAATAAATGAAGGATTTTCTGAGTAGTTAAACTCAGCATTTCTAGCTCTTACAAATACGTAATCAGATGATACTGTTTCTTCACTATTTACTTGGAAAGAGGCAGCTACTGATCCGGAGATTGCTCTGAATAGGGTCCCTGTATTGTCGCCATCAATGTCTGATGATCTTGAAGGGTTTAAATTAATTGATTGTGAGAGGGCTAACGGGTTTAAAATGATTGTAGCAATATCAGGTAAGAATAATCCATAAGATCCAGAAGAAGCAGAATAACCTGTTCCTCCGTTATAAGAAGTTCCGTTTGAACCAGAAATGATTTGGTAAACTCTTCCGCAATCTAAATAAGTATCTGTAGATACCATTGCAGAGTTATCTGTAAGTTGTAATACAGTAGAACCTGATAGTTTAATGTTAAATGTACCTTTTAATAAATGCTCTTTGTACCTTGCTCTATCAATAGAGATTGCCCAGAAATCAGAAGCAGTTACTGTTCCAAAAATAAATTGAGCATTTTCATCTCCGTAAACCAAGTTTCTATACTGCCCGTAAACAGTTCTAGTTGGAGATACACCGGGTACTAAATCATTAAAGTTAGCACTTCCGGAACCTTTACTATTACCGTAGGCGATTGCAAATTGTACTGTAGAACCTGATGCTGTTGATCCGGTTTGGTATACGTTTTTATAATAGCTATCGTTTGTAGTAGCGGTTGATGAGGTGAAAAATGTAGTAAGTGTGGGGTTGTTAGTAGACCATGCAGTAGCGGTTACCGAATCGATACTAACTAGGAAATCTTCTGGATCTAATCTTTTAAATGACATAGTTTATATCTTAGCTTGTTTTGGTAACAGTTACGGGGATTTGAAGTCTTGCACCAGAATCTCTACCAATCACCTGCAAGGTAGCTGATAATGAAGTATTTGATCCGAACAATGTATTAATTGTAGTTGCACTTAAGTTTAATGTGGTTCCGATCACTGTCTTGGATACTGTGGTACCGATTGTAGTAGTTTGGTTTAAAGCTTGAACGTCTGGGGTATTGATACCTACACCGTTGAAAGTATTAAACAATCTAACATCAGAAATCGTGAACGTGTATCCAGAAGACTCGTAAAGAGCAGTCTGAGATAGGTAATTTAAAGTCTGAGGAGTAATTGCTAAACCTGCACCTTGTTTAATAGTAATTGCAGAGTATCCGATATCTAGAACAGGCATCTTAGCAGTACCTCTTGGTAGAGTTACCAACTTATATTTCATAATTTGAGTCTCGTCGGGAAATGCTTCAAGCAGAGGCATATTTTCAATAGCTTCTCCGTAAAAAGCAGACCCAGAGGGTTGTGTTGGATTGTACAGTGTGTAGTCAATTTCGTCGTCAGATAATGCAAATTGTGTGATTCTAAAAGAACCATCTCCTCTTGCAAGAAGCTCTCTTCCCTTTTTAGTTAAGATTGCATCAACTGTAACTACGGTATTAGATAAGTATCCCATTTAGTATTTTTATTATAAATATGTAATTTAATGAACTTTTATAATGTTATGCCAGCTTTGCTAGCAACATCTAGTGGATTATAGTTTGGATTGAAGTTTGCAGGTATTAGTAAACCGCCTCCTGCATAAATAGGTTTGTTCTTTACTAATACGAAAGTTTCGTTTGGTATCTTCCTGAATACTCTGTAGTTCTGATTTAGATTACTAGTTGCTCCAAATAGCATGCTACCTCCAACTACTGTCGGTGTTATTTCAAGACTGCTTGTAGCACTGGAGGTTGTGTAGGTTAAAGTTCTAATAGCAGTTAAGGCAAGACCTGTGAAACTACCGTCAAGAGATCCGCTATCATCTTGTATAGATCCAGTTGTGCCAAATCTAATATAATCTCCATACTTTAACGGTAGCAATGTATCTTTATATAATGTTGCACCTCGGTTAGTATCGGTTGTTACTGGATATGTACCTGTGGTCTTATTAAAGAAAAAGAAGTTTTGGTCTGCAGAATCTGGTTTAAGGTATTCTACTTCTCCTAGATTTACATCACTACTAGTAAGGAATGGATATAGCCAATTCTGATTATTGTCGGTTAACGTAGTTGCGGTTGTAGATCCGGTAAAGAAGTAGACTGGTGTTTTAGTAGTTGCAAGAAGATCGTTTTTCCACTTTATAGTATATTGGGCGGTGTTTGATCCTGAATTATAGAATATCGTCTGGTAAAGACCTCCTCCTATTTCAATCTCAACAGTACCTACAGACTGGTTAGAGCTATAAGATGAAATGTAAGCTGTTGCTAGATCACCTTGCTTAAAGATCTGCTCTACTGTATTTAGGTTACTGTTACTTCCATCTAATCCAATTACGGTTCCGTCTATGTTAATTAAATTAATAATATGAACGTTACCCCCTCCTGGGTATTGTGGATCTGACCCTCCTATCCAGTCAAACTGTGCAATGTAGTTGCAGTAGTTATCAATAACAGCTGTTTGTCCGTAAGAAACATCTCCGGGTGTGTATTTGTTGTATAGTTTACTATTTAACTTAACCCCTGCGTATCTAGTGTTACTCCATGCACTTCCAGAAGAGTAGTTCGAATCTTGAACAGAAGCAGGGTATGCGCTTCCAGAGAGAATAAGAGCTTGGTTAACTGGATTTGATCCATCTGTTCCATAATCTACGTCTTCATAAACGGTCGACAATCTACTACCACTAACGTTATTTAGTAACGGTGTCGTGTTTAATTGGTAATGTAATTGTGGGTATAAAGTTGAACCGGAATACTGTCCGTTAAAGAATTCATATTGTGATGAATTTATTCCGGATACAATCCCTGCTTTGGTTAGAATAGAAGAGCTCCATGCTTGTGCTGTAGTTGTTAAGCTGTTAACTGATCCACCGGCACCGCCTGTGAAAACCCCTATAGACCCTGTTTGATAGTCTCTTGCTACAGATGTAACTGAGGCTGTATATTCAGGTTGAGTATATTCTACTTGAGCAGGTCTTTGTCTGTTCCTTTCAAGTAAATGCTGTTTAACAATTGCACCGGTCGCAGCTCCTGTTCTAGCAGGAATAAAGTCTTTTATTAATTTAAATAACGAATTATCAAAAAACTTAATTAATCTAAGGTAATCATTGTAGTTATATGAAGCTGTATACTTTTTAAAGTACTCTGTGCTTAGCTCATCTAATGCTGGGTATTTGTAATTATCATCTGAGAATCTTCTTGGATCTCCAATGTACTCTCCGATGTTAAAGTATCCAATCTGCGAATTAATATCTTCGTTAATTTCATTTTGAGGAGAAAAACCTACCTCTAAGTAATTTACATCCCTGGTGTAGCTTTGACTTACTACGTAGTTCTGCTGTATGGTATTTAGTCCTGATAAGACTGTTCCGTATACGTCTGTAGTACCAACTTTGATTTTATTAGAGACTGCATTTTTAATTCCAACTGCTGGTTGGTCGTAAAATGTAATTTCTCTATTCGGTACAAATACTGGGGTGTTTATATAGTAATAATTGCTTGTCCCTGAAAATGAGGATGTTGTTGCTTGACTTCCTGTAACTTTAGGATGTATTGAGATTGAACTAGTATAAAGCTCTCCTCCTAGGGTTGCTCTAAAGACTAGTTGATCTGGTGCTGAGTTTATACTATTACCTTCTATTGAAGAAGCGTTCATTACGTAATCGTTAAATGAACTTTCACTTAAGGCTCCTTTATAGTATCTTACCTCTTGTAGAGATCCTGAGAATACTTTAGCACTGAATGATGCTGATCCGAAGTAGGATCTTGTGCTTATATTCCAGTTGTTTGATAAGCTTATTGAAGAACTGCCTTGGAATCCTAAAGTATTTCCATCTTGACCTTGGTAAAGGTTATTTTTTGCATATACCGTAAATCCACTACTCCCCGATTTGTTTATCAATACAGACCACCAACCTTCGTTAAAGTATGGTAAGTATATACTTGCTGTTGCAGTAGTGTTGGTAGTGTCTGGGTAGAATTCTAATGTTCCGTACTGACTGTAAGGACTAACTACTGAACCGGTATATGACCCTGATGTATTATTAGACCCACTGTACTTAAGTATTAAGGCAGATCCAGAATCGGTAGACCATAAGCTTTGAGAATAATACCCAGTATCAATTGAAATACCTCTGGTTTGAAATCGAAGCTCTACAGCTTGAGGTCTGTTATTGTCTGCATTCCAGTTAGAATTTATAACAAAAGAAGATGTTACGTAATTTGTACCTTTTGTATCAAAAGCATAATCGTACTCATTCTGCCACTGGTCCCAAGTATTTAACGCTTTATCTTTTCCTCCGTACTCATAAACCCTTAGTATAGTATCTGGAATACCGAACGTTGTAATTAATGTATTTAATCCCTCAACTGTTCCTTTTTTCTTTAAAAGGTAGGGTAAGTTGTGGTAAAGTCTCTTATAAACCTCTGATGAAAGATTATCTAATGGAATTAAAGATCCGGTTGCAGAAGCTGTTACATAGGTTGTTATAAGTTCTTGTCCGGTATAAGGTAATAGACTTCCTGAAGGTGTATACCCTAAGTAAGTATTGTATAAATTATCAGATGTAAAGTTGTTCTGATATAGCTTAATACCGAAATCTTTTAAAGCTGTTCCTACTAAATCTTTTGATAATCCTGAGTCTACTCGGTTATCAGAGCTGTACTTCTGAGTAACTGCTTGAGTATAAACCCAAATACTATCAAAATGTTGCCCGACCATTTCAACAAAAAGTTCAAAGCTAGTATTAGCAGGGTCTTCTCTAATATAAAGTGGTATAGAGCTTACGAGACCGTCTTTATTGTTTTCGTCAAAATCTTGCGCAATTGTTGATTGTGCTGTAAACCAATTTAGCCCCAATACTGATGTTGTTCCAGTATTTGTATAAGGGGGTACACTGTTTGTTTTAGGCCATGCTGTACTTCCAGATTCGTAGTAGAGGTAGTATTCGTAACCGTCGAAATTAGTTATAACTTCTTTTATTTTTGAATCCCAGTGACTAACACTTGCAGAATTGTAATAGGCGTTAGAGGTACTTCCGTAGCTACCGCTAACAGTATATTCTTCAATTAGACCTAACTTATAATAAAAGTTTTCTAATCTAGTTTGTGCACTAGAGAAAAATACAAAATTACCGTAACTACTGTAGTCAATGTTAAGTTCTATACCGGATTCAGCGAGTAGACTGTTTAATTGATACGTTAAAGCAGAGTTATCTGAATCATTTAATCCTTGTGTGTTTTGATATTCTGTTGTCTTGTTTAATTCAGAACTTACTTGTAAACTGACATTAGGACCTCTTAATTTAATTGTATTATCTTCAGGATTATAAGTTGTCTTAATGTTTATTAGGTATGCTTTTGATTCTGCAATTTTTTCTACACCCCAACATTTTGATTGAATATCAAACTGAGAGGGAAGTGGTTCGTAAAGTTTAACTAGAACAGTGACGTTGTTTGGATCAGTATCATCAAGTAAAACGTTGTTTGCTATGATTAAGTTGTTCGCTCCAAAATTTAAATTAAAATCTCTCTGGTATGGAGTTGTTTCTATTGAAGTTTTTAACGCTACAGTTGAATCAACTATATCGCCAGCTATTACATCTGTGCTAGCAAGTCTAATTTCAGTTCTGTCTGTTGATATTTCAGAAATATAGTATGCTTCTAATATGCTTGAAGATAGTAGCGGTCTTAAAAAGTTGTAAACTGTGTAGTATTGTCCTTCTTGGTATGCCCTACTCTCTAAATCTTTTTCTGGGCTAATACTTAAATCTTCTCCGTAGATTGCAAAGCTTGGTAATTTCTCTACAGTGTCAATTATTTGCTTATTGGCATTGTAAACATAATACTCAATATAGTCTGTAGAGCTATTAAATGTTATGTCTGCATTAAAGGAAGCAATAAGCGAATCATCAGACGGAGTATAAGTCTGCCCACCAAGTTCAATTAAGGGTACATCCTGTATGTATATCTGCTTATCCATTAATCGGCTTTATATCTACTAGTTGTTGTTGCAATTGTAAGTTTTCTTCTCTTAAAGCTGTAACTTCTACAAGTAATGCGGTTACCTCTTCATTAGTACCTTCCCCACCTATGTATGCACTACTCTGATTTACTAAATATTGATGAGAGTTTGTCTCACCTGTTTTCGGTATTTGGTAGAATAGCTGTGCGTAGTTATCAAAAAATTCTTGAACAGTAGGTATGGGTGTAGCAGTAGTGGCTGTTGGTGAGATACCTCCTAGCGTAAGCTGTGTAAATGAAGTATCAATAACTTGCTGGTATTGCTGTTTTTCAAATACCTGTTTGCTTAAATCAACTACCGAACTCATTATCCATTTACAACTTTAAAGTAATACTTTTCATCTAATATCTTCGTAGCACCGTCAATACGTGTTTTAAGCAGTATTTGATAATACCTTTCAGGTTCTAAACCAGTCATGTACACATCAAAGTAATTACTGTTAGAGTCAGCACTAATCTTAGTATAGGTACTATCGAAGTCAATTACAACTTCATTTGTATCTAAATCTTTTATAGACCAGAAAGAAGCTGTTGGCAGATAGTAGTTTACTGTATAAAAAGAACCTGTTGTAAATGTTCTAGGTGGGAATTGTGGTCTTGCGTTAACTCTAAATCTCTGTATAGATCCCGAATAGTATGTTCCTGTATTATTGGGAAGGGTTGTAACTATATCTGGATCTGTTAAGATTGTCTGTGTAGAGGATCCAGTATTAAAGTAGTAATCATCCCATCTAATCTCTAATTGTGGTGGGTATATTGTATTTGTATCTACTGAGAAGTATTTAAATTCAACCTTCTTAGTAGGGTCTGTTGAGAATTCTGCAGAATCAGCTTGCTTAATAATAAATCCATCGTTAGTGAGTGAACCTGTATACCAAGCTACTACTGTGTTCGTTGTGTTTAGTAGGATATCAAAATCACTTCTATATTGGTAAGAAGCACTTTGTGCATATACTGAACTTGTATACCAGTTGCCGCCTCCGGGATTTGATGCTGAGAATGAAGCTGTAGCTCCAGATGTTCCAAAGCCTGCTGTCAGCCAGTTTCCAGAACCTGACGTTATTCTAGAATTCCAACTTACTCCGTTAGTTGTAGCTGGACTGTCTTGGTATTTACCTGTTCCATTCTGCCATGACCCAGATATTGGGTGACAAAATAAAGTTGTTTCTTGACCCAGTCCTTCGACTTTTGCCATGGAAACTCTTAAATATGCTGCAATTGACCCGGTTGCTTTATTAGCAATTACATCTTGAAGTTCAGATTGATTGTACTTAACTACAAAACGGCTTACTGTTGCTGTACTTCCATCTACTGCAGTACCGGTGGTTGCTTCAATGATTTCATCGATACCAGAATTCATATTCGGGTATTCACTATACAGGGTAGCGTCTTTCTCCGGGAAGATTTTATATACTGCCATTTGTTATAAATAGGAATTAAAGAGAAACTACTCTTCCTTTAATGTCTACATTCGGATACTTAACTTCAAAGATCATAGGATCAATAGAAGGGTATACCACGTTGTCAATAGTTGCTCCTTTTGTATCGTATGAATAGTTTGAATATCCTAGCGCTTCTCCAGTTAAATTAACAACCTCAACATTTTTAACCGTCTGTACTCCGTCAATGTTATCAATTAGAAGACTTAAGTTTTTAAGTAAAATAGGTTGGTTAATTTGCCAGTTATTTATATTAAAATACTCTCTAACTGCTGTAATAGCATTAAAAATTACTTCATTACTATTGTAGTTTGCAGCAACAGTAATATCAAAATTAACTCCTATGTTAATCACAAAAGCGTCTTTAACTCTAACCGAATCTCCTATAACTCTATATTGTGCTAGATAGGTGTTTAGGTTTTGCTTAAGTGCATTCGAAGCTATTACTAGGTTTTTACTGCTGTTATATGTAAGTACATATAGATCTAATGTAGTAGGTGTTTCTCCTATTCCTAAGTTAGCAATCTTAGTTTGTTCAATATATGCTTTAGCGATCACTCCGTATTTAGCAGGCATTGACAATGATCTTACTAGGTAATCATCTTGGGTTACGTTACGTAGTTGAGTTTGATAATTAGATAGTGTATTTTGTCTAAGCTCTTCAATACTATCACCATCTTGACCTCCAACTGCTGCATCTGGGTTATTTACTGCTAAAGACGCTCTGTAAGTATTAGCTGTAGCTGCATTAAGGTTTGAGTTTAAGAAGCTAATATCTCCTGTAATTACTGTTAGGTCGTTTGAAGGAACGTTTGCAGCTACTCCGCCTCCTGTTAAATACCTGACGTTAATAGTTGTATTTGAAGGAGCGATACCGTACGTCTTTGTAAAGATAAAGTTTGTAGGTGAGTAGGCAGTTGTTAGTTTAGATTGTTGGAAGGGTAATCCTAGGCCTACATTGTTTGGATTCGGTACAATTGTTTCGTCTGTATCTGTTGCAGTACCTGCTCCAAATTGTAGTTGTAGAGATCCTGAGTCAAGAAATCTAGTTGCAAACCTTCTCTGTACTTGTTCTAACTGTAGAATATATGGTGTATCTGCATTATCAATTGACCGGTTAGGGTCATTGGGGTTTGTATTTTTAATACCAGAGTAAATCGCATCTTGTGCTAAATAATCTACTTCGTACCAATTATTACCATCACTATCTGTAGCATCTAAAATTCCAACAATCTTATCTACGTTAATTAACCGTGTATCAAATTGTACTGGGCTAGTGAAGGTTAGGGCGCTGGAATTGATTGTGGCAGAAATTGCTTGTCTGCTTTTTTTCAAAAGGTAGCTAACTGGATTTACTCCTGCTGTTTGGAAGATTGTAACCTCAGTTGGATCCTGTGATGAAGATACTGAAAAGTCTACGCTGTCTTGAATTAAAAATTTAACTTCGCTGTTAGAGGTTGAAGATACAACTGCGTTTTCAGCAATTAATAAGGTATAGTCAAAATCAGGTATGTAGACACTTGCAGATGATTTAGATGGTATTTGTTGGTAGAAATCAATGGTTGTAGTAGCAACACCTGTTACATTTGGTTTGTACCCGAACATGTATGCTAATTCAAATAGGTTATCTGTCTGACGAGCATACTGTAAGTATGTTTCTTGAATTTGGTTATCTAAGTAAAATGACATAACGTCCCCTACGTATGCTGCCATTTCCATAAACATCATCCCAGGAGATGACGGACTGAAATCGTTATAGGTTGTAGGGAAATAAGTTTTAGCATAGTCAATTAAGGAAGCCCTTAGTGTGCTAAAATCTTTATTTAAATATTTTATGTCTCTTTTAATTGCCATTTTAGTTGAATGATATTTGTAAGCTATCTATTGTACCTGTATCTTTAATTGAATATTTTAATGCGACTGTAATTTGATTTGTATCAGGGTTGCCGGTTATCGTTAAATTTTCAACAATAACACTCGGAAAAAACTCGCTTATAATACTTTGGATGTCTTGCTCTAAAGCTGCATCTGTATTATTGTTTAATTGCTCAAAAATATAAACTTGTAACCCTGCTCCGAATGTTGGATTTAAATACCTCTGCCCGGTCCCGGTTAAAAAGAAGTTAATCAGGTTGTTTTTAATAGCTTGTTGAGTAGTATAGGTGGAGGTAAAAACAGCGGGTGCAGCAAAGGGTATTCCGACTCCTACAGCGACTGAAGGTTTCTTATCTATTGGGAATATCTTCTTTGCATCAAATGCCATTACTTCTTCTTAATAAGACCCATAATTTGGTCTAGGTTAACTTCTCCTGCAGGTAGTGCTGATCCTTCACCGGCAGTATTTATTGTTGCAGGTGGTCTGTATCCAGGCTGTGCTCCGAAAGACATGGCGTCGTTTGAGGTCATTGAAATGTTTCCATTTTTTGATTCCATCATTTCACCTAGTAGTTCTTTGTATTTATCTCTTGCATTAATACTGGCTACTATTGGTTGAGTAGAAACTGGTACAGGGGCTGAGTAGCTCTCCTGAATGATTGTTTTAGGGGCACGTACTGCTTCTAGTAGAATTTCCTTTAATTCTTCTTGAATAGCTTCTCTTACGGCTTCTTTGATGAGTTTTTTAAATACTTTGGTATCCATCTTTTATAAATATTTCTTAATTGGCTTTTAGGTTATCCCTATCTATAATGAGTTTTAATTCATTAACAAGGACTTGAGGGTCTGTTGTGAAGGATGGTTCTGTTTGTAGTAAAACGATTCCTTGACTATTCTTAGCTTGACCTATTTTTTGCTTTAGAGTTGGGCTAAACGGTTTCTCTACGATCTCAAAAGTAAAACCTTTATAGGTCAAATCGATAATAGAGGTAGCTGCTAATTTTATGGTATCTAGAAGTTTACTAGTGTTTGCTCCTAGTGCGTTAGGTTTCTTACCACACTTCACTAATACAAGGTCAACTACGTCTAACACTATTAAAATTGTTTGAAGTATTTTTGCTGCATCAGAGGTGTATTCACTACCCAGTGCTAAAGCTCTTTTTAATTCCGGGAGTTTAGGTGTTCCGTCTGATTTGAATGTAATTGATGTTTTAATGTCATCTAAATCACTTATTAAAGCTGTAACTGCTCCGGGTAATGTTGGAGCTAGCTTAGCAGCTACTGATGTAGCAGTCTTTAGTAAAGTTAAAGCGTCTAAAGATGTAACTGTTCCATTTACAATTGGAGTTAGTATTGTTAAAGATGCATTTATAGTATCAACATATTTTGCAGTATTTTCAATATCTGTTCCTAAAGAATTACGTATCTGTAATGCCCTATCTAGGATACTCTGTGGAGGGCATATATTTGGCAGGGTCGGGTTAGCAGTATCTAATCCTTCTATTCCTAGTTGGGACGCTAAAGATAGTAAAGTTGATATTGCTTTATCTTGTAAATCTGCAACCTTACTATTGATTGTTTGGTTAATCCTATCCAGAGGTGCTAATTGTGTTGCAGTTGCAACGACGGTTGCTGCAGTCAGAGTTCTTTGAAGCTTTAATTTTTTGTTAACAGTATCTCTTTTAGCTGCTTCTTGTTCTCTCTGTTTTTCTAATTCAGGGGGAGCAATGGGGGGAGTGGTGGGAGGTGCAGGGGGTGGGGAGGGGGGTGGTGTTGTTGAGGAGGGTAATAATACTTCTTCAATAATTGTTGGGGGTGGGGCAGGATAACTTAAGATAATAGTATCAGCTAGTTGTCTCTCTGTTGCACCTATTAAATAACTACCTTGTCTCAACCTAATGCTTTGAGAGTTTAATAAAACCGCTCTTTTTTGAGGTCCTAATTTTTCAAAGATAATAACATCACCGTTTGATAATTTAATGTATGGTGGGGAGGGGTTTGCCATTATACTGTAAAGTTAGAGTTAGATTTAAGAAGGTCGGGATTTAATGTTAAAAGTTTCTTTAATAATGCAGGTGCTTTTTTATTTAGACTTGGTATTGGGCCGCCTGAATTAGATGCTTTTAAAGAGGCTGTTACTAGTTCTTTAAGCACGTCAATCATTGTCTTTAGTAACTCTACTGTTGTATCTCCAAGTAGTAAAGGTTCTTTTGCAGATTTAGATCCTAAGTATATTTTACTAGTTTGAATTATCATTTCAGAAGCATCTATGTTAACTGTTCCTGCAGAACTTAAACTGATACTTTTTGCTGAACTTAATAATAGGTGATCTTCTGTTGTATTAAAGACTAGCCTTCCAGAGTTTATAATTACCTGCTTGCCCGTGTATTCATCAGGTAGGGTAGGGGGATTCGATTTATAACTAAAGTAATTTGTATTTGCTAGTAGCGGTACTTTTTGAGTTGTTGTTAAGTAGATAGAAGATGCATCTGTGTTGATATCTTCTACTGTAAAATCCCATCCATTCTTAGTAGGGTTATCTGTTTGACCGTTCCTAATAATTGTTATAGCGTCTCCTTGGGTGCCCACAGTGGACCAGGGGTTTTTATCAGGAGCTGTACCGCTCAACCTAATACTATTGCCCCACCTTCCTTCGTAAATTAAATCTCCTTCGAAAGGCTGTAGTGGATAGATATCTGAACGTTCTTTAAAGTATTTGCCAAACCTAATTGTACCTGAAGTATCTGTTAATTTATTTGTACTTCCTAAAGCAGAGTCCTGGTAATTTTTAGAATTCTCAGGGGTTAAAGATCCTGCAGAATATGGGATAGCGTTATGATGTGGGTGATTCCAAAGATTAACTACACTAATGTAGTATAGTGCTTTTGCAGAATTCCTCTGCATTATTTTCTTTGTCGGCTGTGATACTAAGTAGACAACCTCATTTACGAGCGGATAGTTCTTAATACCGGGCTGTAAAGGGTAAGCAACTTTATAGTTTTGATTTTCAGATACTGTAGAGTAGTCTCCTGTACCTCCAGAGAGGTCAATTATCTCAACTGCACCGATAGCTTTTGGCCCACCTAATTCTTTATACTTTGGGTGAGAGTCGTCAAGTACGACGCTAAGTACTCTCCCGGTCGAATTTAAGTTTGCTAACTTTAATGCATCAAGGGTTTTACTAGTACCGGAGGTGCTATTATTAAAACTACCATCTAGAGCTCCAAAGCCAAATTTTGCCATTACTTATCTTCTTTTATATTGTTAATCTCTTTTAGTAACTGCTCCCTTTCTTCATCGGTAATCCCGAACGAGTCAGTAGCGGAGTCTTGATTCTGGAATATACGTTGGATGATTGTTGCAACCTTTACAAGTTGGTCATCATTCTTAACTCCGATCTCTAAGTACTCTTTAATAAGAGGTACTATCAAAGTTGCATCTCCGGTATCTTCAATTAAAGGACGTAACTCAGAGATAAGAGTTGAAATCTGCTTTTCTTTCTTCTTCTGATTGTCGTAAATCTCCTCTAGAAGGTCTGCGAATTTCTTATTTTTAAAAATTAATTTATCTAAACTCATGGTTAATCTATTTTTTATAAATAGAAAGTAGTACAGTTTAGAAGTCTGCGTACCCGTTCTCTACATAGAATGCATACTGTTTCTTATAGAGATCCCCTAGTTCGTTAGCTACTTTTGTGATTCTAGGCGTCTTAACGTCGATAATCTCCCTTATGTAAATGTAAAGAGCTTTCTTATTAAAGATTGTTATATGTTCTCTTTTTCTGAATAATTCGAGAATAGCATCTGCAATCTGTGCATCTTCATCTTTAGGGAATAACTCGTAGATGTTATCTGTACAATGCTCCACGTAGATATCTAAGAACTCAGACACTTCATCTACCGGATGGTACACTTGAGTGTCAGCCTGTACCCCATTTACATCTAATACGTCTCCATAAACAACCTCACCGTCTTCCTGTTCCGTATTTAAGGTATCTAAGGAGAGTAACTCTAACCTCTTCTTATAATTCTTTTGATTAGAAGCAATTAGGTATCTTTTAGCTACTGTTCCGAAATAAGAATACGCTTTAGCTCCATTCTCAGGGTTGAAGCGATCTAGTTTAGTTAGTAGGAAGGTAATTACTTCGTGCTGAAGGTCTTCTAAGTTTGTTTCCTCTGTGTAGTAGAATTTAAAAGTATGAATTAAGTTCTGTGTTAACTTATATAATGCATAGTGAATCTCTTCTCTATAAATCTTATTACGTTCTGCATAATCCTCAGTGTGCACATATTTAACTATTGCAAGTTGAGTATCGTGGGTAAAGTAATTTTTATTTTTCTTCTCGGTCATCGGTCAATTTAAAGTTATTTAATCTACTTTGAATAACCTTTATTTGCTCGAAGAACCAACCGATCTCATCATCACTTTGGAATGTGCCTTTGCTATCAATTTTTTGAAGTTGTTGTTCACTGTGTTCGATAATCTTAGATAAATTATCCATGTACAGTAAATAAGCAGTTAAAACATCTTCCTGCTTTTCATTTTTACGAAGTAAGTTGTAAGTCGTATAACCTAATACACATACTGCTAGACTCAATATAGTAATTAATATCGTCATTAGTCTGTGAAAAAGTTAGACATTGCATTCTTCAAACCATCACTCTGAATATTAGATAATGCTTTGTTTTTTGCCTGTTGTTGGTGAGTTACTGGATTCTTCTGAGTAGTCTCTTTTGAAATTGAGAACTGTTTTGACTTGGGTTGTTCTGTAGGATTGACTGTCATCTCAACTACTGAAGCCATTAGATCTGCTTGATGTAAAATATAGATAATCACTGATTTAGGTCTACTCTCTGGCATTCTGGAAATTAGATAAGCTTTGTTAGCTTCTTCATATAGTCCATCGTGAGTTTTAATAGCAAGCATCTCATTCATAGAATATTTAATATTAGCTTCCTGAAGTAAGAATAAGGACCTATCCGGGATAGTCATAAAAGCAACCTCATTGTTGTAGGAGTAAACCTCACCTAGGTTTTTCTTTCTCCATTCATCTCTTCCGGGTAAATACAAATCGTTTTGGCTATCTCCCACTTTCCCTAAATCATGATTCATAGCAGAAAAGACTAACTCTTCAATTGTAAAGGTAGACATATCACAGCCGAACTTCTCCCAAAGTTTTGCAAAGTGTAAGGAAGCTTTAATAACACGATTAACATGTTCAATGTATCCTCCGGGGAAACAGTTGTGATACTTAGTAGTATGAGCTGCTGGCATTAAGATAAACCTATCTACACGGTCTTCATAAAACTTACGCAAGTCTTCTTTTCTTGGAGAAGAAATATAGGTGTCAATATACCCTAGAAATTCTTCCCAATTAGATTGGATCTGTTCTGCTGTTAAATTCATACTCTAAAGATAATTACCTTTGTCCGGAAAAGCCACCTACTTCATTAGTAGTTGTCGGCTCCATTTCAACATACTGTCTAACTTGGTTAAGCTGTTCTTCCGCTCTTTCAATAGTTTCTAAGTATGTTTTAATTGGCTCTTGTCTTTGAACAATCTGCCTCAACACCTTTAAGGTACTTTCTAATACCTCTACTTTGTTAATTACTTGATCTCTATATCTCATATTATTATATCCCTTTTAACTTTTCCCCCCTGTCTCAAACCCCATGTATAGATGATAAGAACTAAAAACTACAAAGGCAACTTATTTTGTGAAAACTCTATAAATTCTATAATATTTTTTATAAAACTACATTTTTCATATTCCTCCAACTCTAGAAAATGGTCTAGAGCTAAAGTACAAGCCTGTAAAAAGTTATCATCTACCTTCTCTAAGAGTGTATCTATGTGAAATGAATCTTCTAAATTTAATTGAGAAAGATATGAATAAGCTCTATTAAAAATCAAGCTCTTATTGAGCTGTTCTAAATTTACTTTATCTAAATCTTTATTAATCTCGGTAAAAAACCTAATCACCTGATCATTAAGTACATCTCCCCTGAAAATAATCCGGGTAAACATTCCCATAAAGACATACGGGTGGTCTGAAAAATCTAAAATCTCTTTAACTTTCTTACCTGACTTATCTTCAGGATCTTGAAATAATCCAAATACTAAACTAGGATCCATATATATTATAAATAGGAAAAGGACACTATAAGGCATCCTTTCCAAATATTTTAAGTTTAATTATGCTTGTGGTTGACCTGGTTTAAGTATCATATTTTTATTAAAATAAGTTACAGCATTAGCAAGCATTTGAGTGTATTTAGGATCACCTATTTCTTTAGCAGCATTGTAAGCATCAATCAGAGTTGTAAATGCCTTTTTAAACTCCGGTGAACCAGTATCGAGATCAGGAGTTCCATCCATATTAATATCAACAGTAGTATCAGCAGTATCTTCTACAGGAGCCTCAACATCAATATTAACCTCTTCAGGAACCTCTTCTTCTTCTTTCTTAGCCTCAAAAAGAGCTTCATCTACAGACAAAGTCTTAACCTTATCCATAATATAGTCATAGATATCCTCCTGCTCAAATCCACCATCCTTTAATGCACCAATAATTCTTTTTGCAGCTGCAACCAAAACCTCAACAGAAGACTTAGAAACAGAGTTAGAGATATCCGAAGCATCCTCATTCATACCATCCATCTCACCAGAGAATTGCTTTAGATGATCCATCATATCGTAACCAAGGTTATTATCAAATCCTGAACCTATAGATCCAGCATCATAAGCCATCTTTAAATAATGATCAACAACACTAGCTGCATTAGTAAGACCTTGAGTATCATACTCATCCATGCTACCCATCTCAGCATAAGCTTCTTGACCAATAGTCTCTTCAGGGAGCATCATCTCCTTAATCTTTGCCTTCAATTTCTCCTTAGTCATCTTTTTCATAGGAGCTTCCATTACAGGCTCTTCAGAAGTCATCTGATTAGTATACAAGCCTTCAGTCATAAGACCAGCAAGTTTCAACATTCTATTAAATTCTTTATTCATTTTAAAAAGCGCTTTTATATAAATAGCGTCAAATTATAGAAAAGAACTTAAGGTAACTCTTCCAAATACTTGAGGGTTGCTCGATGAATCTCCTTAATACCATGAACACTGCTAAGACCTAACTCTACTTGAATAGACCCCTGGTAAACACTGAAGCTATTTATAGGACCGTGTGGTGTTATATCACCGAGAAAGAATTTCTTACCATCCTTTAATCTTAATACACCTGTAATATACTCATCAGGTTGGATTGCAATAATTCTCCATGAACTGTTCATAACAGTTAATATAAGTAATAAAAGTAAAAGAAGCAAATTAACCTTGTCCTCTAGAAACTTTTACGTAATTTTTAGAGGTTTTAATTTTAGACATTTTAGTCTTAGCATGAATGCCTTTTCTCTTTACCTGCTTCTTCGCAACCTTAAGTATAACAGAGGTAGATTTTGATTTTCCTTTAGTCGGTGCCATATTCCCTGATAAATAGACATAAAAAAAAGACCTACCGAGTTAACGATAGGTCTATAATAGTAAATTAGAAATCCCTCGACGGGTTAGACATTTGATTAATAATCCTGAGCAGATTTGCTCTTAATGTAATTTAATTGATCTGTAATTCGAAAATCTAATTTATCGATCCGAGAGTCGATCTTTCGATCTAATTCTTGATTCCGATAAGCGATCTCACGCTCTACAGTTTCTATCTGTCGATAGACATCCTGTATAGATGTTTGATGGTCACGCATTGAATTTTCAATCACCTGTTCGAGTTCGGTAACATTTTTGTCTGCCCTAAGAACCACCCTCATTAGTATTAAAATACCAACACTGACAACTCCTAGACCATAAGCTAAAATAATTTCATTCATAATTTGTTTCTTTTTTTTAAGTCAAAGAACTTCTAATTTGTACTCGGTAGGGGAGTCGAACCCCTCTTACCAGGATGAAAACCTGGTGTCCTAACCGATAGACGAACCGAGCGATTGTTACCCCTGATAGATTCGAACTACCATTAACTGGACCAAAACCAGTTGTCCTGCCGTTAGACGAAAGGGTAATTTTGTTAGGTCACCAACTCCACCTAACATGAGGAGATTTAACGTGATTTCTTTCTTGCACGAGAAGAACAGGCCTCCTTTGTTCACGAACCTGAACTGGTATTAAGGTGCGGAAGATGTAGGATTCGAACCTACGGATGCTTTTCAACATCTTTAGTTTTCAAGACTAACGCAATCGGCCACTCTGCCAATCTTCCAATTTGTGTAAGGTTCCGTTACTTACACGTGCAACATATTTAATGAGAGTGTTTTCGTTCTTGTTGCTTCCCCCTCACGAACACCGGATTTTGTAAAAGAAAAGCTTCGGGTCTTTCAGGGTTTCTGATTAAGTGCAATGAGTGACGCCTACCTACTATTAACCCTTTTTCAGTATTTAAAACACTCTACCTCTCAATTACAGCTTCACTACTTTTCCTTTGTTGCGGACGACAGACTCGAACTATCAACTCTGGGTTATGAGCCCAATATGTTACCATTACACCAATCCGCGATTAATTTTTATACGTCAAAGAACTACTTTGGTGATCCTGACAGGATTCGAACCTGTGACCTACTGCTTAGAAGGCAGTTGCTCTATCCAGCTGAGCTACAAGATCGGATCAGATTAATTATCTGACTTTAATTTTTCAACCTCCATGTGGAGTGAATCAGCATGAGCTTCTGAACTCTCAATAAGAGAATCGGTAGCGATAGAATCAACAGAAGTTGAATCCGTAGAAGTGGTTGAGGTCTCGTTCGAGCAAGCTGCTAAAACGACCATCACGGCGATATAGATTAGTTTTTTCATAAGTTGGTACTACTGGCCGGGGTCGAACCGGCACTTGCTTTACGGCAAACGGGATTTTAAGTCCCGCGGGTCTACCTATTCCCCCACAGTAGCATTCTAGTTCGCCTTACAGGTATATATATAAATATACGAATAACAAATAAACAGGGCAAGCCTTTTTAATAAATAATTGATTCACCGGCATAAAAATCTTTACCAAAGTATTCAACTGCTTTGACAGCAGTCTCAAAGTCTACCTCAAAGAACTCCCGGGCATGACCCTGGTCAGAGTCTCTACGAAATTCCTGCAGGTGACGATGGACCAGGTTTTCAACCTTATAGTCATTGGTGACCGGTAGAGCATACCTTAAGATCCATTCGGACACGGTACCGGCCGAATTGATACCGTTGATCCTTGTCTCCGGGTTTACTGCCTTACCGACCTTACATAAGTTAGGATATGCCTCATTGGTTAAGACGTAGACATACTTACCTGAAGTCTCAGCTCTTTCTCTGTCTTGTAACTTAAGTTTATCTTTAGCATATAAAAGTATCCAAGTGATAGAGCCGCCGCCGTCATTAGAGCGTACCTCTATATCGGATACATACTCACATCCTATGAAGTCTAAAACACTTTCCGAAGGTATCCGGGGGTACTTTAAAAGTAATTTCTGAAAGTTGTTATAGTATTCAGGTAGTTTACCGGGTACGTTAGGTACCGTACTTGGGTTCAACATGCAATATATCCTAACGAACCCTTGGGATTCAAGCATTGCTAATTCAAACAAACTAATGTGAGATCTTCTCATAACCTTTATTGTATGTAAATATACGAAGATATACTTATATAACCAACTATGCACTAAAAATCTTCCGGAAAAAAAAATTGAGTCTATGGGTTTTCTGACCTAGGTTACAATTTGGAATTCATAGGGGTAGTTTGGTTATCCAAGTGTTATCACCATATTCATACTATTCATTATAAGTTACATTGTCTTTTAAAAAGACTTTGGGAGATACCTACCTTGTACTTATTATGTTATTATATAGATATATACATTATATACTAGGATTTTGTCGGAAAAATACGCGTAGGTCTGGCTACGAGCTAACCGTATACCTACTATAGTGATATTAACTACACTTGTATTGAGTACGTACATCGTACCTACTACCTACCTACTACCGTCTGCCTAAGACAGAAAGAGCCGACCGTAGCCGACTCCCCCCTATATGAAAACTAAAGGTTTAAATGTTATATAGAGCAACCACTACTATGGCTCCTATCATTGATGCTCCAAAGAGGTATAGACCTCCTATGATTGATTCTTTAATTAGATTTTTCATCGGCTAAGTATATTGCGTTACATTTAGGACATCCAGCTTCATTTAAGATACTAGCATGGTTTGAACTTAGAGCTGGAGTACCACATAGGTTTCCTGTTCCTGATTTGTAGATGTGAGCAGTGTTGCTCCATACGTTACCTTTGTTCCCAAAGATTGTGTAGTTTGGTTTTAGTTCTGTTTTGTTTATCATAACCTTTTCTTTTGATACCTAAAGATAAGAAGAAAGGCTGGTTAATCCAACCTTTCCTCAAACTTTTTTTTAAAGAGTTATTTGGTGTAAGGTGGGGTCGTTAATGAGTATGTCGGATAAAGACTGACCGTTGTCGGTGCGTCCATTTTGATATATGATATTGTCTTCGAATAAGTTTAATACATAGGATGTTGGTATTAAGGTTTCGTCGTTATGGGTAATAGAAGGGGCGTTTTTAAATGTGTCTAAAAAGTCGTCTTGGCGACCGTAGAGGGAATAAAGTAATTGAGATTTTTTAAAGTAAGTAGTTTGGTTGTTTATTTTTTTCTCCATACCTAAAGATACGAATAAGGGAGGGAGTTTCCAACCCTCCCCTAATCTTTTTTAATTCTTTTTCTTTACTGGCTTTGCTGTTAGACCTGCCTTCTTCAAAGCAAAATAAACATCTGAGTACTTCACTCCAAGCTCCTTAGCAATCTCTCTGGTGGTCAAAGACCCATCTGCCATCTCAACGATGCGAGGATCAACCGGCTTCTTCTCTCTCTTCTGAGCTGTTAGCCCGGTTAAGAATTTGATCAAGTCTTCCTTCTTGGTTTGACTAGCCTTCTGGAGACCTTTGGTAGTAGCTTCTGCTACTAGTTCTTTGTAAGATAATGTTTGAATGTTCATAACCTATTTTTTTGTTTCTTTTTTATTATACCTAAAGATAAGAAGAAGCCTCCGAAGAGGCAACTCTTTTTTTTATTATTTAGCTAAGCCAAACCATCATTGTGCCTGCATCGTACCACTCAAAGTACCATCCGTTCTCTTCAACGAAGTCGTTCAATTTAGGCTGTACTCCGAAGGTATCCATCCATCTCTCAGAGTAGTAGTCGAACAGGCTTGGATGAGACTCTCCTGATATCCAAATACCTTCTCCACCAATGCCGAACTCTTCTGTTGTTCCTACTACATGAACTCCTTTTTCTCGGAGTGCTAAAATCATTCTGTCTCTTGTCATAACCTTTTTTATTTCTTTGATACCTAAAGATACGAAAACAAAAGCAGGGGACCTACTGGCCCCCAAACTTTTTATCAAAAGAAAATAAAGGTTTCTTATTTGTAGATGGTCTTTCTAAAATTACCCATCACGTACTCCATTTTGATTCCCTCATGCGTAACAATTCGGTCTTCTTTCTCCACTCTCTTACCGCTGCCATCCTCTTCATAGCTCCAATCATATTGAACGTATGTAACTTCTAAATCAACAGTTTTACCAGATTTAGTTGCTTTAACGATTTTTAATTTCTTTACTAGATAAGAAGTCCATTGGCGATTAAACTCAAAGCATAGATCTGAATTCCACTCCATTCCCTCTCCGTTCAATTTATCGATAATATCTTGCTTTCTAGCTTCTTGCATCTGATAATCCTTCTGCTTAATTTCTGATGAAAGAATTTCATATTCGGAAGCCAGAGCAGCTAATTCTACCTTCTTACTATAAGGAGTTGCAAACGCTTCTTTAATACTATCCATATCATTAAGCATCCTTTCAGCAACCTTACCATTGAAAATTAATCTCCTGAATTCAAATTCATCCTCACATATAGTAGCGTAAGTATTAAAGTAATACTTCCTATCCTTATCTTCATCTCTCCAATAGCTCCTCTCAGTAATGCTCCCAATCTCCTTATGCCCAATCTTAAAATACATCCCACTATACCCCATCTCAACAGCAACATCTGCATAAGATACTAATTCATCTGCAAATAGTTTCTCAAAGATTGCCTTCTTTTCTTCCTTAGCTTCCTTCTCAAGAGCCGAACAAGTAACTTCGATTACATCTCTTTTCTCAATAAGAGCTGCTTTAACGATTTCTAAACTTTCATTTTTTGTCATAACCTTTTTTTTATTTCTTTTTTCTATACCTAAAGATATGAAATTAATCTTCTGGAGGCAACCCTAATCCTAACTTTTTTGCTAAAATTATCGCTGCATCTTTCTGCTCCTCTGAAGGCTCTGGGAACTTATGCCCCAGGTTGTAGAGCTCTTCATATAGCTCCTGCAAGTGTCTCTCAGTCGGAGACCCCCAAAAGTCTTTGCATGTAACAAAAGCGTCACCATATAGCAAGGCAGCAATCTCAAACAGATCTTCTCTCTTCTCTAATAACTCTTCTATCATATCTAAAGATAAGAAATATTTATCGGGATAGCAACCTTTGCCTGCAAATCCTCTACCGAGCCTTCTAAGCCGGGAGGGTCAAGCCTCTCCATGCACTCTTTAAAAGAGCCTGTGAAGAGGATGCTGCAGTATCTAGCCGGCATGGCTTTCACACCGGCTATTGCAAACATTCTATTCCCGCAGTGGTTTATATAATCGTAGTAGTTAAATATGGAATCCATATTCCCTTCCTGCAACTAAATTAGTTAACAAGTAATCATCCCCGGTCAAGAATAATTGACGAAGCATCTGCTCTTCCATCCCTACACTCCGAATGATATACTCCATAGTCTCCCCGTCAACATCCATATGCTTAAGCATGCTAATAATCTCTTCAACCATTCCAGGGTGACTCTTCATCTGCATAGTATCAGCTTTCTCAAGAATAACCAAATCCTTTAGCTGAATTACATAACGGGCATAATCATAACCCTGAGTATCAACCAAGAAGATTTTCTCTTTATAAGTAACCAAGTAGAACTGCTGATCTCCATCCAAAAAGTAATCGAAGAATGAGTTCGGGAATTCGACTATCGGAAGACTAGAAACAATCTCTCGAACGCTTTCATGCAATTCATTGAAGTTAATCGATGACCGAACATCATTCGGATGATTAGGTTTACGTTCATAATCGAGAGTAGGGCGAGTAAGCTTTCTGTACTGCTCGTCAGTAATTGTGTCTGAGAATAATTTTTTGTTTTCCATAACCTTTATTTATCTATACCTAAATATATGAATTATTTTTTAAATAAACAACTTTTTTTTTAAACCGCTTTACCGCAATCCCGGCATTTGCGTAATATTAACCCTGATACGTGTCTTACTGCAACGTAGGTGGTTTTATGTTGACATGCTTTCATAGCTCTTAGAATTTATCTTGATAAGCAAACTCTCCATGCTCGTTGAATGCATCAACCATGCTTTCAATTCTTTGAACATCATCATCATCCAACTCCAGAATGATTGAGTAATTATCCTCATCAACAATATCAACATCAAGAACTTTCGTTCCTTCTGGGTTCATAAATTCTTTATACCAGACATGACGTGTATTATCCATCATGATGTAGTAAGTTCGAACAGTGATTTGTTCTTCGTGATTTTCTAATATCTTCATAACCTTTATTTTAATATACCTAAATATAAGAAATATAATTCAATTAACCAACTACTTCCAAAGTAATTTTAATTTTAGCTACTCGGCAAGCTTCAAACATCTCTGCTTGATTTCTGTAATGTTCCACACTCTTTAAACAAAACTCTAGATACTCTGGGTAAGATTCACCATATGCTTTTGCATTCTTTTCATGAAATTTAGCTTCTTCAATCCATTTCTTAAGATTGTTCTCTGCTGTTTCTTTCTTAGAGAACATATCCTTGTTGGTAAACATGTTCAAGATTTCTCCTTCTGGAGTAATAGCAGCATACTTAAATTTTGTATCTATTTTCATAACCTTTAATTTTCTTCTCCTTGAATGATTAATTGAACAAACCCGTCTTCTTCCTGGATGTGACACTCCTCGGAAACGAATTCTATTGTCTCTCCAAACCCATACTCAACCAGACCAACAAACTCAATTTCTGATTCTGGATTCTGTTTCTGTAATTCTAATATCAAGTCCTTTATTTTCATACCTAAAGATAAGAATTATTTTTTTATTAAACAACTTTATTTTTCAATACCAACTCTCATTAATAACCACGTGATTGTATCTGATATTGTCATTCTTGTCTCTATTCCAGACTTTGACCTCACAGTAGATATTGTTCTTACCATTCTGGTAGCCGACTACCTCATACATGTCAGCCACCTCCTTCAGATGCTTCCATCTAGACCTACTTATCCTGCTGTAGTTCATTTCGCAATCTCTAGCTCCATAGTAGACCCATCCATGAACCGGACCATAGTCCCCATAAGCTGAGCGTAAGTATAAATGTTACAATCGAAATCCTGATAAAGAGTTTCCCTCTTATAGGAGCTTGTCAATTCAAGTTTCAATTTATCTGAAGAAGCAATCTCAAGCTTCCTTCCTTCATCTGTAATGGGCCTGTAACCAACGACTAGCTTTATCATAACCTTTTTTCTATACCTAAAGATACGAAAGCTGGTTCAAAGAACCAACTCTCCATCCTTAAAAACGTAAATATTTTTGTCTGCTTTAATCTCGTGAATAGTATTAGCATTAATCATCCTGAATGCTTCTTTCTGCATATCAAAGACAACGACCAATCCTTTCTCAGAGGGATTGTAAGACATTCCAACTCCTTTGACTCCTTTAGTAACACCCCTACGAGCATTCATCAATCTGATTGAACCATCCTTCTTTGTGAAGGAAACTGTGAAGATCTTATCTCCTAGCAATTCTATAACCTTATTAACTTCCATACCTAAAGATAAGAATTATATTTCAATTAACCAACAAAAAGTCCCATTTTATGCATTTCATTTTTTGCCTGGAAAGCAATTCGGCTCGAATCTGCTCCGATGTGAAAATCCAAAACCTCATCCTCACCAATGGGGCGATAATTTTTCCAATCGTAAACCGTGAATACATCTCCGTCGGGAGTTTCCAAATTGTAATCGATGTTGGTTTTATCCTCCCCGTCATTACTCTCCCATTGCGGATCTCCGAATGCTGCTCTCAACCTACCCAAGGTCGTTTTAATCGTAATGCCGTGGAAGGAAGTCTCATCGGTGGATTTATTTGTCTTTTTAACCATACCTAAATATACGAAAAAAAAGGGAGGGAACCAACCCTCCCCTAATCTTTTTTTAAGCTTCAACATCGCCGAACCCGGCATTGTCTGTTAACTCCATCGCTTCATCTAAAATACCGTGTATCTTATCAGGGTCAGCAAGACCCGAAACATAATCCCCAAAGGTGTCTTCCTTGATCTGACATTGATTAAGGTCCTTAGCTACAGAGAACATAATATACTCTGGATCTGGAACTACTTCCCCTGTCAGCATGTGTCTCATCAATAAAGATGGTGAAATTAGTTTAGTAGTAATAGCGTTAGCCATAGCGTGGCATTCAACACCGTAAGTCTCTTTAACTAATTTGTGAATGCTTAGTACATGTTCGTTGTACTCCACAAGTGTTTTTTTATTTTCTCCCATACCTAAATATACGAAAAAAAAGGGAGGGAACCAACCCTCCCCCAATTTTTTTTAATCTTCGTTTCCTGCCTCCTCTAAAACATCCCAAAGAGCTTCCAATGAATCAACAGCTGAATCAATTAAGAAATCCTCATCAATCGCAATTCTATCAATCTCAATTTTATTATCATAACCAATACTTAACTCAAATTGATCCTTATCAGCAACATCATCCCAATCTTTCTCTGAAAGCATTTGTCGGAAAGTAGTTAGGAGAACATCCTTATCAATTACTTGCTTTGGAGCTTCATCCTGCATTTCTGCAGATAAATCTGCTAACAACTTAATTACATCATCTTTAGTAAAGATGGAAGGGTAGCTGTTGGAAACCCTGTCGATTGCGTTTTTAATATTGTTTATCATAACCTTTTTTTATTTCTTTTCTATACCTAAAGATACGAATCTTCTCTTTAATAACCAACTTTTATTTTATTTTTTTCCTCAACATAAATGTTAAGAATGTTAGAAGCTCCTTCGTAGTTACCGCTAGTCAACATCATTGTTGATAATGCTAAGATTCTAGCCAAGTCTCTCTCCTTTGGAGTCCTGCTTGTGTCGTCTGCAATAGCTTGTAGTTCTTTATTTCCCATACCTAAAGATACGAATAAGCCTCTAAACAAACAACTAATTTATTTATTCTTTTGTTGGAAATTAAAATTGTTTTTCGTATCTTTAGGATGTCGGAAAGATGGAGTACGAAGGGCGGGGTAAAAACCTGAAGAAATCAGACGTAGGCTGTTCTTTAAAAAAAAATGGTATGAAAAAAAACCGACCCCTTTCGGGGCCAGCTTCTCATATAACTTAAACCAAACTATTGCTCTGTGAGTTCTTTTACCTTCTCATTGTGAAGCTCAATCATTGCAAAGTAGAGCTCGATGCTTTGGACTCTGGATTTAGAACTTAATCCCAATGTCTGCTTAGCTGCATCCCTAGCTGAGAATCTAGACATCTTCATGCCTGTTTTGATTTCAAATTCAAGACCTGTGATGATTGTCTTCAATCTGAAGAGTTCGATGTTGTTTTTTTCTGTGATTATCATAACCTTTTTTTTATTTCTTTTTTCCTATACCTAAATATACGAATAAGCCTCCAAGGGACCAACTAAAATAAAAAAAAAAATGGGCCCGAAGGCCCACTCTTTAAATGAACGATTCTGCAAGCTCGTAAAGCTTCTCATTCAATTCAATATCTCTATTGAAGTTCTTGATAGACCTAGCCGTCTTATTTCGGCCGGTAGAGGCTTTGTATTTAAAACCACCACGAACCATCTTCTCTTGAATCACATTAAAGACTGTCCAAAGATCATTCCCTTCATCCTCAGAACGAACAGGCTTAAGAATTTCCTCAGCCGTAACCTCAGCTCCACCTTCTCCAAATCTAATACCCAAAGCAGCTAAAGCCATCTCAACCTTCTGATCCTCAGTCAAAGTAACCTCTCTAAATTTATTCAAGGTCTCAACAGTCACCGGTAAGGTTTCAACCAACCCCATAACCGTCTTCTTTAACTCCTCAAAAGAATAGCCCTTATGACGGATGGTCATAGAACCGAAATCTTTGGTTGCAATAACCAACCCATTAGAACAAATCAATCTGAACAAACCGGCTCTGAACTGGAATGAAGAAAGACCATCGTGAGAGTTACTCAATAGGATCTGAGGGTAAACAACCTCTCCATCCTCACTCTTAATAACTACATCGTCGTTTCTGAATACAACCATGTGCTTACTAAAGCTTCCACCCGCTTCATCTTTGCGAGTCTTTCTTTGCTTTGCATCAACAACATTCCATCCCATCGTAGCCATATCACCGATTAAATCGATAGTGGGTACGTGAACATACTTTGAAGATACTTTTGAAGAGACACCAGTCTCGAGAACTGCAGGGGCCATAATGGCGATCTGCTCTGTGGTTAAAAATGTGTTTTTCATAACTGTTTTTATCTTATTGATACCTAAATATACGAATAAGCCTCCGAAGAAGCAACCTTTAGACAAAAAAAAATAACGACCATCCAAAGCATTTTTTGTGGCCACTATAGTGTTTCTGTAGGTTCTAGAAGCTTTTGATTGTTATTTTATTATGTGCCCTAAGCTCGTTTCCTTATGTAACGTCAATGTCTCTGTAGACTACATTAATAAATATGGTAAAAATAAAAAAAAGTGTTTGTCCCCTGAACTAATGTTCGTATCTTTAGGATGTCGGAAGATAGTACGAAGGGCGGCTCCAAAGGGGTTGAAGAAATCAGACGTAGTTTGGGCCCTGGAATAAGTGGTACTTTCAGTGGTACCTTACCACTCCCCCTAGAACCACATCCCCAAGTCTTCCCCAGCGGTTTCTTTTCCCAGACCTCCCCCCCCCCCATGTCCCGCCTGCGGCGGGTCTCCCCTTACCCCCCACTGTTCCTGCAGGTCTCCCCCCATGCCCGGGGCGGTACCTCGAGTCGATCGACCGGCGAGTCTTGCGAAATCGACCGGAGCGGTACACATGCCGGTAAACTCTCCTAAATACTCTCCACTCTTCCCTTGTCTATTTTCTACACACCATTACCATTCTTTTATATAGTACCATGTTATACCCACTACTAGTTAACACACATTACTTTTCATTACACACTTCCCATATCACCCTTACCCTTTATATTATGTTTTCTCATTGTCTTATAGTCTTACCATACGTCTATACTTATCTATAGTATACTCTACGGTTTAATAAGCTACGGTCGTCTAACACTACGGTTGACTCCTTACGGTTTTCTTTACAGTTCCCTATACGGTTTACTCACTACGGTTGTCTAGTTCCTACGGTTACCTATCTTACGGTTACCTCTACCATACTATCCTACGGTTGACTCTTCTACGATTTTCTATACGGTTTTCTTTATATTGGCTATACCCTGAATTACTCTACTCCTTCTTACTAGGTTCAATATTCATGTCTCATAGCTTTCTTTAATACCTTTCTTGCTTTATACAATTGTGATCGGACAGTTACATGCCCTACATTTAATTCCTTTGCTATCTCTGGTCCAGATAGTCCTTCAATACAGAACATTTCAATCACTCTTTTATATCCCGGTGCTAAATTATCTATACATTTCATAACCACCTGTAAGTCCATAGGTGAATGAGTATCATTACATCTTCCTGGATTTACTACGGTTACATCTTTCTGATATTGCTCATACTTTCTCTTCTTTATATGATTAAGTGCTGTGGTTATTACCACTCTACCACACCATGCTACTAAGTAATTATCATCCTTTAGTTGTCCAATATACCTAAAGATTCTTACAAAGCTATCACAGACTACATCATCTGTATCATCTACATTATTGACATACTTGTATGCTAGTTTTGAAAAGTATGCCTTATACCTAGTATAGAGAAGTGCTTTAGCACTCTCTGAACCTGCTTTAAGTTCTTGAGCTAGCTTAACCGTATCTACCTGTTCCTGTTCCATCTACTTAATATACGAATCATATTTCAACTAAACAACTAAAAGAATGGGGCCCGTAGGCCCCTTACTCTTACTCATATCTTCTCCCCGTGTGGGGAAGTTCTTGAGAATTCGCGCGATCTTCTTTTTAATCTTGCGCTGGTTTTTTCTTAGCCGGACGCTTACGCTTTGCTTTTGGTTTCACAGCAGGGGCTTCTTGAGTTGTTACCATCTCCTGTACTGCTGCTTTAACTGCAGCCATTTCCTGTACTACTGCTTTAGCTGCTAATGCTTCTACTACTGCAGGAATCTCTTTTACAGCTACTACTGCAGGTTTAACTTTAGCTACGACCGGAGCAGGTTTTGCTACGGGAGCTTTTTGACGAAGAATTTCTTCTTCCATTTCAGCGATTAACTCTTGACGAGTTTTTCTTGACTGAAGGTAGGCAGCGATTACCAAAATGATAAATGCGCCTACGATACCGAGTACGAGTACGTTTGTCATATTATTGTCTAAGTGTTTTTTTGTTTCTGTAATTTACATCTGTGAACATTGTTGGGATCATATCTGTATGAGTTGCTCTGATAGGATTAATATCCAATCCTCCTCTACGGGTATACAAACAAGCTACCATCAAACGAGAAGGTTGATAAGCTTCTGTTAAATGCATAAACATCATCTCACAAATCTCTTCGTGGAAATGAGACACCTCTCTATGAGATACGATGTACTTTGCTAACGATTTGAAATCAGGAGCATTTGTTCCGGTAGTCTCAATCTCGATATAAACATCACCCCAGTCTGGTTGGTTGGTTACCCTACAGTTACTTCTCAAAAGGTTTGAAGTTATCTTAGTCGTAACTGCTACCTCATTAGGAGCTACTTCCATTGATTGCAACTGACTAGCATCTGAATGGAATGTATCGAAAGTTTCTTCGTCTAAATTAACTGCCTGGTCAAGGTGTATGTAATCTGTTCCAAACTCTACCTCAGGAGTAAACTCGTTCGTAAAGAACTTAACTTCAACTTCTGTCTGTAATAGTTTAGATAGATCTTTAGTGACCATCTGCTCAACTAAGTTAACACATTCGTGTGCTGTAGAACCCAAACGGGTCATGTTAAAGGAGTTCAAGTAAAGCTTGATTGACTTAGACTCTACGTGAGCAGGACTATCTGCCGGACAGTAGATCTTCATCATTCCGTTTACCGGACGTCCATTCTCTGTGATTGCTGATACTTCATAAGCATTCCAAACATCACCGCCTACAAAGGGTAGGTCACCTTCTTTAATGCTGTAACTCTCTCGGTTGTAGTAGCGAGGTACTGCAACGAGAAGCTCAGGAGCATACGTTGACTTGTAACCCTCACCGCCTACCTTACCAAGGTGTTTGCCGGCAATTTCAATTACTGTATTTTGATTATTATCCATGATTCTTTATTGTTGTATAAAATTTTTCTAATCTTTCTTCTACTGATCCTGTTAGGTATACTACAGGAACTTTTATATGCTTAATGTATCGTTCAAATAAGTCTACTATATCATCTCTGAATTGAGTATTAGTGCTCCTGGTTCCATCGTCTACGATATCGAATTCAGGCTTTAGATAGAAGATATAATCATAGCGATCCTTGTAATGATTGAATACGTTCATAGAGTATTCCCATACCCACTTCTCAACACTACCTTGCTGGTATAACCAATGAGTATAAACTACTCCGTCGATGACACATCTATCCATAATAGCATCAGTATACAGAGTATTCTTAATATGCTCATTCATAATTAGAAGCTGGGTAGTATTACCTCCTGCTTCGTTTATCTTCAAACCCTTCTTAACCATCCGGCGGGTAATCTCGTCGATGAATTCGTATTTGTACCTGAACTCCTCGTTCTGCTTAATTGCTTCTAGTAGAGTAGTCTTACCTGTTGATTGAGCTCCTGTAAATGATATTCTCATTAGTATTAATATACGAAGTTAATTTGATTAAAGCCAATGTCTTTTAAGAAAGTTTACCCACATATCGACTGAGATGTTATGCAGCTTCTGAAACATTTCATCCATTGTAAGGTTCCTGATGCTTATCTGCTGAGATCTAACTACCGGACCATCATCCACTCCTGCTGTTACTTGATGAATTACACAGCCGGAACTACTCAAATCTAGATTCCAGGCTTTCATCTGAGGATCTTTTCCTTTCAGTTCAGGGTATTTAGTGATCAAACCAGGATGTCCATTGTAGATAGTTGAATACTCTTCAATCACTTCTGTAGGTATTACTCTTAACCATCCATGTAAGGTGATCACGTATGTATCAATACCGATTGCTTCTGCTAAGACGCTACGGTAGTCTTCTACGGTTGGTTGGTTCGGTAATGTTATAATATTTTTAGAGAGCACCTCTTGGTTTATTTTCCTTAACCGGGCCGGTCTTTCATTGGTAATAATAACATCAGGCCATCGATCTAAATGATTACTTACTTCAGCAATCTCGTTGCCAGTCTGAGAGAAGAATGCAATCCACTTACCCATTCCACCATGCTTTAAAGACGTCAATATTCCAATCTAAGTTATGCTTGCTGATTTGGTCTGCCGGGTAGTTAATTAATTCAAATAGCTTCTGAGACTCTTTTGTCTTAAGCCCGGAGTGAGGATAAGGAATTCCTTTAATAGCATGTACTACTGGGTTAGAAGTATCCATTGAGTAAATCCAATCATATCCTTTGTAGAACTGACCTTCTTGAGGTAATGCACAACCGAGTAAGTGGTGAGGCTTTTGCTTATTAATAATACCGTCCTTCTCTAATCTGCCTAGCAAAGCAACTCTTCCTAGCATCCAGCTTACAAGCTTGTTCGGATTAGGAACTATTTTTTCATAGAGAGAATAATCAAAAGAGATTGCAATCATATCAACATCCAGCTTGTCATCTAAAGTCTGATAGCATTCCACGATCTCCTCATAAGTCTTTCCTTGAACTACTGCAATACTTTTACCCTTAGCGGTTGGTCTATGAAACTGATTCCATACGTAAGCATTAAAGATTGTTGTCTTTGCATCCTCTAAAGCATCTGGGATGATGTACCAGGTAGGCTCAAGCTTATTATTCCATTCGAAGAACTTCTTCATATCAAAAGCCTCTCCTAATTCAAAGATTGAATTATCTAAAATAACTTCTCGTTCTTTACAGGCTTCAACAAAGGCTTCTTTATAGGCTTCACTCTCCTCTAACAAATGAACTAAGCAGTAATCGTAATCAGTCTTAGTTTGAACGTAAGAGAATAAATCGATAGGAGATTCGTGCGCTATCTTAATCATTACTTGCAGCTATATCCTTTAACGAATTCGTAAAACTCTGCTCTTGCTGAATCTTCCATCATGAAGCATCCTGATAACTTTGAAGTTTTCATAGAAGCTCCTGCATGCTTTACTCCTCTGCAAGATACGCAATTGTGGGTTGCTTCGACCATTACAGCTACTCCCTGATTACCTTCACAAATCTTATTCACTGCGTTATGGACTGCAACTGTATATTGTTCTTGGATTGTTCCTCTTCTTCCGAAGTATTCAACAATCCTATTTAGCTTTGATAAACCGACAACCTTACCTTCTGGAGAAGGAATGTAACCGATATGAACCCGGCCTTGGATTGTTTGGTGATGATGAGAACACATAGAGGTAATTGGAATATTGCCTTCAAATACCATTCCGTCGTATCCATCTGAAGGAAATGCAGTAACGTTATCCATCATATCGTAACGTCCTTTCCATAAATCGAATACGTATGCTTTTGCTACCCTGCGAGGAGTATCAGAAGAGTTAGGATCATTCTTCCAATCACAACCTAATGCATCTAGAAACTTTCCGTAAGCATCTGCTGCCTTATCAACCATCTTCCATTTCTCTTTTTCGGTGAACGGATAACCGGGTGCCTTGCCGTTAGCAAAGCCCATGCTCGCTAATTCAAGACCGTCTGAAAATTCTTTTAAATCCATAAATATAATATAGTAACTTTTGTTTTAGTATGCAACTTATAATCCAGCAACGGAAGTTCTTTCTGCTTCTACTCTAGTCTCTCCTCCTTGGTAGATGATCTTACCTTTCTCATGCTCGTGAGGATTACAGCGGATATTAGTCTTATAGAAGTATACAGGACCATTATACTCGAAAGTCTCGCTACCTAAATGCTCTCCTAATGCTATCCCTTTCGGGCCAGAGATTCTTCTCGGTCCATTAAACGATCTGAAATCAATATCTAATGCTCGGTACCACTTACCGTTATTCATTTGAATTTCATGTGCCCATGCGGTATTAAAATCAAATTCTAATTTACCAGTATTGCCTCTTTTTTCTCCCATGCCTAAAGATACGAATTAATCTGGGAGTAAGCCAGCTTTTTCTACTGCAGTCCAAACTCTAGTCTTCCAAAGATCTATTCTTATTCCTTCAATCTCCTGGAGTCCGTTTATGGTTTCTTTCGATAGGTGAACAATACATAAATCAAACATTCTATCTGCTTGTGCAATGTTACCTTCTTTTGCAAATTTTCTACCTAGTTTATATTTTTCCTTTAATGTCATAACTTTAGTTTTTATAACGAACTGATTTAAACTGCATTTCTTCCTCTGCCATCTGGTAATCTAAGCAAAGGAATACACATAAGTCACGCAGCTGTTGAGGGTAAATGAGAGCCATCTCTACCAGCAGTTCGTCTTCCATTGATTCAAATACATGACTGAAGCTTTCAATCTCTTCAGGGTGCTCTTGAGGTGTTTTCTTAATCTTCTTCATAAGCTACGTAGGTCTTTTTCATCACAGGCTTTGGCTTCCTTGTCTTAAAGGAGTCTAACCATGTTTTCAAAACGTGTAGCTTTTGGTGGTTTGATGTTTTGCTCATATTTTAATCCATTTATTTTTATAGTCCTTATTTGATGCTGCGTACTGAGCGTAACCGTTTCTGATAGGTCGGCCGGAGTTATAAGCACCGCATGCTAACATCCAATCACCATGCATTGAGTACCACTTACGGAGCATCTGCATACTGATCTTAACATTCAAATCAATATTAGTCTTTAATTCTTTCTCACTCAATCGCTTCCTAACATAAGGCCTAGCCCATCGAGTAATAATCTGCATCGGACCAACAGCACCTGCGAATGAGGTCTGGTATGGGTTATAATCAAAATCAAAAGGACCTTGGTATCTAGTCTCTAAGTAAGCAACGTTGTATGCAATATGCTTCGGTATCTTTAAACTATCACTCCAGTGCTCAATCGACTCATACATCTGGAGTGAGATAGTTCCGTTAGCTAAATCTAAACGTTCTTCAAAGTAATCCAGGCGTTGATTGAAGTTAATATACATCAACCCAATAACTCCCAAGAGAATAATTAAATACCAGTTTCTTACTTTAGCAAACATCCTTTAGTTTATTTAGTTGATACCGGACTAGCAATCTTAGAAGCATACATCTTAAAGATAATTCGTCCGATTGAGTCACTATAAATAGTATAGCTACCAGTCTTGCGATCCATCATAATCAATTTGTCTTCTGAATCGATTGCGATTCGAACTTCTTTATTCAAGATAGTTTCATTAACTGCTTTAGGTTTCATCTTCAATTCATTGAAGTAGTAACCGAGACCAAAGCCTCCAATTAAGGTTGCAGTAACAATTGCAACGTTCATAAATCGGTTGAAGATAACTTTCAACTTGTCTTTTTGTTCTGTACTAATTAGATTTTTCATAACTTATTTCTTTTTGTTTTAAATGTTTTATTGCTTCAACTACTTCCCGGCATTGTTCGTATAATTCATTATCTACCAGTACTTTTAAATTCTTCTCTAAAGTAACGATAAATTCTTCAGGATTGCAAGTTAAATCATAAAATTCTTCTTCATCTTCCATCTCTACTGAGATAATATGCACATGCTTCTTAGTACAATCTAGATTAGCTATAATTGCAGTACATATAATAGAGGCAAGCTTGGCATCTCCTTGCTTAACTCTTTCCATAAAATCTGCTTCAGACTTAACCTTATATGTTCTCATCTCAGAATAAATCAAGGGGATTTCTTTTTAGGGTGTATTTTTTCATCTGAGTGGCTTTCTCATCTGCTTTGAGCATTTCGGTTGCAATTCTCTCCAAATGCTTTCTCTTCTCTTTTTCCTTATTCTCTAGGATCTTTTCGTGCTTTGTCTTCTTCATAAGCGGCTGATGAAATCATCCTGCTTCGGTTCTTCATCTGTCAATCCCAACTCTTTTAATCTCTGAAGTTGGTATTCGTCAAGTTCCCAGCTAGGTTCTTCCTGCTTATAAATAGTTACGTGATCTTCAAGTCCTTGTATTTGTTTATTTTCAAATACGTCTCCTACTGTTAAGAAGAAGCAATTGTAGCAAAGTAGGTCTAAGTTTTCTGCTCGGTAGTTCTTTTTATTACCATCCTTAAAGTGCATAAGGAGAGGCATTTTGTAATCAAGGACTCTCCTCTCACTAAAATGGCAATTGTAACATTCCTCTAGTAGGTAACCTTCAGTGATCATTCGATCTTTTATCTTTGCCGGTGTAAAGGAATGCGGTGATGCATTACCTTCTACGATATCCAATAAAGATGGTTCATCTGATTTACCTGTTAAGAACTTTGGAATGCCTGTACCGGATTGGTTTTTATGCTTTTCCCATAGAGATATTCCTAGTGCTTCATCCTTGTATTGTTTAGCATATTTTTTATAATGCACAAAAGATACTGAAAGATACCGGGCAGCTGCTCGGTTAGATCTAGTTCGGCTCATCGCCGATAAGACCATATCCTTAGATAGAAACTTAATCTTGGTCATTGTCTATCAATTCATCATCCCGAAAGTTTGATGTTGATTGATTTTTCTTTCCAAAGACTTGGTCATACTGATCTGCTTCCATGATAACTAAGTCGTTGAAAGTATCTTCACCCTCTCCTTTTGTTATTGTGATAGATCTTTTCATCTTAGATGATGAACAACTAACGCATGTTGTAGCACTTGGAAGTGCTTTCAATCGACCTTCCGGGATTGCTTCTTTACATTTAATACACTGTACTGTCATAACTTACTATTTTATTTTGTTATAATATATGAATTTCTTTAGGGAATAGCAAGTTTTATAAGTCGAACTTAAAAACAATTAGCTCATAAAGATCTCCGGGAGTCTTAAAGAAGTATTCTGTTCCATCTTCATCCTCCCAGGCCATTATATCTCCAGCTGCATTCTTTCTCTCATAAACATACCACCAAACAATACTAGCAACCTCTTCATTAAAGGCAAAGCTTAACATCTCTTCCATCATAGTCCAGTATGGAGCAACGATAGTTGAGGTATCGATCCCTGTCTGAGTGAATGTTTTATGCTCGTTAGTAACTAACTTCTCTAAATGATTAATCATCTTGGTGAAGAGTTTCTTTTCTTCTTCCAAGATTCCATCCTCTGTTATATCAATAACTTTAAACCTAACCCCAAGAGCCTTTTCAAGACCCTTCTTAATACTTTCAAAACCTTCCATAAGATTATCTAAGACGTGATTTTATATTTGTAACTGAGAATATCTCTAAAAATTGTTCGACTGGTAAGCCTTTCATTGCTGCAAAGAAGCTAACTGCTTGCTGCATAGTTTCAGCTGCTTGGGTCATTATTACCTCCTTGTTAGGATCATTCTTTCTATAGAATCCGAATTTCATATTTTATCTATTAGGTTTTTAATTTCAACACATTTTAAGTAATCTTCTTCCTGCTGATAAATAGTTAGAATAAGGTTTAATAATTTCTTGAACTGCTTCCTCTCGACTGAAAGATCTAATCCATAGTAAACCATTCTAAATAAGACTAGTTCGTCTCTTCCATCATTGATTGCATCGGTGATTCTTTCTAATACTCTCAACTTAATAACTTCTTTGAACTCAGGAGTCTTGAGAGTTTCGGCAAAGCTTTGTTCAATATCTTCTTCGTCCTCAAAATAAACTTCGAGGTAGATTGGCTCATCTATTTTCTTCATAGTATAAATTTTAAATTAGTTTCTGGATGAGAATAAATATAGCTACTCCATTTGTATTTTGCATACTCGTGTCCTTTTTGTTCTGCCTGCAGTCTTTTTTCGCCGTTAGTTGAAATGGAAGCAAAATGGTAAAAGTGACAATTATATGTTCTAACCATTTTTAAATCTGATATAGCACATTTTAAAAAGAAATCCCAATCAGCTACCATACCTGCTTCATAATTTTCATCCCATCCGCCTAATCTTATGTAATCATATTTGTTCATAAAGATCGGTAAAGTTGATCCCGATTCTTCTGTTTTACCCTCCCTGACTGAATTTTCGTAATCCCAGTAAGTTTGTAGGTCAAACGTTTTAGGATCTCTTCCTAGATCCTTAATATGGAATTGTCTGAAGATAGAAGGAGAAGGCTCGATTTGATTAGGAGCTAATACATATCCGGGTTTATATTCCTCAAGTAACACTTGATCCCATACATCCGGAAAGACATTATCATCATTTACAATCAGAATCTTATCAAACTTAGCATTATAAACTCCTAAGTTAGTTGCCCGGCAAAGCCCGACGTTCTCTTCTAAAACTAGAATCTCAACAGAGTCTTTATACCTATCAAGAACCTCCTTATTAACCTCATAGAACCCATCTACCACTACTATAATTTGGTTGTTTAACCTCTGTCCGTTAATGGCTGATCTTAAACATAAGTCCAGCGTTTCAGGCTCTTTATATGTAGGGATGATTACTGAGATCATACTAAGCTCCAATCTGTTAGAGGTGATAGCCAAGCTGTCTCTCCATGAGTTGCATACCCGGGAATAGAGCTTATTAATAACTCTCCCTGCTCTCTCAAATCTAAGAACATTTTAAAGTCCTCAGGATAGCTTCCTTGAGTATACTTACGGAGAGTTTCTTCTGTTCTCTTTAATGTTGAGACTGTAGCTGCAAAGGTCATAGTAGTTGAGTTTGTTATCTTCCAATGAGTTGATTCCGTTAAGTATACTCGAGTATCTTCTGCTCCTCCTTCACAGTAGGGATTCCCTCCTCGGGATGGCGGTAGATACTTATCAGGATGATCATATAAAGATATGAACGAAGCTCCTAATTGCAAACCTTCTTTAATAATTTTATCTGAGTTTGGTTTATGTAAGTAATCATTCTCTAGGAAGTAAACAACTTCTTCATCCGGTAATTGCAGCGCTTCATCTAAAGCCAAGTTAAAGGTACCTGCTCCATGACCGACAGAAATATACTCAATAAAGTTTCTAGGGCTATGCTTTTGAATCATATCGTTAGTCTCTTCTGAGATATTATCTGCAAGGATAGTCCAGTCGTTATCAAACCAAGGGAAGGTCTGGATAGCATTCTTCAGACAGGCCTCATTGTTTATGTAAACTGGTTTTACTTTGCTATAACCTGAATCGGATATTCTATAGATTATTTTCATATACTATGATAGCAAATTTATTATATGATTTGCAACTTCTTTATCGGCTAAGTAGGCATCTAGTACCGTATGAGGATCTCCAAAATATTCTCTAGGACCTAAACGAGGCTGTTTAATCTGCTTTAACACTCCATTCCAACCGTAAAGCTGTAAATTAAAGTCGCCTGTAATTACAGTCTTAGTCCCTACTCCTGCAGCAATTGTAGCTAATCCTCCATCAGTTCCGATAAATGCAACACAATGCTTCATTATAGAAGCTTCAAACAAAAGTGATTTTTGATCATCATCTGGCAAATATAAAGTCTGTTGCTGGTTGGCATCTCCAACACCGATTGGGTATAAAGTAAAATGCTCCTGCAGTTCGTTTACTATGTATTGAATGTCTCTATGTGCTCCTCCGTAACCTAGGTTTGGAACATCTACACCTGCTTCATACTGCTCAGGAGTAAATAGGTAAGTCTTTGGTTGCCAATTAGTCATAAAAGCAAGAACTGGTTTGTTACCTGTCTGTCTTAATTCAACAACAACATCTCTAGCAATAGCATCATATTCCGGAGTGGTGTAAACTACATACCCGGAGGATAATTCTTCAAAGCCGGCTTGCTGTTGGTATTGTTCGCAAGGAGTAATTTGATAGTCTAAAGCTCCTAACTCAATAACCTTGCTGTAATTATTCCCAGTACAGGGATGATAAGGTTTAGGGCCTGGTATTTGTGATATAAAGACCCTATCTATAAATGGATTGTTCTCAACTAATTGAGCTACTTGTGGAAAGCCGATTAAGTAATCTACTTGAGAATAACCTTCTCCTTTTAGCTTTTCAGCTAAGGATGTTGCGAAGATAATATCTCCAAAGAAGCCAAAAGTTACTACTAAACAATTAGTATTGCTCATAGGATTTTTCTTCCACAAATAATGAACCTGTCAGTAGGTTAATTTCTTTTTTAACTTCTGCTCTCTTGTCGTTAGTAACATAAATTTGTCTAGCATAATGAATAAACTCTTCATCAAAGACTTTATTCTTCTCTTTCATTCGAATATCATCCTCTAGATCCCAAAGTGTTTCGTTAACTGTTTTCACTTTTTCGTATAGGATACGAACCTGCTCATCTTCTAAAAGGCTAGCTCCTATATTAGTTAATTCTGTATACTCTGTATGTATGTTCTTCAGTTTACTTTCGTCTGAAATCCGTTCTAATTTAATTTGCAGTATGCTAATTTTATCTAGCAACTCTCCGTCTGATATTTCTACTTTCATAAATTTATTTTGTAGTTGTTTGATTTAATCCATTTTACATTCTCTAATCCTATTGGTATTTCCTCTAAAGTATATTCAATATTATCATAACCAACATGCCTATATTCATAAGCTTTTTGGTATAGCATCTTTCCTTCGTAGAAGTCTCTTTGATCCTGTTCTGGTTTCAAATGCATTGCTCCATTATCATCATGGTACAAACAGAAATAAGTACCTTCAGACTGTCTCACTACAGGAATACTAGCCCATCTTAGTCTCTCTCTTAAGTCTTCATCTTCGTTACCCCACCCTTTATATAGAGGATTTAAACCGTTAATAACCTCAAACTGCTCTCTTGACATCATTACAACCCCGCCGTAAAAATTAGGATCGATTGCTTGAGAGAAGCTTCTGTAACCGCCTGGAATGTCATGCTCAGGCCTTAAGCTTGCGTTGTCCTTATCAAGGAAGAATGCTTTTGCTCCCATTAGAGTAACAGTTCCGGTAAAAGTATAATCTAAATCGTCAGCTGGATAATAATCAACCTGATGTAGAATAATAACATCCCCGGTTGCTTCTTTGAAGCCAATATTATTTACAATAGCAATCTGGAAATTATCTTCGTTACCTTGTTCGGAGATTATAATTTCATATTCTTTATCTGCAAACTTATCTTGCAGTCTTGGTAGCAATACCTCCAGATGCTCTTCCCTATTCCGGTAAGGTATAATAATTGAGTATTTCATCTCCGAATCTATCATATTGGTGAATAACTGTGTAGTCTTTTAAAGTATTCAAATCAAACTTAACCACTCCTTCTTTAATAACATGTAGATGAACTGCAAATTTATCTTCTAGACTTGTGAAGGTTGTTTTATGTTTGTAAGAATTTCTTGTAAGATAATTAAAAGAAGTCTGATCGGCAACTTTAAATTTACCACAAGACATTAGGAAGATATCTTTACATAGAGCTTTAACATCCTCTGCTCCGCCTCCAAATACTCCAACATTAAGAACTTCCTCTTCTGCTAATTCAGATCCTAGGAAGCCTAAGTTAACATAAAGATGTTCTAAGTTCCATCTGTGATCTTCATACTTAATAACCTCCCCGGTTGCAATGATGCCTTCTAAAGGTACTCTTGAAAAAGGTGATTGAGTAAACACAACGTCCTTCACATCTGTTATGAATACTTTCTCATACTGCATATCATTAAGGAAGTTAGCAATGTGAAGGAACCGAATATTATGTACTAGGTTGTAAGAGCTTTCCGGGGTTACTCTTCCGGTGTCTGTCAAAAACTCATCCTGTATCGCTCCAAAGAAATTAACCTGTGGAAGGTAAACATCTACATTATTTTCAGCTAAGTATGATACTAAAGGTGAATTTGAATTTCCATTATATAAATACAAGACTCTGTCTGTATCTTCGAACTTAGAAGTTTGCACCCAATTCTTAATATCAGCAACAGAATAGTTATTACTGATTGCTCCTATAAGTAAATTTTTATTCATTAAAGTTAATATAATTAATTTCTGGGTTAACGAACCAACCGATATTGTCTGAATACTTCTCTTCACCTATCCAATGGTAAGCATCTCCGGTCATTGGTAATTCAATAATTCGTTTCTTATCTAAAGCGGAAGCAATTGAGGATGGTCCTGATAAGTTACCTACATAGAGTGCTGCTGAGTTAATTGCTGTAAACCAATTATGCACATCCCCTATTTGGTAGAACTCACATTGATCTTTGAATGGGAATAAATCATAATCCTTCTGCTCAGTACCGATAAAGACAACCTGTCCCGGATAAGCTTCCATAATACTTTGGTAAGGGAATTCATTATTAATCCTTGAGTGACTGTACCTCCTGTTAATAATAACCTTATCGGTAAAGTATGGATCAATCTCATTGAACTGTATCCACTGATAAGGCTTTTTAATTTCAAAATCAAAAGTTAAGCTAAAGATTTCAGACCAGCAAGTCTTATAGAGGTGAGGAGATCTCATAAAATGCTCTAGGTGCGTAAAGCCTTCCTCTACCAATTTAGGTTCGTAGACTTCAATAGGCCCACTAATAACATTTGGATTAGTAGGCACTATCTTAAAGTCCTCAAGCATCTGAAAGGAATTAACAAATGGTTGGTTCATTACCAAGTCGCGAAGTTCCTTGTATGCTGTATCAGTTCCTAATTCGAACCCTCCTTCAACATGGTAGAGGTAAATATCTGCCATTGTATTATTCTTCTCACATAGATGCTTCATACCGAACATCATATGCATAAAGTCACCAAGCTTACCGCAGATAGTAAAGTTCTCAGTTCTCATTAAATTCTCTTCTTGAAGCAAGCTGTTAAGATGTTTGGTGACAATGCTTTATCAACTCGAACCTTATCTTCAACATTGCAGTAATTAATCATATCGAACCCTTGCCTGTTCATAAAAGCTTCTAAACTCTTTTCTGTGAAATGGTACAAGTGTTCATCAGGCTTTCTATGCTTCCAGGTTTCAAACCAAGCATCATCTAAGCCATTAACGCACCAAGGTAAGCTGATAACAGCATACTTACATTGAAGGTTCTTAACGAACTCAATATCGCCAAAATGTTCTAAGCTATCAAAGAATGTAATAACGTCAGCGTACTGGTTAGTAATATCATCAACGAAGTTAATTCCCGGGTTCAAAGGATAGGCTGGCTGTATATCGTTACCGTAAAGCTCTCCAATAAATCCTCGGCAAGATTCTAAAAAGTCTCCATTACCGTATCCAACATCCATAAGCGATTTAGGGACCTCTCCAGTTGCGCCAATAATATAACCCAATCTCAAATTCAAAATGTTTCCTCTGTCATTGAAGTGAGAGTATCTACTATCTGAATAATCAATGTCGTAGTTGTAAGGCTTACATTCGATTTGCTTAATAACACCGTCCTGTGTTAATTCGTAGTTGTTTAACATAATATTATAATATAAGGATTAGTTTAGTAAATAGCAATTTATCTTAAGAAAAATCTACATCTGTTGCCCAGTAAGCATGACCGCCTCTTTCTGTCTCCATTACATCGTAGTGGTATTGTTGCATTCCATTTTTAGGCCACTGCATTTGTATTTTTGGAAAAAGTAGGAACAGTTCTTCCATCACTTCCTGACTTGTGTTTAAAGCTTCTGATACTTTCGGTGCTTTATCTTTTAAGTATGTATCAGCATCTGTAAGGTGCTTAGCTGCCTCTTTGTTATATTTAGCAACGTAAGGAATGGTTAGGTAAACTTCTGACCTTGTATAAAGCTCTTCGTAAGGCCTACTTAACGCTGCTTCATCATGCCAAGACATATCATACTCAATTCCAAATAAGGTAAGTAGGTCTTCTTTTCTGCCCCAGAATATATGATCAATCGGATGGTAAGGATAATCTTTACACATAGCCATAATACCGATTTTAGCTAATGGTTTAGTTTCTTCTCTAAAATACTCTGAGTTGATTTCATTTTTGCTGAAGTAGTAATCATAAAGCTTCAACATGCTCTCCAAAGAAACTATTTGATCTCCTCTCATCTTTATTACATACTCAGCAGCGGTTGCTTTAATACCTTCGTAAGAGGACTTAACTAATCGGTTTCTATTCCAGCTTCCAGGAAATTCTACATCCTTACTCTTCAATACATAGATCTTTGGATTTTCCCAATCAATCATAGTATCGTCAATATCAGGGCAAGTCTCCCAGCAGGATATTACTACAGCATTTACAAAAGGTAATTTTGTATAGTGATCAGCAATACGAGCAGTGTATGGCTGCAAAGGTCCTTGCAGAACAATATCTATAGGTATCATAACAGAGTTTCTACTTCATGTAAATAATCCGAACATACTCCATAAACATCTTGAGCTATATAACCATACTCGTTAATGCTTTGAAGATCTAGCAAAGGGATAATTGATTTACTATTAGCAGATTCTAAGTCATGAGACCAGATCAGATTAGTATTGTTAATAATAGTTTGCCTTTCCTGTTCGTGGAAAAAGATTCTTAGACCTGTCTCGATTAGGAAATCCAGACTCTCAAAATCTTTTGTATGCACCCACAGCTTATCTTTTCTTTCCAGTAGCCAGCTCAACTCAACTCGATATTGCGGATGGTCGTGACCTAGATACAGTTGACCTTCTTTCATTCGAACATCAATCTCAACATCGTATCCTAAAGTAATAGTATCCTGAATGTAGCTAGGTCGGTTCTCGGAGTCCGGTATCCTGCCGGTAATGTTTCCTCTATGTGAAATTAAAATCATAATTCTTCTATTCTTTTTGCTTTATCGTCAACAACTAAATCATAAAGAGGTTTTTTATCTCCAACCTCTAGGTTGTGGAACTTTGCTCCCCATTCCTTTAATTGCTTTAAAGTTAATGCTCGGTATTCTTCCATACGCTCTTTGTTGGTAGGATCAGAACTTCCTCTAGCTGTCCAATAAGTAATAATCCAACCTTCATTATAAAGCTTGTTTATCTTCTGAATGTTTTCCCGGCTTGGTGTAGCTAATTCATAGACTCTATCTCCTTCATAGAAGCAAATCGTCTCATCTATATCAACAAAAGCTATAGGGTAAGCATTGTTTTTATTGTGTATCTCCTTGTTCATTATATTCCTTCCAGTACCTATAAGTTCTAATTAAATCCTCTTCGCTTCTAACTTGTAGACCTCTTAAGATTGTTTGCCATGCTTCAAAGTTCTCAACCTCTTCTGGAGTGCCGAACACTGTAACGAAGTCGGTAGGGTAGCAAGTCACTTTCAAATTATCCTGAATCAATAAATTATAAACTAACGTAACGTAATATTCTCCGTTGTAGTTTATATCTAAGTCCATGAGTTGTTGGAAATACTTCTTAATATAAAATCCTTTCTTAAAGTAGTAAGTCCCGGTAGAGGCATGCTCCTGCATCGGATCTTCCGTATAAGGCTCTTTCTCTTTTATCTCAGAAACCGCTAAGTCACTTTCTTTCATATAAGCCATAAAGGTAGAGCTTAATCGGTGAGGATGAAATCCAACATGACTCAAAATACATCCATCACTTTCACTTTCCTTAATCCATTTTTTAAATTCTGCGTAGTTCCACAAGTAGGGATTATCACAGTAGCAAACTATAACCTCTTCATTATCATCAATATAGCTCTCCATTCCTGTCATAGTGTATACCGGGCCTTTTTTGTGAGGAGGTACTCCAACGATGGTAGCATCAGACCTAATATTAATTATAATTTCTCTCATGGAGGTTGTTGTTAGGTGATGGTGATTGCAGATAAAAATCAACTCATCTTCTTTATTAAACATACCGCAGATGTATTCAAGAATCCTTTTTCCGTTAACTGTAATAAGAGGTTTTGGATCTCTGTACCCTGCTTTTACAAACCGGTTACCAAATCCGGCCATTGGTATAATTACTTTCATAAACTCTTTCTGTATTTTTCTGATTCTAAACTTAAAAGCTCAAACATATCATCACTGAATAATGTATGTCTGGACTGTAGTGTTTCTGTAATGTAGTGAATATAGTTGTTGAAGGCAAGTACTTCCAGGCTTTGTTTTTTATCTGAGAAGATTACTGCGTCAGGGAAGTAATAATGCTCACTCTTCTTCTCTTTAGCAAAAGCTAATGTAAATGTTATAAAGCTTAATATCTGGTTCTGCAAATACTTCTGTGCTTTGTATGTAATATCTTTCACCAAAGTTAACGCTTCTTCCTTTGAATCTGAACTTATTATCAATCCGTGGTTCTGTAAGAAGGTAATGCTTGGTTTGTCTTTCAATCGCTCTAAAGCTTTGAATAGGGAATACCCAGGTGCTGTATAAGGAACATAGGTATATTCATAATCGTTATAAATTTCCTGAAGAACTTCTTTTACATTACCTAAGCAAAGAATAGCTGTCAGGTAAACAGGGTGCAGGTGGATAGTGTATTTGTTTAATAAAGCATGTAAGCCAACTTCCATCGAAGGTCTTTTACCTGTGTAGAATATATCAGATTCAAATAAAGCATCATACCTCTCAGAGGTTGAAATACCTTTCATCATAGCAGGTCGAACAATTGAGTAACCATTCACTCTACTCACATCTTTCATCTTAAAGCCAGAAGCTTTTATAAACATATGATCACCGGTCTTTATAGAGATATTTCCTCCTGTGTGTTGACATAGTAAGATATCAGCTCCAAGGTTATTAGAAAGTTCAATAAAGTCTTTTATGTCTGTGTTATAGTCTTTAACAAAAGTAAATAAGTATTCATTAGCAGGTTTTATAAACCGGTAACTTATTACTACATCAACTACTTCATTCTTATCTCCAATGTTCCTAATTGGCTTTTCTGGTATCATATCAACAATAACATCCGCAATAGCAATTTGCCTTTCGTTTATTTTTATAGCATCAAGCTTCCTCCTATTGATTGCATCTATGACAGCACTGTACTTATAGCCCCTCTTTTCAGTATCTCTGATTATCTTCCAGTGAGTACGTAATGTTTCGTCTGTATTAATAAAGATTTTAAGATCAGTTAACTGCTGAGATTGTTCAGTATAGAATGCATGAAGGCCTTGATTGATAATTATTCTATTAGATTCAATCTTTTCAGGTGCTTTAAATGTTCCTGTACCGTGGTCGTAAGCAGAACGATAAATAGAATTACCTTCAGATAGTTCCTTTAAGTGAATATCTCCTAACTCTAAGTTATTAGCTTCTGGGTTAAGGTGGGTAAAGATATCCCAATTCGGACTTGTCCTTTCCCACCTATGCAAATCATCTGTACTAAGAGTGATTGTATTTTCTTTTCCAAAAAACAATTGCACAATCCCGGTCATTGTAGATTTACCTACTCCAGATTCTCCAGCAATACCTATTATGTAAGGTTTTACTAAACTCATTATTTACTGATGATCTCAAATTTAGGACAAGGTACAATAAATTTACCACCTTTATTTAAGAACTCTTGCTCTCTTGAAACAAACTCGCTAATAAAGTGCCAGGGAAGTACTAATAAGTAATCAGGCTTAGCTGCTCTCATTTCATCTTCTGAGATGATTGGAATGTCTGTTCCGATTGTTTTCAATCCGAACTTATAAGGACTGCGTTCGGCAATAGCTGTAATCAAAGTGTGGTCTAATTCAAAGTACTGAAGCAGAGTGTTTCCTTTTGTTGATGCTCCATATCCGTAAATTGTTTTTCCTTTGGCTACTTCTCCTTTGATAAAGGAAACTGTTTCTTCTTTTAAAGCATCAATTTGATTTTGATACTCAGCCCATACCTCTGGAGATTCAATATTGATCTTCTCTTCTAAAGAAAGTATTGATTGAATTCGATAATTGCAAACATCTCTTAATGGTGAAGTTCCAAACGAAGTAACATCGGCATTATTCTTCTGTACGTAGATGCGGAAGCTTCCTCCGTTAACATCATTCAATTCACAATCAACAATCTTTAAGCTGTGGTTAGCAAAGAGATTCATAACTGTCTTCAGTGAATAGTAGTAGCGATGCTCATGGCAAATATTGTCAAATGCAAGCTGTTGGATCATTAGTGGAGTATAACTCAACTGTAATACCCAAACACCATTATCATCTAGGATCTTTGTAACATCGTGAACAAATGAATTCGGATCAGATAAGTCGTAAAACATTGCAATGGTTGTAATTACCTTTGCTTTCTTATCACCATGACCGGTCCTTTGGTAAGCATCATAAGAAAAATAATCCTGAATGACTGTTCCGTGTTTAGAAGATTCTTGGTAAAAGGAATCATCGCAAGGGTCGATACCTAGCTTAACAAACTCATTAGGAATCTGTTTAAGCATTGTGCCATCATTACAGGCAATATCTAACCACACATCCCCTTCCTTGTACTTCACCCGAGAGGTAATTTCGCTAACAATGTTCCCTAGCTCTTTAGTCATGGTAGCATTAATACCAGAACGGTACCAATACTTACCCCACATTGTTTCGTTGGGAGCATCTTCTACTAATCTAACAGCACCTGTACTTTCTTCTATCTGCAAATCCAGGCTGTATTTGTTTCTGCCTTCATAATCTGTTTCGTCTTTAATAAAATCTGAAACGTAGTGTGAGTTTAACTTTAATACTGTATTTGTTTTCATCTCTTTAAATCGTGGTTAACCATTTTTGTAATCATTTCTTCGAATGAGGTTTTAGGAGCCCATCCTAAATGATTGTTTATTTTACTGTAATCTCCTTTTAAATCTTGAATATCGTTATTGCGGACAAACTTTGGATTAATTGTAATATAGGCATTGTAGTCAGTTATTCCAACTGCTTTAAAAGCAACCTCTAGCAAATATCTTAGAGAGTGAGACTCGTTAGTTGATATAACAAAGTCTTCAGCGGTATCATTTTGTAACATCAACCACATAGCTTCAACGAAGTCAGGAGCATAACCCCAATCCCTTGTCACATCTAAATTACCTAGTTCAATACTATCGATTTCTCCTTTAGCTATTTTAGCTATTCCATTAGTAATCTTTCTAGTAACAAACTCCAAGCCTCTTCTTTCTGATTCGTGGTTAAAGCTGATACCATTACAGGCAAACAGTCCATAGGACTCTCTGTAGTTTCTAATGATCCATTGAGCGTATAACTTAGCTACTCCGTAAGGTGACTTTGGGTAAGGAATAGTCTGTTCGTTAGCCGTAGTGTACTTTAAGTTACCAAAGATTTCACTAGTGCCTGCTTGGTAAAATTTAATATCAGGATTGACCTGTTTAATTGCTTCTAAGAATCTTAATACACCAACACCATTTACGTTAGCGGTATACTCTGGGGTAATCCAGCTATTCGGTGCAAAAGATACTGCACCAAAGTTATAGATTTCATCCGGGTTGGCTTGGGTGACTGCTTTGTAGAGTGATGCTTGGTCATTTATATCGACTTGTAAGAAATTTATTTTATCTTGAATCTGAACAATGTTATCTTTTTTAGATGTGTTTATATCCCTGGTTGATCCATAAACGGTATAGCCTTTCTCTAACAGAAAATCCGCCATGTGGCTTCCAACCATCCCAGTAACTCCTGTTATTAATGCTACCTTTGTCATAATTACTTAACGTAGGTGAAAAGGTAATGATCTTCAAAAGATACTTTTTCCCATACGTAACCTGGTAGTAATGCTTGTACAGCTTCCACTGTCACTCCTAAATGTATTTCGACCATAACATCAGGATGATTTTGCTCAATTGTTTTTTGAGCTCCTCTTAAAACTTCTAACTCTAAACCTTCAACATCTATTTTAATAAAAGTAACATTTAAAAAATCATAACTATCTAATGTTCTTAGTACTATTGGATGTCCGTTTGAACTTACTTTAGATGTTCCTGAGTTATGATCCATACTATTTACAAATTCTAGGAACCCTTGTATATTGTCAGAAGAGATTCCTACATCATAAATTTCACAATCTGAGCAGTTTTTGTGTAATAAAGGAAGGTTATCGGGGTGAGGTTCAAAACAAACCACCCGATCTGCTTTACATACTTTCTTAAAAAACAAAGCGTGATTACCAATGTTTGCACCTACATCTATAACAAAATCAAAAGACTTTACTTTTTCTTTTAACGGTGTCAATAGCCATTCCTCAAAAAAAGTATTATTTTCTGAAGCTATCCGCCCTATAAGGTCTGGGTGGTACTGTATCTCATACTCTTTATCTTCGTATTTTATCATAATGTTTCGTAATAATTGTTTTGTTTTTCCTGTCTTTCGATAGTCTTAGGGTGAATCAAAGCTAATTCATCTACTGCAGGTAAGGTAGTATATTGTTTGAACCCAACAATCTTTTCATGAACTTTATTCTCCCATTTGATCTCTGGGTTGTTTCTATAGATTCTGCTCTGGTAATCAGGCCAATTCACTCTTCCGTTCTGTACTCTCCAACCCCATTTCTGTATATGCTCCGGGGTGAGACCACTTACAGTATTAATCCTAGGAACATAGTACAGATCAACTTCGGGGTTAGCTTCCAGTATTTGATGAAGGAGGTCGATAAACTCTGCAGGTAAGTATTCATCAGCATCTATCTGGAATATGAAATCGCCGGTACAGTGTGATGATAATAAGTTCTTCCAGTCTGCAAAATGTCCTTCAAAGCGGTTGCTTACTAAACATCCTTCTGATTTAATTGTATCAAGGTAGGTTATTACTTCTTGAGTGCCTTTACTCTGATCGAATAGGATTATTATCTCATCTTCTTTGTGTTTGTTAGAAATAAGGAAATCAACTAAGCGTTTAATCTCCTCTAATTCATCACAGACTGTAATAGCATAGCTAATTTTCATATTATTAATATATGAATTAAGCTCCTAAAATGCCAATATATTCTAGAGCATCCATGAAGTCTTTTTCTTCAAAGTACTTAGCTGTAGACATATCCATTCTGAATTCATAGTATTCGTTCTTCTTGCCTGGCTTAGGATACTTCTTCTTCTCCTCTTCCTTGACAGGAACTGCCTTAACTCCGGTCCATCTCCATTCACTCTTATTTGATCCTTGAGCAAATACCATTCCTTTATCGGGCTGGTTAACCGTATTTGGCATCCAGATCTTACCTTCTGCATCTTTAAAGAATAGATCTTTGTAGAGCTCAGGAAGAATTTCTGCCTGTAAAGTAATAAATTCGCTTCCTTCAGTCATAACAGTGTTGGTAATAAACCCGCAACCGTAACAAAGGTAGTTAGTAACTTCAGGAGAGACTTCCTGAGTGTAGCAAGCATCGGAGCCGCATCTATCGCAGATTGTTAAATTGTCCATTTAGTCTTTTTTTTATAGTCTTCTAAAGCTTTCAAGGATGCTTTTCTTTGAACTACTTTAGTTTTAGTCACGTAGTTATTCATATACTTACCCAGAAGTCTTTCGTGGGTTAGTTTCTGTACCTCTCTCCGGGTACGTCTGAAGAGGTATCTAAAGTTTAAGATAACTGTTAGTAAGTCTTTCATTATAGCTTTTTAAGTTTAGGTAGTTCAATTTTCTTTAACTGAGGTAGTTGAAGCTTTATCTCCTTTGGGAATTCAGGTATATGCTTGGTTAATAACGTATCTAATCTCTCTTTCATCTTATCATAAGAGAATTCAGTTTTCGACCTATAAGCCTGTCTCTTTGCTCCGTCAGTATACTTTTTGTAGTTCTCAAATACATCCCTCATTTTTGCTCCTAACATACCTGCATCAGGTGAAAACCATTGAGCGCCTTCTAAAATAATTCCCGGTACGTAAGCACTTGGATGGACTGGTTTTAGTTTTCCTGGGATTAAGGTAACGAATTCTGAATCTAAATAATCTAAGTGTCCAGACCAATCACTAACTAGGATCGGTTTCTTTATTAACGAAAATTCTAATAAAGGTCTTCCAAAGCCTTCACCCTTGGTTAGATTAACCATTGCTTTTACTTTAGGGTGATTATATAGCTGGTTAACCTCTTGATCGGAAAACTCTCCATGAAGTAGGTAGACGTTCGGGATATTAACAGAATTGACAGTCTTTCTGATTGAGGCAATTCTTTTTAGTATCTCTTCTCGGTCCATATAAGAAGTTCCGCCCATTGAAGTTTTAAGTATCAATGCAGGTTTTTTAGCTTTATTCTTAAATGTTTCATAGAATGCTTTGATGAGTAACCCAACATTCTTTCTATCCTCTCCAAGGTCTCCTTGCAGCCAATGACCGACAAATAAATAAGCGAAGTCTTCCTTAATGCTAGAAAGATTAATATCAACTACCTCTTTAGATTCTAAAGGAAGATATTTCGTAATATCTACTCCTTCAAATAAAACCTCTAAAGGCTTTTCAAGCTTAATAGTTCGTATTAACTGATTTGTTTTTTTATCTTTCTCTTCGAAGTTTGATTTCTCTAAAGCCTCTTTTGAAAATGTAGATGATACGAAAGTAATATCCATTCTATTTAGTCCTTCAATCCACTCCGGCGCACACATCGTAGTCTCAACTCCGGCTGTAAAGCCGATGTTGTATTTACCTACAGCCTGGAATTCATTAGGAACTGTTAACTGAGACCAGATTTCTGGCTGACGGGGTAATTGAGGAGATGTTAAAATATGTTCTTTAAGAAAGCCCCAATCCTCTTTAAAGTCTTCGATAAAGCCCCAGGGAGTACTTCCCCATCTTTGTGGTAGTATCTTAACATCATACTTGTCGAGTTCGATGATTGCTTTAACTAAGTCTCTTGATCTTGATCCATACCCGGAATAGGTATCTATCGGGCAACTAATTACGTATAATGGCTTCATTAATATTTTAATTTATGAACTATCTTCTTTCTAGCAACTTCTCCTGCAAGGATTAATTCGTATTTTTCTCTCGGTGTCCAAGTTTCAAATAGAGTATCCATATGCTTAACGATTCTTTCTCCCATGATTTTAGAAGTAAACCCTGCTTCCGGACCTGCAGCCCACTTCCTACCAGCTTCACCTCTCCTCTTTCTCTCTGTATTTCCAAGCAAGTACACCTCCTCGATCATCTGAGCAGCATCCTCTGCTTCACATCTATCATCCCAGATGTAAGGAGTTGGTACTGAACCTTGGATTGATCTTGAGACTGGATAGACTGGGAATGCCCACTCTCCATGCTCTCTATAAGTACCTCTGTGATTGGATGGGAAATCGTAATCAAAGTCCATCCATACTCCATCTTTAACAAATCTCATCTGGTCTTGCATTCCACCGGTAACGTTTGCAATAATAGGCATACCTACAAGTAGAGCCTCAGTCAAACATAAACCCCATCCCTCATTCGAGGTTAATAGTATGCAAGTATCTGCGAGGTTATACAACCAGTTCATCCGAGTATGATCGAACATACCTCCTGTGAAATGAACGTTGATATGCTCCTCCGAACAGAATAATTCAACGACTGCATTTAAGTCTGTTCCATGCTCTTCAACCGGCTGGGTATGCATAAGAAGTAAACACTTCTTTGCTTTCTCTTTTGGAAGACTATCCACGAAGTGTCTGAATGCTAAGATTGTATCCGGGATCTGTTTCCGGCGAATGTTCCTGGAATTAAATAGAACGACGAAGTCGATCTCCTTTCCTTGAAACATCTGCTTTTTAAACTCCGTAAACTCTTTTGAACCTAATACGTCTTCAGTTAACGGTTTAAAATTGTCTTCGTTTACTCCATGAGGTACATACTCAATCATTTTATATTGAGCTTTATCTCCTAAGACTAATTTATTGATATTAACTGTCTGCTTTGAAATGCCGAACAATGCATCACACGACTCATAAAACTCTTTATTGTAGAGAGGTGCCGGATAGTCATCCCAAATATTCAAATACACGATCGGGATGTGTCTCCGGATCTCATTCTCCATTTGGAATAACCAAGTCCAATATCTTGGATCGGTAATGATGAAGATTGCATCCGGCTTCTCCATTTGAATTAACTGGCGGGTTAGATCGGGATTTCCGTACCCGTCTGTCGGATAGAGCATCACCGAGGAATCCTGGATGCCGGCTTGCCTGTTAGTATCCTCGGAGAGATCAAAGCGTTGACCAGCTTCTGGATGCTTGACAGCTCCTCCTAAGTTAACCCAATTAAAGTGGTGAGCTGTATTGATCACAAGCTCCCGACCCATGTGAGCGATACCGGAATGAACCCGAATGTCATCGCACATTAATAAAATTTTCTTTCGTTTGTCTTTTCGTATGTAACCGTCTTTCATAATATAACTTTAAAATAACTAATTAGTGGGAGGAAGGCAAGCTTATTTCTCTTGATAATCGATAATTGCCTTTCGAAAGTCTTTATCGTTCAAATAAAGGTGAATGCATTTATTTACAAGGTTATGCAGAGTGAACCGGTCGCGTACGCACTCTACTTTAAAATCATTGAACTGGTCTTGTTCCACCTTCACGGAGGTTAATACCATTGTTTTAGTTGTATCTTTTGTCATAAATATATCTTTATAATAAATATATACTGTCCTAAATTCGCGATCTAGATTTATTTAAACTTCGCCCCTGCATGCTCGCAGTGCCTTGGCTGTTCGTAGAACGGACAAAACTTACAAGCACTAGCCGAGGGTGTTCTTGCATACACTCTCTCTTTTATCTCCCCTGTCGGTTCGAAACATTCTTTAATAAACTCTTCCATCTTACCAACTGCTTTCTTAGTCTTAATCGGACCTGAAGCTGGAATGAACTCCTGCACTCTCTTCTGAACGAAATCAGATTGTTCCCAAAGCTTTCTTTTAACAATAAAGAACTTAATATGAATCTTCTCCGGATTAACTCCGAACTGCTTATTAAAGAAATTCTTATAGAGGATCAATTGAGATTGTTTCATCTCGTCTTTCTTATCCTTGTCACCCCAACCTCTGGTCGAAGTCTTGATATCAAAGATATGATACTCGTCTGAAGGTTCATGATATAGAACTAAGTCAATAAAGCCTTTGAATAATACTCCCGGATGGTCTTCAATAGGTTGAATCATTAGTGGAATTTCAACTCCTACTAAATGCCAACCCTGTTTGCCGAAGTAAGCTGCTCTATTCTTTTTAATATACTTAAGGATAGTGCAGCCGTCTTCGTAGAACTCCTGTAAGTCTTTCGCAGTAACAAAATGCTCTCCGTTGTTATTCTTCTTCTCGTCTGAGTAATGGAAGATTAATCCTTCGTAAAGTTTATCTTCTAAGTCCATCGCATCGGCTGCCACTCCTGATACTTCATATAGGGTTGTTAGCCAGTCCTGAACTGTTTCATGGAATGCTTTACCGAACACAGTATGAATGGAAGGCTTATAGACTTTAATCTTGTCTTTATAAGTTAGCTTCCAACGGTGAGGACATTGATTATAGACCTGCATTTGAGAGTAAGAGATGTTCTTCTGAGTCTCTTTGTCGATCTCCAGAAGCTTATGCTCCCGGATCTGCTTAATTACTTTCGGTAACTTGATCATCGATCTCCTGTTTAAGTCTTTCTAAGTATAGAATACCGTCCATGAGTTCTTCTTGGGCGTGGTTGATCCATTCTACTTTACTTAGATCTTTTCTATCGAGAGTGTTGCTGTATTTCTTAAAGCCCATCTCGGCTCTATCAACAAACTTATTTAAGATAGAATCAACAATAGAATCAGGAATGAAGTTAGTATAATTAATCTTTCTGCTCATCAGCGTATTCCTCTCTTAAGTCTTTAGGTAAAGTATCTAATAGGATCTTTCCTGTCTTAACGTCGTAGAATACTGGGATGGGCATTACTGCATCTTCGTCAGTACCTGCAACAAAGCGAGAGATTTTCCTTAGGATCATTCCTTCGGCAAAAACGTGGTTACCTTCTGGTGATAATACCGGCTGGGTATTTTTAAGGTCGATGTTGAGTTTTAAGTCTTGTTGTTTCATAATTCGTAATCTCCGTAAATGGAATATTGTTTTGGTTGTTCTTCTGGTATTTCTACTTCACTAGTTCTAATTGCAAATAATTTACCCTGGATTGGTTCCAGACGGTAGGCTAAAGGCTTTGAGGTTGCTTTCTGGTAATAAGCTTCTAAAGCATCAGTTATGCTCTTCCTGATCTCCATCTCCCCCTCCAAGGTCCATCTGTCCCCCGGCGGTGTTCTCTGTGCTATCAACTGTAAGCTCTCCTTGATTTCTGTCTTGTTCATCTTCTAATGGTTCAACTGTTTGTACTTCATTAACAAAGAAGTATTCGTCTCCGTGTTTGAATACTTTCTCGGCATGCCATGCCTCTTTTATTTCATTGGCTGATTCGGTAGGGAGAACAGCTCCAGGTCGAAGCTTTAAGATCCTAACAACCTCATACATGTTATCCTGTATAAGAACTATTCTCCCCTTGCCAACCATTACCCTAGCATTAATTGATTAGACGCATCGTCCATGCTGTTAGAACCGTTCTCTGTAAGTTCATCTGCAACTACACATTCAGTCAATAGGATTGTTCCTGCTACTGATGCTGCATTCTCTAGAGCCGTTCTAGTTACTTTAAATGGATCAATGATACCAGCATCTTTTAAATTAGTAACATTCTCTTCTGTAAGATTCCAACCTGTCCACTTATCGGAATTCGCGCAAATTTGCCCGCTAATATCAGATATTTGTTGGTACTCATAACCAGCATTAGTTAGAATTTTATAGAATGGCATTGTACATGCCATGTATATAATTTGATATCCGGTACTTGTCTCACTGGCAGTCCAGCTAGGCATACTTCGTAGTAAAGCAATTCCGCCGCCAGGAACAATTCCTTCAGCAATAGCAGCTCTTGTAGCATGTAAAGCATCCTCTACTCGGTCCTTCTTCTCTTTCATTTCAAGTTCTGAATTACCTCCAACGTGAATGATTGATACCCCGCCTGTAAATTTAGCTAAACGCTCCTGAAGCTTCTCCATCTCAAAAGGACTCTTTGCATTATCGATCTGAGCTTTCAAGTCTTCAATACGAGAAGTAATAGCTTCTACTTCACCTTTACCGTCGATGATAGTAGTAGATTCTTTCTGGATATTAGCCTTGCGTGCTTCACCTAACCATGCTTTATCTACCCGGCTTAACTTCATTCCTTTCTCAGGAGAGATTACTTGACCGCCTGTCAAGACTGCAATGTCTTCCATGATAAGCTTTCTTCTATCTCCGAAGTCAGGAGCTTTAACTGCACATACTTTAATAGTACCTCTCATCTTATTTACAATCAAGGTAGCCAAAGCTTCATTATCAATATCTTCGCAGATGATCAACAACGATTTATTATCAGATGAAACTGATTCGAGGATAGGAAGTAAGTCCTTAGCCTGTGAAAGCTTCCCATCATAAATTAAAACTAAGGGATTGTCTAACACTGAAGACATAGTTGCATTATCAGTAACGAAGTGAGGTGATTTAAATCCTCGATCGAACTGAATACCTTCAACTGTCTCTAAGTAGGTATCACCCGTCCTAGATTCTTCAATAGTAACAATCCCGTCTCTGCCTACTGCAGCTAATGCTGAAGTGATTAGAGAACCTACCTCAGGGTCGTTGTTTGCAGACACAGAAGCGATCTGGTCTAACTGCCCCTCTGAAGTAATATCTTCAGCGATATTTTCTTTGATGTAAGCAATTACTTCTTTAACTGCTTTATCGATATCGCGTTTAATTTGTACTGCATTACCTCCGTTATCTAAGGCTTTTAATCCTTGATTGGTAATGAATTGAGCAAGTAGGGTTGCTGTAGTAGTTCCATCACCAGCAATGTTTGCTGTCTTGATAGCTGCTTGTTTAAGCATATCAACGGCGATTGAATGTACTGGGTCTTTCAAAGAGATAATCTTTGCAACCGTAACTCCGTCCTTGGTAGAACGAACTTCACCTGTCTCATTTCTATAAACAACATTCCGGCCGTTAGGTCCTAAAGTTGCTGTAACTGCATTTGCAATCTTATCAATTCCTTCTGATAATTTCTTGCGTGCTTGGTTTGAATATTCTATCTGTTTGCTCATAACTTAAAAAGGTACTGATGTAAAATCGTCTTCGATGATAGCTAAGATTTGATTCTCTGGACCGATGTAGTAATCTTCTCCTTTGAATTCGAACTTAGTAAAGCCCATCGTTGGTAGAACGGCAATATCACCGAACTTGGCTGTAGTCTTTACGAAACCAACTCCTGGGATTGTTATTCCGTCTCCGACAGATATTACCTGGCCGATCTTATTCTTTTCATTTCCTAAATCTGGAACGATGATGTTCCCGTGTAACTCTTCCTCCAACTCGTAAGGCTTAAGGATAACTGCGTTATAAATTGCTTTTAATTTCATTTTATTGTTATTTGTTTTAGTTCTTGTAAACGTGTTTTATGACCGGAGATAAATTTCTGCAGGGAATCATAATCTTTATTCTTAATTGAATCTTCTGCAATCACATCTAAACATCTTTCTAGATCAGAATAGTAACCAATCGTTTGATCTCTCTCTCTTCCGGAAGTTCCGGCAATAATTTTCTTAATAGCTGTGTAGCAATACTGATCGTATTGAATGTAATAGGGTTCTAATAACGGATCGGTAATCGTGTAAATACTCGAGTTTTTCTCTTTTTTATCCATAACTTTACTTTTAATATACGAACTTTTATTTAAATTGCAACTTGTTTATTATAAATATTAAATACCAAAACTTTCACCGCAGCCGCAAGTCCTGCTTGCGTTTGGGTTAGTGAATAGGAATCCTTTGCCGTTTAGGCCTTCAGTAAAGTCTAATTCGGTTCCTAATAAATACAGTAGAGATCTTTTATCAATAACTAATTTTAAACCTTGATCTTCTGATATTTCATCAAAAGGAACTATCGTATCATCAAAGTCTAAATCATAAGTTAGACCAGAACAACCTCCACCTTTCACCGATACTCTTAAAAAATGATCTTCGGTGCATTGTTCCTCCACCATCAGTTTGTCTAATTGGGATTTGGCTTTCGTGGTCAAAGTGAATATTTTCATTTCCTATGGTATGTTTTGGTTTGTATGGACAATTTAAGCATTTATTTCCGCAACACCTACCTAATTTAAGTAAAGTTTCTGCTGATAATGGGAGTGGTTTTCGTTTTAAGCTGTACCAATCATCATCATCTAATCGTTCAAGTGTTGTTTTATCCATTTAGATGTTTATTCTAATAATCGATTATTTTATATAAATATTGCTTAGTGACCATCCCTAAAATTCTTTGCTATTTCCGGTGGTGCCTTTAAGGTTACCCCTGGTAGCTGGGTAGTGGTTTCCATAACATGCTTAACTACTTCAGCTGCTTCATGAACTAAGTCTTCTCTAATCTTAATGATCAATTGGTCATGAATCTGGGCAATAACGATACCGTCCCAGTCTCTTCTCTTAAACTCCCTATTAATGGCTAAAGCTGCTCGATTAACCACTGATGCTGCTAAAGATTGAATTTGAAAGTTTAAGCAGTTATTCAAAGCATTCTTATAATCTCCGTAGAGTCTCTTTACATTATCTCCTCCAATCTCTTTAGTAAGATCATTTCTAAACTTCCAATCCATAATCCTTTCTCCAAAAGAATCATAAACCGCTTTACCTCTATCAAGGTGTCGGATTCGACCTACTTGGTTTTTAATAAAGCCATCTCTTTTAAACAATGCTCTTGAATTGTCAATCCATTCAGCAACTCCCGGGAACCCTTTCATATAACCTTCGTGAAGCCTCTTTCCTTCTTCTTGAGGTACTCCTAAGGACATTGCAAGTGCGTAAGGAGACATTCCGTAAGCAACTCCTAACGAATAACCCTTTGCTTGATTTCGTTTAGGTGCATCAAGCTTCTTAAGGAAGTTAGGAGCCTTTTTATCAGCTGATACTCCGTCGGGGTACTTATCTCTTTGTTCGTCAAGCTTTTCGGTTCGGATAGCAACCGTTGAATAGAAATCATGACCTTGACTAAAGATCTCTTGCATGGCTTCGTCATTAGATATGGAAGCGAAAATGTGAGGCTCTAAAGACTCGAAGTCATTATCAATCAACAAGTAACCAGGGTCTGTTGTAAAGAATGCTCTGATCTCGTTATTGTATTTAACGATGATTGGATCTGCTTCTCCATCTTCTTTAGGCTTAGGTAACTGCTGAAGGTCAGATCCGTATCTGCCTGACACAGTTCCGTTCTGTTTAAAATAAGGGAAGAAACGTCCATCCTCTGCTTGATCGTAAAATCGATCCACGTAGGTTGACTTAATCTTTAGGAGCTTATTATAGATACGTAAGTTCCTACACCATTCGTATTTGTCTGATAAAGCTTGAATCATATCATCATCGAATTGAGCTTGGCCTTTAGTCGTTTTAGATAACGGCTTCTCTTTCAAGTAGTTAAAAGCGATATCACCTAACTGCTTCTTTGATTGAATATTTAACCACTCCCCGTCGTTAAAGTCTTTCCAAAGCTTCATAGAAACTTTAGTAACAACTTCTTCAGTTAAGCAATCTAAATCTCCAGAAAGCAAATAATCTTTTACCGGACTATCCTCTAGTATAAGGATGTTAGCCTGCTTTAAAGAATAGTTTCTCGAGTTTTTAGGTATAGGGAGCTTATACATATCAACCAACGTACAAGCCCAAGTTCCTTTATGACCTGGAGGGAATTCAGTTAATGCTGAATCGATAATCCATTCTTTAACTTTTTGTAGCTTAAGTAGTTCTTCAATTACTGCCCGGCGATACTTCTCCTGGTCAGTTAAGATAGCATCTCTAGTTTGTTCTATCAAAGGTATATCAAGGGCTATCCCTTCGATTTCCATTGGTATAGTAACCTCTCTATAAAGGGGCATTACTTCGTCTTCAAAGAAGAACTTAGTTAGTCCTTCATGCTCGAGAACCGGTAGAAAGTGATTACAAATACGCAAAGTAAGATCCGTATCCGCAGCAGCATATTCACTCAACAGGTTAATATCTGCTTTGTAAATCTCAAAGTTATCTTTAGTAACTGAACCGCCATTCTCCTTAATTGAGTTCTTAAGGTTGATCTGTTCTTGGTTAGCTGCTTCTTCAACATTCAAACCGATCTTATCTTGAATCATAATGGCGATTGATTTTAGTCCGAAAGGACTTGCTCCATACCCGAATGCTCCTTCTTCTTTTACCGTGTGAACTAGTAAAGCAGTATCAACCCAAAGTGAAGGTAGCAAGTTGACTTTGTAGAAGTTATCTGTATAACGGCAGTCAAAAGAAGCATTATGCATAACAAGTTTCTTTCCAACCAGCATCGAAATAATCTTCTTTGCTATTCGATGACAGCCAATGCTTTCAATCTGACACTCGTCAAGAGTTTGAGTTTCGTTATTCCAAAACATAGTCGGCATATAAAAGCCCATTCCTTCTTCACCCGAAACAGAAAAACCAATAATCCTTCCTTTGCGAGTATTTAAAGAGTCTGTTTCTGTATCATAAGCAAGAATCTCTTTCTCGTTAATATGCTGGATAAGGAGATCAACTAGCTCTTTGCTATTGACAAGGTAATACTTTTTTTCGACAACCATTACTTAAATATATGAAAAAAGCCCTTGGGTTGCAAGGGCTCTTAAAAGTTTATTTTTTGGTTTGCTTAGATTAGAGCATTCCCTATGTGAGTCATAATATCTTGTCTAGCACCGTCAACCATTCCTGGCTCTGTCATTGACCCTGCTTTCCATACATTCCAAGCTTTCTCTACCATCTTAACACCGTCTTCGAAGTCAGAACCTAGTACATCAATATACCCACCGATCATTTCTTCCTTAATAGTTTGCTTTTCAGCCCATGCAGCAACAATTTTTTCTGCTTCAGCAAGTACACCGTCTTCACCATCTACCCTAGTTATAAGTTTTTCAATATACGCCTGAGCTGCTTTCTTTGAAACTACTCCGGATAGAAACTCGTCAGCTTGTCTATTTTCGCCTAGTTCATCAGCAAGCATCATAATCATACCCATCTGTTCAAAGCTTATAGCGTGAGCTGGTCTGTTTAAGATCTCAGCTGATTTGCTAGATGCTTCATTTATAGGGCTATCCTCTGGCATTTCTTCAATATAATCTATATCGCTTTCTTGGAAATCCCAGTCACCGCCACCAGCTTCTGTGCCGACAACGCTGCCGCCGTAAGTCTTACCTGTTGTAGGTGAATAACCATGTACAGTTAAGTCAGCACTATAATTGTCATAGTAGTCTAATACGTCTGCAACTTCCCATTTAATATCGGTAGGAATATTACTACCCTCCTTCATTGGAACTGCTCCAGGAACTACAGAAGGTCCGCTACGGAGATCCATTTCTTTTTCTTCTTTTTCGTATTTATTGATAGCAGCCATTGCAGCAGCATCTTTCTCCTCTTCGGGAGTCATTACACCAGAATTTGTCTTTGGAGCTACTTCACGCATTGATCTTTTAATAAGTTCTTTTATTACTGAACGTTTCATATCTTATAAATAGGTTATTTTTTCTGTTCCCAAGCATTAGTACCGCCTTGCCACTGACCGTCGTAGAGTTCGTCTACAGGAGCATTCTCATGGAAGAACATTTGAGCTGCTCTAGCATTCTTTTCTAAGATTAAGAATACGCTAACAATCATCACCGTACCCATTTTCTCTGTTTCATATCCTGAATCCCAAACGGGAGAAACAATCGAAGTTCCTGTCCTGTACAGAGAAGATCTATGAAGAACAAACCCAGTTGCATTGTCAGGAATCTTACATCCTTCGTTGAAGGTGATTGCGTAACTTCCTTTGTCTAATCTCCAGCATTCCTTGCCGTCAATCTTAACGGTATCAACTTCCATGAAGTTTAAAGGATCTATAATAGTTAAGTCCTTGTAAACTACTGAACCTGCTAAAATGCGTTCAACTTTACATACTGAAAGGTCAATTCCAACCTGGGTTGGTTTTGAGTACTGCGAAGGAATTACAATCCCTCTCTCTAATATTTCTTTGCTTGTTAGTAACATATTATTCTTCAATTATTTCTCCGGTGATAAAAGGCTGGTTTCGCTTAGTTCCGTTAGTTGCATCAAGGCCGTAACCTACCAACCATGCTTCATTATTTAATTCAAATCCGTAGATAAGATCCTCCATATAGGAATAGCTTCTTTTAAATAAAGTAACCGGAGTAATTGACTTAGCTCCCTTAGTTTGAAGATGGGCTATCAAGCGTTTCATAGTGTTACCCGAATCGTAGATGTCGTCAACTATAAAGACGTCCTTATCTTTTAAATCAATTGAGACATCCTTCAGAATATCTACCCGGTCTTGAACTTGCCCTAAGTATGATTTTGCTTGCATAAAGTCGATTTCACAATCAACCTCCATGTTACGAACCAGGTCTGCGAAGAACATAAATGCTCCGTTTAGAACTCCGATCATAACCCTTGATGAATTCTCAGGATTGTTTTTGTAGCTTACCTCAAGGGCAAGACTTTTTACTCTTGTTTGAATTTCCTCTTCTGTGAATAGAACCATATAACTTATTTAATTTTGTACTGCGTATAACTACTTAATGTTGGAACTGTATTGGAAAAATAATAAACTTCTGTCGTATTTGCAACTTTAATTGTCTTAAAAAATCCATCCGGAATAGTTGCACCGGTTGGTAGCTTCTGAGATCTTGGAGAGTAAACCATTCTGATCTCAACAAACACTTTACCTTGTTTAGCTAATTCCCTTTCTCTAACCTCTAACATTCTCCAGACTCCTCTGTTTAGTCTTTCATGCTGTAGTACGCAGTTCACATAGGAGAAAGTCTTAAGGAGCATTTCTCTTGTGCAATTAAAATCAGCAGCAGGAGCACAATGACCTTTGTCCCAAACATTAGCAACATAGTCGTTAGCATCTGAGGTTACGATGCCAGGAACGGTATAAAAATCCATGCCTGTTCTAGCAGCGGTGCCGGCAGTGCATTGAACTGTGTACCATACTCGTTTAGGTTGTTGAAGAACCTCGGAATAAACTGCTTCATAAATGTCTGTTTTAATATAGATTGAATCTCTTAACTGTGCTAATAATGATAACGGAAGTAAAAATAAAACTATAATGAATCTCATATTAATAAATATGGATTAATTACTTAACGGTGCTTTGATTATTGGGTGTGATTGGTAATTAGTTAACTGGATATCTTCTAATAGGCATTTACAGAAATTATCATCTGCTAAGCCTGAAATGAAGCCTGAAGTGCTAATTGGACCTACTCCGCATTCTCCTGATTCTGTTTGCCAGAATTCGGTGTTTATATTTAGTGTAGGTAACTCAAATGGCTCTCTGCTAATCTGCTCCTTTGCTTGTTCAATATGGTTGTTATATAGATGCGTATCACCTAAATGGCCAACCAGATGCTCAGGTACCATGTTAACTACCTTAGCAATAATTTCTAATAACAAACCGTATGAAGCAATATTAAACGGCAAACCTAAAAACACATCAACCGATCTTTGGTTCCAAGATAATGAGATTGCTCGCTTAGGAGTAGATGGTTTAGCTATCTCTTCTACTATGTAAAGATTTTCCCATTCAACATTAGTATTCTTCATAACCCATTGAACTTGTTCTTCCCATGTTAGTTCTCTTGTATAAACTTGAAATCCATAATGACAAGGTGGAAGTACCATTTGGTCTAATTCACCTACATTCCAAGCATTAACCATTAATCGTCTTGAGTCTGGGTTTGTTTTGAGTTCAGAGATTAGGTTTGCGATTTGGTCAAAATTACCCCAACCCAATTCATAGCTTGTAGATGTTAATTGTGTTTTTGTTACACCTTCCCAATTTCTCCATTGTTTACCATAGATTGGACCTAATTCACCCCACGTATTAGCAAACTCATCATCGGTTTTGATTTTGTCAATGAATTCTTCTATTGTAAATGGTTCAGTTAATGTTCTGTTTTTCTTAGAATTCTCTAATAATTTGGTTTTACCAACATATTCACCTTTATTATATCTTTTAATATAGGCTTGGTAAGCATCACCATTCCAAATATTACATCCGTTATCAACTAAATATTTAATATTTGTATCTCCTTTTAAGAACCACATCAATTCAGTAGCCATTGTTTTAAATGCAACCTTTTTAGTAGTTAGTAGTGGAAAACCATTCCTCATGTTATGATGAATCATGTAACCAAAAATACTTTTAGTTCCAGTTCCTGTTCTGTCTTGCTTGTCGGCTCCAAAGTCAATAATGTCCTGAAGGAGGGATTGGTATTGTTCGTCTAATCGATTCATAACTTAATCTTGTTTTGTTCCTAATGCCCAAATCGAGTCTGGAAATAATTCAATTCGTAATTTTAAAATAGTGTCTCTGTGTTCCTGGAATTTATCTCCCTCAACAGATTTGTGTCCATTTAATATGGCTTTAGTCATCTCATAATCCAACTTAGATATTAAAGCTAACTTTTCAGGCTCGGTCATAATTTAGATTCGGGTATTTTAAATGCTCTCTTAACTTGTTCTGAAATTGGGATAGGAATTCCTTCATCGTCTACTCTAACGAAGGTCATGTTGGTTGCAAGTAGAATAGCTTCATCGCCTCTAAAAACATTGTAGGCTCTTGCTTGAATCCGGAACGTTGCTGAGGTATTTCCAACCTTAAACATTTCTGCATAGATTTTTATCAGCTGTTTTTCCTTGGCAGGTTTTCTAAAAACACACTCGTCAAGAGCAATAGTAATCATATTCTGTGACCGGCATTTCTCCATTGCATAAGCTGCCACGGCAGCATCTACCCATGAAAGCAATTTGCCTCCGAATAGATTGCCGTGAAAGCCTAAATCAGATTTCTTAACGGGGTGTGTTGATAGTAAGTCCATTATCGATCTACTTCAATTTTATGACCTATTTGATAAGGCATTACTGAAATCACTGTGAATGTATCACATATGCGATCTATCTTTTTCATAGCAGTACTATCCTGCCTAGGTCGAACTTTAACTGCTTTGTAGCTATACATGTCCTGTGAAAGGTCTGCATGAATTAATGCTACTATAATTAAAACTGTTTTCATTATACTGCTCGCTTAGTGTCCCAGCTTATTATGTGATCCCTTCCTGTCCAATTGTAGCCCATGTCGAATGCTTTTTCTAATGAGATTGGATACTGCTTGATCAATTCCTCTCTGTTATCACCAGCAGGCATCAACCAGGTTTTATTCTTAGGGATGTTGTGCTTTACTCTAAATTCTTCAATCTCATTCATTGTTTCTTCAGTACCGTCATACACTGGTTTGTAATGGTAGTCCGAATGGTATGCAAGGGTCTTCTCAATTGCATCATCATTTAAACGTAGCTTATTATGCTGATCGATCATCTTCTGGTCGACCAGTTTACCCATTGGAGTAGTAACATCAAGCTTAGGCACACTATTACTAAACTTAGGTGATAGGGAAATAAGACCAATTGGATAATCCGTCTCGACAAAATGAGAACCTTCTGTTTCAATAGTTATAAATATTCCTCTTTGATTAGCAAAATGCGTTAATTCATTACATAGATCTGGCTGCATGGTAGGTGAACCTCCAGTCAACATCATTTCAGTAATGGTTGGATTCTCATCATAAATTTTAATGATGTCGTTAAATGTAATATGCCCTTTCTCAGGGTGTATACTGCTATACCAACTATCACACCATCCGCCTTCGCCAAACCAACATCTGTGAGTACATCCGGTTGTTCTGATAGCAACGGTAGGTCTTCCCTGCCTTGAACCTTCAGACTGGATGCAAGTATAAAGTTCGATGATGGGTAATTTTTTGTTGTAATCTAAAATACGACCTGGTTTTTTAATTTCTATTGACATAATATTTTTTATTAATATAGTTATTTTTTATTATAGATCCAACTTTTTATTTTGGTTCTTTCTCTTTAATGTTTCTGAGATTTTTTTCTTTTGCTCTTCAGACATTAGCTTACCTAAATTAGTACCGACCATGCCTTTTTTAGCTTCTGATATTCTCCTACCTACTTCAACTGGCATTTTTTTACCTTTGTTTGTTCCTCGAGAACCTTCTGCGTAAGCTTTTTTTAGACTTTCTGAGATTTTCTTTTTATGCTCTTCTGTTTTTTTATTTAAGCTTTCTTTTATTCTCTGGTATGTTTTTGCAGAAACTCTGTACCTACTTTGGTTGCTTGCTTCCATTGTTGCCATCATCCACAGAGCGTATTTCAGTTTTTGATTTGTTGGGTAAATTTCAGTAAGAAGTAAGTGGGCTAAGAAATGCTCTTTAGCTGTAAGCTTTACGAGGTTATCTGGATTATTAGTTCCGTGTAAGCATCTAGGTATTATATGATGTGTTTCAAAATACCCACTTATTTCTTCTCTAGTCTTAGCTTTCAGTACTAATTGATAATAAATTTTTTGATAGTCCATTTATTATAAATAGTAGTAAAAATAATTTACTAAGGGTCACACTAGATTTTAATTTCTACTGTCATAATTATCCTTCGTAAATTGCTGAATTGCGTCCATGTTCCATAAAGTCTACTCGAACTACTCTCACTCTGCCTTCTGTCTCTGTATGAATAAATTCCTGAAGCTTATTAAAGATATGCTCAGCAAATTTCTCTGCTCCTACTGCGGGTAGGATTCTTACTTGAGCTGCTCCTGCTCGATCCATTAACTTAAATGATTCAAGGAACGGATCATCTTCGGCAATAATCATAGTATGATCGAACATATAGTCCATCCATGCTTTTGGATTCATTCCGTCGATAGTTCCTTTAGCTCTCTTCATTCCTCCGAAATCCCATACCCAGTTCTTTTCGTCTAACTCTCCTTCAAACCATACTTTAAAAGATACTCCGTATCCATGAACGTACTTACAATGAGTTCCCTCTGCTTTCCATTGACGGAATACGCAGCTGAATCCGTCAAATACTTTTGTTGATTGATATTTTCCCATAACTTAATATATGAACTTTATTTAATATAAGCAAGCCTTAAGCATTATTGTATGCGTTCATAACTGCTGTCGGAGTTTGAACTCCAACCATTCTGTTAACTACTTCACCGTCCTTAACAATGATTACTGTAGGTACATTACGTACTGAGTAAGCAGTAGCTAGGTCAGGTTGATCGTCAACATTAATTTTTTGTACTGGGATTGATTGTCCCATCTGTTCCATTACTGGTCCGAATTGCTTACAAGGACCGCACCAAGGTGCACTAAAATATAAAATTTTCTTCATACTAATTCTTCTATAATACCTATTAATTCTGATAAGATTAAAATAAATGCTCCAAGGCTGATGCTCCAGAATAGAGCAACGTAGCCGGAGATTCTAACAGCTGATTTTAAAAAGCTTACCAGCTGGTGTAGTTTAGGGTCTGGTTGGTTCATAGTTCTAATAATTCTGTTCCTGGGTTTGATACTAATACTCGTGATGTATTTTCTTTGTGTAGAGCTTTTCCTGCAGCCCAGTTGTGAGTCCAGATCAGAGAGCCTTGTACCATACCGGCATAAGCTTCTCCGTCTTTATTTACTATTAGGTAATACTTATCCTTCATGCTTACTCAAAACGTTTTTAACATGTTCAACTACTTGCTCCCAAGTTACCGGTCCGCCTTCGTCAGCGTATTGAACTGGATCTTTTCTTTGTAGTTTAATGAATGCTTCTACTCTCTCTACTGAGGATGCTGACTTGTAATCAGAGTACCACCTACCGTTGATCTGGATTGGCTTATAAGAGGTGTTAGTCTTTTCATAAACAGAATCAAAGTCAATATGCATTTTATCGCAGCACTTCTCTCCATCTCTCAAGATTCCAAACTTGGTTGACTTTAGATAGGGAGTATAAAGGCTTACTTTATCTGCACCCCAGTTACCTGATTTAAATGCTTCAAAGTCTGCATCCCTAAATTCTTCCCGGCAGTCTGGATAAATAGCATGATCGCCAGAATGGATTCCCATTGCAATAACGCATTTAGTATTCTTCTGTTCTGAAACTGATAATGCAACTGCTTGAATGATTGAACTGAAGATTTTATTCCTATTCGGAACAACGGTTGCTTTCATATTCTCTTCAGCATAATGCCCTTCAGGAACATCAGCACCGCCTGTAACTAGAGTAGAGTTAAGCAATTGAGCTAAACCGTCAAGCTTAATTACTTGATATCTGATTACTGGATACCCTAAGGGGGTTACTTGGTGATTTAAATATTGAACTAGAGCTTTTGCTCTTTCGAGTTCAACTTTATGTTTCTGACCGTAGTCAAAGGATAGTGCTGTAACTTCGTAGCCATCGGCAAGTAGACGTAGTAACAGTGTTGAGGAATCCATCCCCCCGGATAAGCTAAGCACTGCTTGTTTATTCATAATTTTGTTTTGTTAGCTAATTTACGTAATTTTTCTAAATTATTCAAGTTTATTCGAAAACGATTTTCCCAAATAGCATCTAATACTTTCTTAATTTCAGCTTCATAAGCTGAATTAATGTCTATTTTTTGCATAGCTTAAAGAAGTAAGTCGTCTGGTTCGTTGTAAAGAATCTTTGTGCTTGGCGTAGCTCCTGTGTCAAAATATGCTTCTAGCCAATATACAGGGTACATTTTAATTTCTCCTTTGTATTGTCTGTTAGAAACATTTTTTGTTTGTACCACAATTCCTTCTACGAGAGCTGCTTTAGCTACTTCCAATCCTAATTCACGACCAGCAGCTTTGCCTAAAAAGTCGAAGAGTGATTTGAATTCCATACTACTGCTCATCGTCATTGTCCTCCGGGCCTTCATTAAGAGTGTCTAAGTAGATGAGACCTGATATTACAGCAGAAATTCCATGCCCGAATGCAATCCAAGCGGTTCCTACCCACACTCCTAGAATCATTCCGAGAATGTTAGCGACTAAAGAGAAAAGAGCGAATCCTTTCCATAATTTTTTTTGTGTAACCTTATTCATTATTTTGTTTTTAATTTTCTTTTCTTTTTTTCCTTTAAAGAATCTAAATACTCTTTTGAATATTTGTGATCTACGCGGTAAGGTCCGCTGGTAGATACGCTCTTGTCATAATACCAAGTAGATACTATCCCTGTTTCATTAACATACTCCCGAACGTATTTGTCCAAAGGAGCCGGAGGTGGTTTAGGAACGTATGCCATAACTTTTATTATACTTAAAGATACGAACTATTAGTTACAAAAGCAACTAAAAAATTTCGTAGATTGTATTTGCTTCTTTTTCAGTAACCTTACTTATCAACCTCCACCATGGATTGTTTGACAGTGACTTTGGAATTTTGGTTGACCCGTAATTCTTTTTCTTGGTGTTTTTTCTTTGACGATGTATTTTCATAGATCTTTAAATTTAATTTATCTATAATACATAGTGCCATCTTTTTATGCCCTGTAGCGGTCATATGACATAAAAAGTCTCCACAATCAGTTCTTGAAATGCAGTGTGTCTCAATGACTACTGCTCCTTTAATAGAATCAATAAGATACTGTTGGAACTTAGCATAACGTTGAGGATAACCTTTATATACATCCCTTCCCTTAATGTTAATACAAGTCACCGGATCAAATCCGGTAATAACAATTGGAGTTACTCCGTGTCGGTTGCACATATTAACAATTGCCTGAATATTCTTAACTGATTTCATAGGCGGTCTGTTACCGGCCATATCATTAGCACCTCCGTAGATGAAGCAGTAATCAAAGTACTCAGTCACTTTTGCTCTTGCCTGTTCAACCATCCATGCTGTTTGCTTCCCGCCAACGGCAGTATTCAAATAAGTCATCTTAGTCTTCTTACAGAGCTGATGCTGCCATCCGTAGTCAGCTGCCGAGTGTGAATCACCAATAAACAAAGCCTTCTTTCCTTTAACTGAAAGGACTGTGTCTTGTTTGATTGTATCCTGCTTGATAGTATCTACTTGAGGTAATTCACCCCAGGCTAAAGGATCTCTAACGGCAGGTTTTGATTCTACTACCACCCATCCCACTACCAGGCTCAAGGCTACTAATACAAGTGCGTCTTTAACTGTCATTTTTTAATCTTGATTAAGTATCCTTCCGGAACTGATTTAAATTCTTCAGCAATCATTCCTTTAAATGATTCGTCAAACATTCCCATATCATATCCTGAATGTAGATAAGGTCCGCCTGAAGGATCGATCATATCGATTTTAGTAGTATCTGAATAGACTAAACCTCGGTATTTTTTAGATAGTGGAGTTGATTCAAATGTTTTCTTATCGTATTCGTGAACGGCTTCTTTAAACTTACCTAGAGTCATTTGTTTATCAGTATCAACATCAGCACAATAGGCTTCATAAGCTCTATTATAAACGTTAGGCCACCCGCATCGCATCCATTTAAACTCTCCTTCAAACAGAATATCTCCTTCGTCAGTTTTACTAAACGTATAGATGTCCCGGTACCGGTTTTCAAATTCTATTTTACTTTTCATCTTTATTGTATTCCTCCCAGTTACTGAATTTAAGACCCCACATTAAGCTGCACATAGCCATTTCGCGTTCGGCTACTTTAGCATATAGCTTAAGTTCCTTCATAAGGTATTTCTTACCCCATGCTTTCCATTCTTCACTCTGCTCAACAGTCATAGTCCATTGAGCATACCAATCGTCTTTTCGGTCCTTGATATCCTCGTAAGTGACTTCGTGACCGGCTACTTCAAACATCTTGTTGATTAGCTCAACAACTGCTTTATTCCATTTCTCTTCTCTACTTAATCGTTTTACCATATCCTTAATATACGAATAATCTTTCAGAATTCCAACTCAATCCCACCATTCTTCAATCCTATCGTTCATTATTTTGAACAATAAACGTTTGGCTTTATTATGCTGTGCTTGTATTCTATAATACATTTCACCAGTCATAGGTTTAGTATCATAATATTCAGCATAATAATCCTCGTTTTGTATTTTATTGATTAGTCTAACACAGGTCATCATTAATTCAGCATCACGTTGGGCGCCATTATGAAAACCAACATGGGCTAAGTGTTTAGCCTGTTTCTCTAATTTAAATTTTAATACCTGAAAAATATAATGATGATCCCAGTCTCTATCTTTCCAAATGACCCAAAACCATTTATACAAGTTTTTAACTCCATACTTAGTATATTTGTACTGGTAGGGTAGTTCCCATCTTACCCACCTGTAGAGTTTCCAGTACCATTGATCGTATTCTTCGTTCATAACTTAAATAATTCGTATACGCTGTTCCTTGTATTAAACTTAAGATACGAACCATCCTCTGAAGATTCAACTATTTCTGTAATATCTGTTGTCATCCAAGTAAAGAAATCATTAAACGGAGACATAAGTAATGATCGTCCTATTGCCGGTTCAGTACAGTCTTGCTTAACTCTACCTTCCTCGTTCCATTCCAACCATTTTATATCCCTGGATTGATTAACTAAGCCATCACGTTCACGAACTAATTTCCAGTTAAATTCGTTTTCAATTACTCTTTGCTCAACAGCAATTTTAAATACATTATCCTCAGTTAGGATCATCGGTATTTTTGTTTGTTTAATCTTACTCATCTGATTTGTGTTTAAGTATAAATTTAATACATCCTTTGTAAATTAGCAACTTACATATCCACTTAGGTAGCCAACCTGCCATGTAAGGTTCTGTTTTAGTTAGAACATAGAAGTGATTTCCAAACTCAATAGTAGCCAATTCACCTCTTGCTCTAAAGTAGAAGGGTTGCTTTAAGAACCAACCTTCTGCCTGTACCGGGCAATTACCTGACGGTTTATATTTCCATTTAATCATTCTAGAGTAAATTTACTATTTAGACCTTCCTTTATTCTTGCTAATTCTAACTTATCACTCATCTCTTCATAGATCTCATCAAAACCTTCCCCACTCTCTTTTGAGAGTTTGTATTGCTCCTCAGTAAGTTCTACTTCGTAGATGCGTTCAGTTCTTTCTATTTTAATTAATTTAGGCATAATTTTAGTTTTGTATTTCTATTTAATTATTGCTTATTTATTTTTCTTAGTTCAAAAACTATTTGCCATAAAGGTAAAGCTATTAGTAGTGCTGCTAACATTATCATTGCTCACCTCCTCCGTAGGTTTCGTTGTAGTATTGTTCTGCCCATGTATCGCCAGGTCCAGGTCCTGCGTACAATAAAGTATTAGCGGCATCAATGATTTGTTGTTTCTCCATTTCTTTGGCTTGTTCTTTCCATTCAGAAGGTATTGAATAACCTGCAAAAAGGAATCTGTCATACAACCACTCCACTGCCGTTTGTTGTTTATTGTTTGTCATTGCTCGCTAATTTTGATTGCAAAAATTCAATTAGTTGTTTCAATTCGTCTTGGTTTAAGAATAATGTTTCTATACCTAAAAATGCACATTCAATTCCAACATCCCCGTCTGGATAACCTTTTATACTCCATTGGGAAAGTTCTTGTTGAATGTCAATCCTATCCCATTGTGGGTTTTCTTGGTACTTGATGTATTTAAATCTTT